TACGGTCCTGCGAAACAACCAGACGGCCATGGGGACCGATGAGCCGGTGTCGAGCATCGCGACCTACTGTCACCACTGGCTGACCACGCCGCCGTTCGTCATCAAGAACTACGGCGGCTACTGCTCGCCCGAGCGGAACATCGAATCGATCAGCGGGCCGATCGGGACCGTGACGGCCAGCGACACGCACGCCCTGGTCGTGCCCTACCGCGGCAAGCGCTCCCGTGCCAGCACGACCGGCGAGCCGCTGCACACCCTGGCCACCCGCGACTCCGCGGCCCTCGTCCAGCCCGACGACCTGTCCGACGTCGCCGAGTGCCGCCTGCGGATGCTCAAGCCCCGCGAGCACTTGCGCGCACAGCGCTTCCACGACACCTACATCGTCACTGGCAACCAAGGCGAGCAGACGATGCAAGCCGGCAACGCGGTCAGCGCCAATGTTGCGCAGTGGCTCGGTCAAGCGCTCACGGAGGTGCTGTGACCAGGTCAGCCGTCACCAGGGACGCTGCGTGGTGCCCGACACTGGTGGACCTGTGCTGTAGCGCGGGCGGCTGTTCGACCGGCTACTACCGAGCTGGTTGGGAAGTCGTCGGCGTTGACCTGGTCCCGCAGCCGAATTACCCATTCCGGTTCGTCCAGGCCGACGCGATGACGTTCCCGCTCGACGGGTTCGACGCGGTGCACGCGTCCCCGCCATGCCAGCGCAAGTCCCGCATGTCGAACTGCCGGCCCGGCCTGGCCGAGACCTATCCCGACCTCATCGACCCCATGCGTGAGCGGCTCACCGAATGGGGCGGCCCGTGGGTCATGGAGAACGTCGAGGGCGCCGGCCTGCCGGGCCAGGATGACCTGTTCGGTGCCAATGGCGTGATGCTGTGCGGTGCCATGTTCGGCCGCCCGTTGTACCGGCACCGCTATTTCGAGACGAACTTCCCGGTCGCCGCACCGCACCACCCGCGCCACCTGACCCCGGCCAGCAAAGCCGGTCACTGGGTGCCCGGAACGGTCATCTCGGTTGAGGGAAACTGCGCCCCGATCGCCCTTGCCCGCGAGGCAATGGAGATCAACTGGATGACCCGCGACGAGCTCGCTGAGGCCATTCCGCCTGCCTACACCGAGTTCATCGGCGCCCAGTTGCTTCAGCACCTGGGGGAGCGTGCGGCATGACCGGCCGGCTCAAACAGCACGCCATCGACTTCATGCTCCGCCAGCACCAGGCACTGGTCGTCGAGCAGCTGACAGCCGACATCACCCAGGCGATCCGGGACTCCTCGAAGCGTCCTGACAGCCACTTCCACGATTGCAGTTGCGAGCCATGCTGGCGGCACGGCTACGCGCAGTCTGTCCTCGCTGCTGTGTCCCTGGCCGCTGTCCGGCATGGTGGCGACCAGGTAGCAGGGGAGCACTGCGAGGACGAACTTTGCGAGGGTTGCCGGGCGTACGAAGAGGCGGTCCGGGACGCGGTTGCGCGCAAGATCCGGGGCTCGTGGTGAAGGGCTCAATCGCGCCGAGGGGAAGGGCGCGGAGGGCGTTCGGGGAGCTTGGCGCCGGGATAGCGCAGATACCAGCGAACGAGCTGCCGGATGACAGCGGCGCGCTTGTGCTTCCCGGCGGCCTCGGCGAGCTCGTCCCACTCATCACCGAGGCGGACGACGCGGTTGGGCAAGTGGGTGTCCTGGGCGCGGCTGATCACGCCGCTGATCGTAGCGGATGCATATGCGCGACTTCCGGAATCCGGCTTGACTTGCATATGCACAGCGTACTAGATTGCATATGCACGCACAAGCAAGCAGGGAGCGCCCAATGAACGACCTGATGATCGAGATCGCAAGGTACATCGAGGCTCACCCGTTCATCACCGAGCGCGAGCTGATCGCAGCCGGGTACCGCCGCGAAGACCTCATCCGCACCGCCGCACGGACCATCGTCACCCGCAACCGCCGCCCATACGGGCGCACCTTCTACTTCGTGCAGCGATAGAGCACACAGGCCGGCTGGAAAACACCGGGGTTCGAGCCCCCGGACGGCCACGAGAGCACACCCGGCGGGTTCGCTGCCCGCCGGGGAGCGGGGAGACGCAACCAGACGACCGAGGAGCACCGATGGGCACCCTGCACCGCCGCCGTCTTCTGGCCGAGAACGCATGGCTCCGCTGGCGCCTCCGTCACGACAGGAAGTCAGAGCTTCAGCGGGACTGGGAGTCAGGTGACCCGGCGCGGATCGCCCGCGTCGAGGCCGTGGCGGCACGGATCTGCGACGAGATCGCGAAGGAAACGGACGAGGAGGACGACCGGTGAGCACCGCCAACAAGACGGCAGCCTTCAAGGCCCGCGCCCGCACCCTGGACGCTCGCTCGCTGCTGCTCTTGTGGGACGCGCTCAAGGCTGACCCGGACACCTCGCTGGAACTGCTGCTGTGGACCGGCGCCGAGTACCAGCGGCGCCTGAAGGCGGAGGACTGACCGGTGCCTGACTACGACGCCCCTTACGACGAGATCAAGGTCTCGGCCATGGTCACCGTGACCCTGACACCCGAGCAGGAGCAGGCGTACGCCGATGCCCACGGCAGCGGGTTCGTCTCCATGGAGATCCGGGCGCGCTTGCGCCGCGAACTGACCGAGGCACTTGAGCAGCATTCGTGGCTGCGGGATCACATGTCGCTGGAGATCTCCAAGCCCGTGATCGTGAAGGGCTGACCCATGACCATGACCGTCTCCGACCCGGCTCTGCTAGCCCGCACCGAAGAGGAGTACCGGCGCGGGCGGCAGTCCGGCCACGCTGACTACCTCGCGGGGCGGTGGGAGCAGCCGGAGAACACCGCCTATGGCCACGGCTACGACCGGGGCTGGTGGGACGCGCAGATCGAGACTGAGGAGCGCTGACCGATGGCCACCATTGATCACGACGAAATCACCGAGCCTTTCGAGGCGATCCACACTTGGTTCGGGCTGACCTACGCCAGCTACCTCGTTCTGCCACGCTCGGTGCTCCAGTCGATGCCCGATCCCTGGCAGGCGAAGTTCGTGACCCTGCTGGAAGAGATGCAGGACGCGTTCGGCTACCTGGACTGGCCGGGCTACCGAGTTAATGCGGTTGGCGAGAACGGGCGGTTCATAAAGGATCCGATCCCGCACTACAGCCGGGGGCGCACGCGGATCGACCCGTCGGCCACCACCCCTGACACGGAGGACTGAGCAATGGCTGTCTATTACGACACCGAGGCCGAAGAATTCGCCATCGGCCCGGACAACTGCCCGGAGTGCGAGGAGCCGTTGTACGACACCGGCTGCGACGCACCCGGCTGCTCGTCTCGTTGCTGCATGGACTGCGGTACTGGCTGCGACATTGAGGTGAACCCGGATGGTGGCCGGTGCGCCGCTGCCCTCGCCGAGGAAAGCGAGGAGGACCGGGATGCCCGGTTCGATGCTGAGCGGGCCGCATTCGGGCTGCCGCCGCTAACCGTCTATGCGAGGGGTGACCGGTGAGCGGCTACGAGGTGGGCGACGAGGTCCGCGTCTTCGACGTGAACGGCAAGCGCGTCGGGCAGCCCGAAGGGGGCTGGGCCGGCGAGGTCGTCAAGGCCGGGCCGAAGCTGATCCACGTCCGGTACGGGGGGGCACATCCCGGCTCCACGGACACGTTCCGTCGTGAAACTGGCGCCAGGAACGACGCCTACGAGCACCGGTACGTCATGACGCTGGACGAAGTGGAGCGCGCGGAGCGCGGGAAGGCGGCCATGGCGGTGTTGCGTGAGCGCAGGATCTCGCTGGGCCACGGTCACCGCCTCACGCTGGCGCAGGCCGAGGCCCTGGCCGAGGTCGTCAAGGGCTGGGAGGACTGACGATGGCCACCCTGTGCAGCAAGAACGTGAACGCCCCGTGCCAGAACGAGACCACGGAGATCCTTTACGCCCGGACCCTGCGGGGCGAGTGGGAGACCTACCCGCGCTGCGCCGAGCACCCGGCAGCGTGGGACGTGAAGATGATCAAGCGCCTGTCGCCGTCCGCCGTGACGGTGATCGTGGCCGCCGGCGTAGGTGACGGGCGTCCTTGCGCCTCATGCGAGGAGCCCGGCTGGTTGCTCTGCCCGGACTGCTGCGACGGCTGCGAGCACAACCACGAGCCCGTGGACACGGAGGCTGACCGGTGACCGCCTACAACGCAGTGCGCCTTTGGTGTGACCACCAGGACTCGCCAGCCGGGGACGCGGGCGCCGTTATCACCTGCATGCAGAATCTCGAAGTCGCGGCCGGGGACTTTGAGACTGCCCGCTGGGTTGCGGCACAGAAGGGCTGGACGCGGGTCGCCGCCGGCGGTGCCGATGAGGGCGACCGCTGCCCGGAACACAGGCCAGCGGCCACCACCCCGGATGCGGAGGCTGACCGGTGACCGCCGAACAGCGCTGGGCCGAACTCAAGGACTACCTGTGCAAGTCCATCGACGCAGACACCCCGGTCCACGAGGGCTACGTCCGGGACGGTGATCTCGCTGGCGCAGCCCCGTTCGGCGGCTTGCTCTCGGCCAACCGCTCCACGCTGGCGAAGATGAGGGAACTGGAGGCAAGCCGGTGAGCGCGCCGAGCCCGTGCCCGGAATGCGGCAAGCCTGGCCGCTGGGGCTTCGACGACGACTGGTGCCATGAGGACTCGGACGCCGCGATGACCTGCACGCGTGAGGGCTGGTACCCGGGTATGCCTGAGCCGGCGGATACCGAAGACGCTGCCGCGTCACCCGGCTGCTGGTGCCACTCCCGCCACGGCCTTCACGTCCCCGCCGACAGTCACGACCGGCTGTGCTCGTCATGCCGGTCCAAGAGCCCGTCTGCGTGCGAGAGGGCTCACAAGCGCGCTGCCGAGGAGGCTTCCCGATGACCACCACCACTGAGCCCTGGAACTTCACCGAGCCGCAGCGCCGCCAGTTCCGCGAGGCTCACGCTGAGGCAACCCGGCGCGAGGCCCAGATCGTGCACACCACGGAATCCGAGTGCCTTCGCTGCCACATCCGCCCCTGCGCCTGCTGTCCCGATTGCGGCTGGGCGCCTGACGAGTGGTGCCTTGACTGCGACGCCTGCGGTTGCGGCCCGGAAACCTGTGAAGGAGGGTGCTCGCCATGACCACCACCACCACCGGCACCCCGCTCTCCTGCCCGCCGAGCGCGGTCCGCGACATGATCCTCACCTGGACCGACAGTGCAGGCGAGTTCCTGGTCTTCCCCGGAGACCTGATCGTGCATGCCGGCCGGTGGAAGATCCTGGCCAGCGCCGAGCGCGGGACGCTGCCGAACGGGGCCGCCGTGGTGCATGTCGATGTGGAAGGAAACTGGCTGCCGTGCTGCTTTCCCGCTGACTCCCTGGTCGCCGTCTGCCGCTACGACACCGGGGAGGGCGCGTGACCGACATCGACGACTGGGGTGACACTGACTCCCAGCCCGATCGCGACGAGCCCGACTGGGAAGCCGAAGCGTACTGGCAGCACTGCGCGGACGAGCACTTCAACGCTGCGTGCGATTGCCCGCCACCCGATCCCTGGGTGCTTCCCGAGGGCGAGACCTACGACACGGAGGCACCGTTCTGATGACCACGCGAGCAGAGCACATGAAGTGGGCCAAGGACCGGGCGCTTGAGTACGCCGACCAGGGCGACACCGGCAACGCCATCGCGTCGCTGATGTCGGACCTCGGGAAGCACCCGGAAAACGGAGTCGTCATGCGATGTCGTCCGGGATCTGATGACGCCGCTGGCGATGATCGGCGAGTTCGAGAAGCCCGGCGAGTTGCGCAAGTTCATCGACGGGTTCAGATGATGACCACCACCACCCACACCCCGATCTCCTGCCGCTGCCGAGCCTTGATCGTCCCTCTCGGCGACGGGGGCAACTCGTGGGTCGCTGTCAGCGGGGAACGGCCCGGAGACCTCTGGTGCCCCGGCGGCCAGCTGCACGCGCCTGCCGAGAACGGCACCGAGGACTCCCCGCTGACCTGCGAATGGTGCAAGCGCGAGGTCGCAACCCACGTCGCGGTGCTTGACCTGAAGTCACGGCGCGTCAAGTCGTTCATCGGGCAGGCGTGCATCCCGTCGTGGGGTCACGCCCCTGACATCGCCGTCTCGCCGCGTTGTACGTGGCGGTTCCGGCTGGTGCCTGACAACGGGACGACCGAACCTGAGACGACGACTACGGAGGGAATCTGACATGGGAAGCAGTCCTTACGCCAAGATCGCCTGGGGCATCGACTTCGATGACCCGGAGAACACCGCCGAGGGATACGACTTCGACGAACTCGGCGTCGACACCTACGTCCTTGAGAACAAGGTGATGCCCGGCCTGTTCGGCTTCACCGAGGAACCGCCCGCCTTCAATCTTCCCGAGAGCGCGACAGGTGCTGAGCGCCGGGAATGGCGCGAGACGGTCCGCGTGCCATGGCAGCAGCGTCTTGAGGCAGCCGTGCCCGTAACATTCAAGAACTACGGCTACGAGTCCGGGGGCACGCTCCTGGTCCTCAGGCGGTCGTACAGCCAGGCCGAGTGGGGTTCCGAGGAGATCGACCCAGCCACACTCGCCCCGCCCGGTGAGAACGAGCTCGCGGCGTTCGGCACCGTGCTCGATCACATCGGCTACGACGGCCCGCGAGAGGTCAAGCTGATCCTCGCCGCCATGTGCGGGTGAGCGACAATGCCTGACTGGTACCGCGACCACAACCTGAGCCCTGAGGCCTACCCCGATGACGTCTACCTGGAATGGGCTCAGGACAACGGCCTGTACGTAGACGCGGCCGGGAACGTGGACTACGGGCCGCCGTCCGCTGATGACGACAACAACCCCGACGGCTTCGACATGAGGTTGTACTGACAATGGACATCGACCTGAACCCGGATGGCCCCCACAATCCGGAGCGCACCGCCGAGGCCGGCCAGCTGCTCGACGACTGCTCCCGGTTTTTGACCTACGCCACGATGAGCGACAAGGGCGGCCTGGATTACCCGGCCGACGCCTGCCGCCTCGTCGCTGATTTCTACTCCGCAACCGGCCGCATCCCGCAGATGTGCGAGCAGCTTGACCGGTTCCTGCGGGGACACCTCGCCACGGGACGCATCTACGACGCCAAGACCGGCGACCCGCAGGAGGCATGCGAGCAGGCAGCAAGAGACCTGCACGCCACCGCGATGCACGCCGCGAACCTGGCCAGGGCACTGCAAGCCGTCCAGGCGGACATCGCCGGGCTGGGCGTGAAGGAGGAGGGGCACCGATGAGTGAGATCATCGTGACAGACCGGCCGTGGCTGGATGAACTGACCGCCCTCTACGGCGAGTCGCGCATCCCGCAGATGCCGGTCCCGCTCCGCGGTGAGCGAGGCAACTACGTGCGCGAGTGCTGGGTGTGGTTCCCCGGCGGCAAGAACCACAACCTGGCCATCGACCACTACACCGGGCACTGGGAGATCCGCGCCGGGGCACCGCTCACGCGCGTCCAGGTCGACTACTACCGCAAGCAAGCGCCGGCAGCGGCCGAGGTTCGTGCCGTGCTGGTGCTCGCCGGTCTGCTGGAGGCGCGCGATGGCTGACGACCAAGCAACCGCCTACCTCGGCCACGTCCGGGCACTCATTGAGACCGCGCGGTCGAGGCCGGGCGACGCAGAGACCGAGCACACGATGGTGACGGAACTGTTTCCGGGCTTCGTCGCTGCGGTTGAGGCGGCACTGGAAGCCGCCTCCCGCTGGGAGAAGTTCTCCACCGGCCACGACGCTCAGGCTGAGTGCGCGAGCGAACTGAGGCGGGTCATCGCCGGAGAACTGCTCAGCAAGGAGGGGCGTCATGGCTAGCATCCGCCTGCCCGGCGCTGGAGCGAGCGAGCCGCAGCCGGACAGTGACGCGGCATGGGAGCAATGGTGGGACGTCCAGGACGGCCTGTGCCGCGACGTTGACGGATGCCTGGACGAGGCAGCCCGCGGACGGTCTGATCAGTTCGGTGCCGCGCTTGTCGCTGGGCTCATCGAGCACCTCGGCGAGAAGTTGCGCGTCTACCTGAAGCTCCCCGAGGCCGACGTACGGGAGGAGCGCCCGGATGCGTAGCACCCGCCTGGCCGGCCACGGCCTCCACCACGAAGGCAAGCCGTTCGAGCGCGGCGAGACCAGTCCGTGGCTCCGGGTGTACGGCTCCAAGACCGGCGTGGCCTTGTGTGAGTGCGGCGAGACCTCGGGCGTGTCGGAGTCAGATGCCGCCCGCAGGCGCTGGCACAGGGCTCACAAAGAGGTCCGGGCCAGGAAGGACGGCACCTGATGGGCTGGAAGATCGTCCGCGACGGCAACGAGGCATGGTGCCGGGACCATGGCGTCTCCGGCCAGTGGCGGCCGAGCCCCGACCCGCTGTCCGCGTTGCTGAAGAAGCTTTTCGAGGAACTGGGCGAGTACGCCGAGGCCTGGGATCCGGGCGAGCTGTACGACCTTGCCGACGTGCTGGAGCCATTGCTCACGCTCACCGACCCGGGCGGATCACACTTCCGGCTGGGTCGCCTGGTGTGCTTCACCGCAGACACGCCGTTCGGCTGGCTCGCCGAGGCGATCACTTTGTACGCCGAGCACCGTGAGCCGATGCACCTGCATGCCGCCAAGCTCGCGCTCCGCCGCGAGATGGCGCGTGTGGACCCCGCGGATACTGCGGGGCCGGCGCACGAGGCCAAGGTCGCGGAGATGGGCGGCTTCGGCCAGCTCGTGGAGTGGTCCCCGGTTCCGGCCGTGATCGACATGGGCTACCTGTCCCTGCCGGCCGGGGTTCAGGCCGCACTTGAGAGCGGAGAGGACAGCGGCGATGCGCGGTAACTCCCTGGGCTTCGTGGTCGCTGAGATCAATCAGGCAAGCCACCGGCCCGAGCGGCTCACGACTGACAACGCCAGGAAGCCCCGGACTTCAGGCCGGGGAGGAATGGCGTGCGGCGTGCCGCACACGGTTTTACCCGCATGGCCGGTATCCTGTAAGGGTGAGGACGGCGTATAAGTGCCGGGCGTACCCGGACGCTGATCAGCAGGTCATGCTGGCCCGCACGTTCGGCTGCGTCAGGGTGGTGTGGAACCGGACTCTCGCTGCCCGCCATGCACGGTACGCCGCCGAGCACAAGAGCACCTCGTACGCGCAGACCGATGCGGCGCTGACCGCGATGAAACGCGATCCGGATCTGGCGTGGCTGAATGAGGTGTCCTCGGTCCCGCTCCAGCAGGCGCTCCGGCACCAGCATCAGGCGTTCGCCGCGTTCTTCGGCAAGCGGTCGCGCTACCCGCGGTTCAAGTCCCGGCGGGGCCGCCAGTCGGCCGCCTACACCCGCAGCGCGTTCCGGATGAAGGACGGCGCGCTGTGGCTGGCGAAGTCCACGGCGCCGCTCGCTTGCGTGTGGTCGTGGCCTGAGGTGGACCTGGCCAGCCTGGACCCGGCGTCGGTGACGGTCTCCAAGGACCCGTGCGGGCGCTGGTACGTGACTTTCCACGCGGACACCGCCCGGCCGGAACCGCTTCCCGCGACGGGGAACGCCATCGGCGTGGACCTCGGGATCAAGGACTTCGCCGCGACCAGCGACGGAGTGAAGATCGCCAACCCGAAGCACCTGGAACGCCGTGCCCGTGCACTGGCCCGCTACCAGCGGCGCATGGCCCGGTGCCGGAAAGGCTCGGCCAACCGGGTGAGGGCGAAGGCCAAGGTGGCCCGCGCGCACCGCAAGGTCCGCGCCTCGCGCGCCGACTTCCTGCACCGGGCATCGGCGAGGCTGGTCCGGCAGAACGACGTGATCGTGATTGAGGATCTGGCTGTGCGGAACATGGTCCGCAACCGGTCGCTGGCCAAGGCCATCTCCGGCTGCGGGTGGGGCGAGTTCCGCCGCCAGCTTGAGTACAAATGCGAGCGGTACGGACGCACACTGATCGTGATCGACCGCTGGTACCCGAGCAGCAAGACCTGCTCGGCGTGCGGGCACCTGCTCGCCGAACTCTCCCTCAGTACCCGGACGTGGCGCTGCCCGTCCTGCGGCACCCGGCACGACCGGGACATCAACGCCGCGAAGTGTATCCGTGCGGCAGGTCTTGCCGTAGCCGGGGGCATCCCCGGCGATGCCTGCGGAGCTGATGTCAGACACGGCGGGGCAACCCCCGTGCAGTCGGCCGTGAAACAGGAACCCTCGGGCGTGAGCCCGGGAATCCCCGTCCTTCAGGGCGGGGAGTAGTCAAGACTGACTTCATCCACGACGACCGGGAATGGGCAGAGGAGGTGGCCCGGATGGACCGCGAGGAGAACGCGAAACTCGGCCGCCGGGAGATCTACGTGGTCTGCGAGCTGGTACCCGTGGAGGGCGGCGATGGCTGACCTGACCATTTCCTTCACCGCTGCCCGGGACCTGGACGACGGAGGCCGGGAAGTCATCCTCAACGTCCTGATTACCGGCGTCCCCCTCGCCGGCCGCTACGTCACCGGAGGGTGCATCGGCGGGGACGCCTTCATTGGCCTCTGGCTTCACGACCACCGGCCGGAGGCCCGGCACGTCGTCATCGTCCCGGCCGACCGCAGTCGCGTAGATCCCTGGTGGCTCGGACTGGGCACGGACCGCGGGAACGTGGAAATCATCGAGATGCCGCCGGGCACCTCCTATGCGGACCGCAACTACCAGGTTGTCCAGCGGGGAACGATGATGTTCGGCTTCCCGGCCTACCCGGAGCACGATCCCCTCTCGGTGCGCTCTGGAACCTGGCAGACACTCAGGATGAGCCGCAGGGCCGGGAACCTGAGCCAGTGGCACTGCGTCAAGCCTCCGTACAAGGGCCGGATTGAGCACTACCCGTCCGAGTTCGGCCAGACTTAGGGCATCACCAGGGAGGATCAGGATGGGTAGGCAGACCTTCGTCTGCGACCTCGGCTACACCCCGGGCATGCCCATGGTCACCCCTCCGGCCACAACCCCGGACTGCGAGCCCCACGAGCCGCACCCAGCCGGGTACGTCGCGCACAGCGAGTGGGCCGACGCGATGATGGAGACCCACACCCGGCACCAGTGCCGCGGGTGCGGGCTATGGCGGATCTGGGAACCGGAGGAGATGCGGTGAGCCTGTACTCCGACCACTTCCTGACGCTGCCCAGCGGCCACACAATCACCGTGCCCGAGGGCGAAGAGGCAAACGACGTGTTCTACGCACACGCCGCCGCGTCCCTTGCCGAGAACATCTGTCCCTGGTGCCTGGGCCCGCTGAGCGACGGGACTGCCCGCACTGACCCGCCCGTGGACGCACCGGGCGTGTGCTTCGACTCCCGGCACCGCCCGGTCCGCTGGCACCTGTGCGCCGAAGGGCTCGGGTACACGCTCCTGGATGTCCCGCAGAACCCGGCCAGCCGCTGCTCGGTCTGCGGCGAGCCGATGTGATGGCCGTCGCCTACGTAGAGCCCGCCGATGACGGCTGGGGACCGGTCCGCATCCTGCTCGTCCAACTTGAGCGCCTTGGCTACCGGGTGGAAGAACATCGCATCCTCGGCCGGCCGCTGCTCTACCTCAGCTAGCGCTGCACGACGAACGTCCCGCGGCCGGACACCTTCTGCACCAGGCCTTCCTCAGCAAGCACCCCGATGGCGTGCCGCACCGTCCCGATCGCCAGCCCGGTCTGGCCCACGATCTCCATGATCGACGGGATAGCTGTCCGCGGCGCGTACTCGCCTGACTCGATTCCCTCGCGGATCATCGCCGCCAGCTGCACGTAGCTGGGCTCGGGTGCGTGCTCGTCAACCGGCCGGATCACGAAGCTAAACCTTAAACGGCCATGACCCGCTAACCCAGTCATGGCATGCCTAGCATGCCAGGCATGGCAGACGTAGGCTCAGGCCAGACAGACCATCACCAGAGGGGGGAGGTGGCCAGCCGCAGTCCGCGCCCGCGGGGCTGGCCGAGTTTGCAAGGCCTGACCAGCCCCGGGACGTTCACCCCACTTACGAAGGGCTGAACTCATGCTACGAAAACGACTGACGATCCTCGCCGCGGGCGCCGCGCTCGCGGTACTCGGGGGCCTGGCCGTGACCGCCCCGGCGATGGCCTCACCGGCCGCTCACACGGCACCCGTCCACGCCGCCGCGAAAGCGGGACCGCTCACCAGCGGCTACTGCGTGGTGAACGGCTACGGCTGGTACGTCACCAGCCCGGGCGCGGGCGACATCATGACGTCCAACGGCACCTGTACCACGGACATCGCGTGGGCTGAGCAGTCGAACGGCACCTACGAGATGAAGGTCAACAACGGCTCCGGCTGCGTGAACACCGACGGTGCCCACGCCTGGGACAACTCCTGCCAGGCGAACTTCTCCCCCGAGGAGTGGATACCCAGGTTGCAGTCTGACGGCAGGTACCTGCTCGAAAATGTTCACTGGGCGCTGTACCTGGCCGGTATCGGGAACGGCCAGGAGATGATCCTCACGGGCGCTGACAACGGCGAGTCCGAGTGGACCTGGTGACCTGAGGTGCTAGTGCTCGCGGACGTAGGCGCCCCGGCCGCGGACGATGAGGACGAGGCCCTCGTCCGCGAGCACCCGCACCGCTTTGCGGGCAGTCAGCCTGGCCACGCCGAACTCGCCGACCAGTTGCGGCTCCGACGGCACTGGGCGGCCCGGCTGGTACACCCCGGCCTCGATCCGGCCCCGGAGAACCGCAGCTATCTGCCGGTAGACAGGCGTGGCGCCATCATGATCAATGGTCACCCGGCGGACCGTACCCAGGCCATCCGGGTACCAGTCTGGGCGCTCTCCCCCTAGCCCGGCCTGCCGGGCTACCCATAGGCTGGCAACCCTCCGGTAACAGAACAGGCAGCACTCATGACGCGATTCCGGCATCCCGTGCTCGTGCTCCTGGCCTGCGCTGCCGTGGCCGCGATGATCACGGCCGGGCTCCTGCTGCAAGGCCGCTACGACGGGAACGGCACGTACTGCACGGTGGCCGGGTCGCCGGGACAGACGGCCCCGGACGGCACGTGCCAGCCGGTGCGCCCTTGATCCGGGGCTACGGGACGGTCAGCGGCGCAGCCGGGGCGGCCGCGCCGAACACCGGCCCGGGAAGGATCTCGATCAGGTCCCTGTCAAACCATGTCTCCGGCCACTGGACACCCGGCGGCCGGCCGGGCCCGGCGGGGTGGATTCGTACCACGAGCAGTTCCCGGATGATGGCCTGCCTGCGGCTGACCGGGTAGCCGGGCCACTTCTCACCGATGCGCTGGTCTCCCGCCACGCTGGTGAGGGGATTCACCCGCCCCGCTTCGGCGATCCGCTTCTCCAGCGCCGCGATTTCCTCGCGGGCGCGGGCAACTGACGCGTCGAGCTCGTCGTCATCAGCCGTGCCGTCAACATAACGCTCGGCGACGCGTTTGCGGCGCCCTTCGATGGCGGTGATCTGCGCCCGCAGCAGCGTGACGTCCTCGCCTCTTGGCACTGTTGCCGCGGCCAGGGCGGCGGCGGCTTCCAGGCGACCAAGGTAAGCGGTGACGATAGCGCTCACGTGCTTGTCGACCTTGACTGCCTGACGGGCTACGTGACCCGGGCAGGTGTAGGACGTCCGGTGATGCCCCCCGGTGCCGCCGTGCACGCCAACGGGCTTGTCACACACCCCGCACCGGTACAAGCCCGATCCCTGCCAGACCCTTGCAGACGGGTGGCCCGGTTTCCTCCGGCCGTTCAGTTTCACTTCTAGTGCGCGGAACACCTCGAGCGGCATGACCGGATCCCACTGTGCGGTCCCCTTCTCGACGCCGTTGTGGACGACGAGCCCGGCGTTGCGAGGGCGCAGCAGCACCCGCTTCAGCCGCCCGGCGTCCCACGGGCCGCCAGAGGTGCCTTTGATGCCGCGGGCATTCCACTCCGCAGCGATCGACGTGACGCTGGTGCCTTCCAGGATCGCCCCGGCGGCCGAGCGGAGCGCGGCGGCCTCGAGCGGGACGACACGAAGGCCGAGGAACTTGGTCTCGCTGCCCGGCTCGGCAGGGATGCCTTCCCAGCCGAACGGGCGCAGGCCACCGAGCCACAGGCCCGCCGCGGCGGCCTCGGCCTTCTGCTCGATGATGCGCTCGGTGTTGTGGTCGACCTCGGTGGTAGCGTCCAGTGCATCCTGGCGGAAGTGCTTGCGCCCGTTCGCGGTGGACATGTCATAGGCGCCGCCCGCCTTGGTTTCGACCATGTGACCGCGGTCCCGGCACACACGGATCAGCAGTTCGGCTTCCTCGGGATCCCGCACGAACCGGTCGGCGTGCCATGCGGCAGCGCCAGCGCCGCTCCGCTGGCTCAGCCATCCGAGCATCTCGTCGAAGCCCTCGCGCTCAGGCCGGTCAGTGCCCTTCCGGAAGGCGGTCCGGTCGGCGTCCTCGAACACGGGACCGATGACGCCGCCTTTGCCCTTGATATAGGTCGTCGTGGCGGTACGCTGCCGCAGGATACCTATGGGGCCGTTGCTTTTCCGGAGGTAAAGGGCGTATTCGCGGGGCGGGACGCTGTCCATTCCCCTATGATGTCATACACATGCAGTCGCAGGTTCGCCCGACAGGTGAGGCCAGTCTAGGTCTGATCTGCGGGGACGGGCCTTTTGAGGGGGGATCCGATGACCACTGCTGCCCTGCCGCGTATCTGCGCGAGCGGCCTGTCCCGCGCCCAGCTCGCCGGACGTCGCTGCGCCGTGCCTAACTGCCGCCGCTGGTTCCGCCTGTCCCGCTGGTCCTCGCCGAAGGTAATCGGCCTCACGATCCGCGGCCGCCCGGTCAGGGCGTGCGCCGACCACGAGGACGTGCTCGAAGCCGTGACGGTGATCCCCGGCTCACTGGCGAGCCGCGAAATCCCCCGCTGAAAGGACGGCGCCCGGGACCGACCCGGGCGCCGACGATGAAAGGAATACCATGCGCAAGACCATCTATGCCCTCATCGGCGGTGCCGCTACCGCAGCAGCGCTGAGCCTCGGCGTGCTGCCCGCGTCCGCAGCCCCGGTCCACGCCGGGCCCGGCATCACCCACGGCTCCCGTGCCCGGGCGCCGAAGCTGCGGTTTGCCGCAGCCTCAGCAAAACCCGTGGCCGCCAGCCACACCGTTACCACGCAGATCGCGCTGGACCCGGATTCCGGCGACGCCGGCAACTACTGGGGGTACGACACCTACACCCAGGTCGTCACGATCACCCGGTCAGGCGGCAAACGCGGCTACGAGTACGCGGACGGCAAGTGGCAGCCCTACCCGGTCGCCGACTGCGGCGGCGGCATCCACTGTTACCACTACACCTACACGATGTCGGATGACGGGTACACGCAGACCATCGCCGGGCAGGACTCACCGGGCAACCCGGCGTTCAGCGGAGGCACGTCCATCCCCCTGGACGTCGTCGAGCGGGTCACGTTCTCCGGCGGCACGAACGACGGGTCGTTCTTCTCCAGCTACAAGAACTACTACACCAAGGACGTGCCGGTATCGATGGATGAGAACGGCGTCCCGGCCACCGGCAACTACACCACCGGTAACTGGGTGCTGCTCGGCCAGCCCGGCGCGCACACCGCGTCGCTGACTCTCGGCGCTGACGCCGGGTGGCTGTACACCGCGCCGGAAGGCACCGACGCCCAGTGCCCCCGCTACTCGGGCCTGTGGATCGACGCGCAGGCCAGCAACTGGGGCCTGGACTTCCACGGGAACATCCTCGCGCCCGACGCGGCCGACTGCGCGAGCCAGCTCGGCTGAGCATGCCGGCGTGACCCGCAAGCGGCGCCCGGCCCGCACCCAGCGTGCGGCCAGCCAGGGACGCCAGCAGTGGGGCCGGGCACCGGAATCATTCAGGTGCGGGAACTACTGGCACCTGGCCTGACAGGCCCCGGGCATGCAAAAAGGCGCCGGCCCGCAGTCCCCCGGAAGGGAACTGCGGGCCGGCGCTGAAGTTCCAGCCAGGTTTGCGATGAGGTTAGCCTAGCGTGTCCCCGGCGGCCCCGTGATGCTGTGCGAGCCCCAAGGTGGCCGCCGGGATCACCTACCAGACACCGAGCAGCACCGACGTGTCGTAGGCCGCGGCCGGGCCGCCCGCGTACTGATTCGCCCACAACTGTCCCGGCGCGAGTTTCACGTCCCGCCCCCGCGCCGCGGTGACCATCTCGGCCACGTTGGCCGGATGACCGTCCAGTGTCGCGAGCCACCAGACGACATTGCTCAGGTCGCTGGCCTTGGAATGCGCCGAGGGCAGGTCGGTCAGGTTGCAGTACACCCGGGCCCGGCAGTTCATCGCCCGCCGGGCCACCGCGAACTCGCGCAGTTGGTTACCCTCGAACGCGAGATTCCCCGGCTCGTAGTCGATCGCCCCGGCCTTCGCCGCCGAGGACGCGCCGCCCGCGATCGTGATCCACCGCACCGCGGAGAACCGCTTCGCGTCCGCAGGTGTTGCCGCGTACCGGCCGTCGACGTACAGCATCGCCCGCGCCCCGGCCGGGATCAGGCCCCAGCGGGCGGAGTCGTAGAAGTCGGTCACGAGAGGGCTCCTCCGGATAGGATCCAGTGTTCTTTCTGCACGAATGATCTTGACCTGCCGGAACCGCTGCTATATAGTGTTCTTAATCTTCAGTTAGAACACCCAGCGGTTTCGGAGGCCCAGAATGGCGAGAGCAGCCCCCATACGGCGGTTCCCGGCTCAGCCGCTCACCGAGAACGAGCTGTCGGCACTCCTGAAGCAGTGCTCCGTCCGCGCCCCGACCGGCATCCGCAACCGCGCGCTGATCGCGGTGATGTACCGGTGCGGGCTGCGCATCTCCGAGGCGCTCGATCTGCGCGTCGCTGATATCGACCCGGACGGCGGCACGGTGCGGGTTCTGCACGGCAAGGGCAACAAGGCGCGGACGGTCGGGACCGACGACGGGACGGTCGCCATGGTGCAGCGATGGGTGGACGTGCGCGCGAAAGCCGGCATCCCGGCGCGCGTGCCCACGACCGTGACCGCGGAGGGCGAGCGCGTCGCCACCGGCAAGCGCCCGGTGGCCGTGCTGTTCTGCACCCTGTCCGGGGAATCGATGAGCAACCGCTACGTCCGGGACATGCTCAAGCGCATCGCCGCCAAGGCTGGCCTCGAGAAGCGCGTTCACCCGCACGGCCTGCGGCACTCCTTCGCCGCGTCGCTCATCGCCGAAGGTGTTCCGGTCAACACGGTCTCCAAAGCACTCGGGCACGCCAACAGCAGTGTCACTGCCCGGTACATCGATCACATAGCACCAGCCGACGTCATCGCCATGGGGCGGGCGCGGCAGTGGAACCCAGAGGGGAAGAACTGATGCCGGATACTGATGTCCTTGACTCTGCCGCAGTTGGGCAAGCCCTGATGAAGCTAGCGATGATCTCGAAACAGCTTGGCCACGGGAGTGTTGCCCGTACGGCGAAGGATTACCTGCTCCCGCACGACCTTGAACGCACCGCCGAGCAGTGGTTCATCCTGACCCTGATTGTCAACGGGCCTGACGCGGTCATCTCTGATGAGCAGATCGCGTCCATGGTGGCGAACCTGGATCTGCCGGCAATCAAGGCCTAGTCCCGCAGCCGGGCCGGGCCGTTGCGTGACCGCAGCCCGGTCCGCGCCGCGTCGGTGATCCGTTCCTCCGCATGCCCGAGTTCCTCGGTGAGGTTCCGGGCTTTGCGGCCGATGACTGCGGCCATCACCTCGTGATGGGTGCGGAGCATGCGGTGGATGGCGTAGATGGTGGCCACGCAGCAGACGGGGATCTCGGCGCCGAGGAGAATGGTCACGGCCCTACCCGCCGACCACGAAGTACCGTGAGCAGCCGGTCTGGCTGTAATACCTCTGCACAGCGACCGAGAACAGCTGCCCGAAGCTCTTGGACGCCTTCACGGCATGCTGCGTGTCGGCGTTGGCCCGAACGATCGACTCCACCAGGCCGCCGAACTGGCGGCACGCCAGGACTTCCTGCCGTTGCTGCGTGGTTTTCTGCGCCGCTTGCTGCTGCGCCTGCTCGCGTTTCTGCTGCGCGGCCGACGCATCCACGTCGTCATGGGTGGCCCACAGGTTCCCGATGCCCACGACAAGCACCAGGGCCAGCAGGATGACATTGGCCCGCCTGGCAGTGATCTTCGGCATGCCCGTGCCTTTCATGGTCGCGGGTTCTGCAGCCGGGTCAGCTCGGCACGCACCCTGGCCTGCTCGTCTTTGATGGTGGCGACGTCGGCGGCGGCACGGTTCACCGCGTCTCGCAGCGACTTGCCGCCGTCGGGGCTGACTTCGGTGACGATGGTGGCCAGCGAGTCCTCCACCGAATGCAGCCGGAGCATGACACCGGGCCGCGCGGCGACGCCTTCGCGTTCCTGCTCGCCTTCCCAGTCGTGCAGGAACTGGACTGTGCGCAGGAGGATCCTCACCACCCACCGGGCAGCGAACACCGTGAACCCGGCGATGATGATGAGCAGAGCGCACGCGGCGCTGACCCAGGCCGCAGACACAGGCTCACCCCTCCGTCATGACTGCGACAGCCAGCAGATCTCCAGCGTCGACTCCTGGCCCGAGACCAGCGACGTGTCCACGTTCGCACCCGAGTTGAGGAGCTGGCCCGCGGCGCCGGCGTTGTCCTGGCCGCCGGTCAGGTAAACGCCGTACGTGGCCGACACGCCGCCGTCGGTGGAGGAGCCTTGCAGGCAGGTCAGCTGGTAGGTGTAGGACCCGGCGAGGGATGCCCGCAGGTTCACCAGCCCGGCGAGGGTGCCGGTGCGGATGGTCATGGTGACCTGGTACCAGCCGGAATACCCGGCCGGCGGCGTCCAAAGGAACGTGCCGGGGTCCCAGCCCGAGTAGGGGTCCTCGAGCACGTTGTCGTAGCCGATGGTGGTGATCGCCTGCGAGTCGGGCAGCGTGGTGGCGGTGGTGGTCTGCGAGGCGCGGAACACGACCCGGTTCTGCAGGAAGGCCGCGTTCTGGTACCACCAGGTGGCGAAGTCGCTGGCCTGAGGACCGTAGCCGGCCGGGAAGGCGGGGACAAACGGCGGCGGCCAGGTAGCCACCTAGAAACCCCTCCAGATCGCGATCATCGTGGAGTAGGCGTTGGTGTCGTTGAGCAGGCCGATGGTGCCCGAGTGCTGCTGCCAGGCGAACAGTTGCAGGTACTGGCCCGCGGTCAGGCGCATAGTCTTGCGGACGGTCGCGCCGGAGATCAGCGACGTCTGGGACCGGACCTGGTCACCCCACTGGATCGTGCCCCCGGACACGCCGATGCCAGCACCCATGTTGATGACGCTGGCCTGGAGCAGGACCTGGCCGTAGACGTAGTAGACGCCGGAGACCGGCACCACCCATTCGCTGGTGCCGTTCCAGCCGGAGAAGTTGTCCAGGGTGGCGGACTCGAAGACGACCGCGGTCGCGGTCGGGAAGGTGGTCGACGGGATGCCCTGGGTGCTGCCCGCCGACGACAGCCGCGTCATCGGCGGGAACGCCAGGAAGTTGATGATGTCGCGGACCTGCTGGTTCATGAACGCGGCTGAGACGGGGACGGCGGCGTAGCCGGGGGAGACAGTACCGCCGTGCGGGTAGGCCGCCGCCGAGGTGGTGACGGTGCCGCCGGAGATCCCGGCGATGGTGACCGCCTCGGCCGCCGGGGTGACCGGCCGGCCGAGGTAGTAGTCCAGGCCGAGGGTGCCGCCGTCGATCATGCCCGTCGTGTTCGCCACCGTGATCACGGAACCCCCGGCGGCGACGCCCGCGGTGAGCAGGGTGCCTGAGCCGGGGGGCCACGCGGCGGCGGGCTGCGGGCTGGTGACAACCTGGCCGACGGGGACCGTGTCACCGAAACTGCTGGCCGGCATGCCGGCCCACTGCACGGAGAAGAACGCGCCCGGGGCGGACAGGTCCTGGGTGCCTCCGTTGTTCTGGAAAGCGACCAGGGCCGCGGTGTCCCCGGTGCCCGGGTTGAGCTCCACCAGGTCGGAGACCGCCGGGCCGGTGATGTCGGCGCCGTTGGCGCACAGGATGTTGCCGAACAGGTCACGGGTGACAGAGTTCTGGACGGCGCGGACACCCGCGCCGTACCAGCCGGACGAGTCGATGCCCGCGATGAGCGCGTTGCCTTCGCACAGGTACCAGCCGGCCAGCGGCGCTGCGTAGGCGGCGTCCGGGATGACGTGACCGTTCCAGTTGTCGACGATCTCGGTGTCCAGGTTCACCGTCGTCGTGGCGTTGTTCGGGATGCCCTGCGCGGCGGTGGCCTGCTCGCCGAGGAACAGCGGCCGTTTAGTCAGCAGCCAGGCGAGGTTGCCCGGGTCGGCGCGCAGCCGCGACTCGGTCAGGGTCTCGCCTTGAGTCCAGGTGATGGGGTCGGGGAGCTGCGGGTAGGACAAGGCTCACCGCCCCGGTGCATGTCGCTGGCACGAGCGCTATGCCGTGGGCTAGCCTTCGCGTGTGAGGGGTTCGGTTCTCTTGCTCTGTCCCGAGAAGCCGCCCCGGTCCTCATCTCAGCGTGTTGGCACACGCGGACCGGGCGGCTTTTCATTGACGACTAGAACCCGATTAGATTCTCACCTGTCAGGCAGCCTAGCTCTGGATTATCCAGTTGCAGGATCGCGGCCTGCGGCGCGGGTGACAACTGCCACGTCGTGGTCCACCCGGTGCGGACGTCGATCTCGTGGGACATGTTCGACAGGTAGGTGACCAGCGTGACCGGCGCCGCGCCGAGGGGCCGCAGGTGCATGGTGACCGTGTCACCGATCTCGGTGAACAGGGCGGCGATCATGTCCGGCAACGTGGCGCCAGGGGTGAGGGTGACCTGCTCGGCGCGCAGTTGCGGGGTGCCGAGCGTGTTCACGATCCACGATGCCAGGTCCTCGATCGACCCCTCGTTCGCAGCGAACGGCACCGCTTGCATGGTGTTCTGCAGGTAGACCGTCGCCGTGTAGGGTACGGCCCCCCGCTGGGCAACCGACTCCGCGTTCTCCGCGCTGACGGTCACGCCGCTGGTGGGAGTGAAGGCGAAAGCCGTACCCGAGTAAGTGGTCAGGGTGCCGGTGCCGGACTGGGTGAGGATTGCCGTGTTAAACATCTGCGCCCGGTCGTCGGACAGGTGCTCGTCACGCAGGTAAGGTGCCTCACCCGGGTAGACCGCCATGGTCACCGACGACACGTAGAACACGGTGCCACCCGACGGGGTGCCCGACGTGCCGAAAATCCCGGTGACGTACGCCGTGCCGGCCGGGGCCTGCCCGGACACGAACAGCCACGTCCACGCCCCGGCCACCAGCGGCACCGTGTTCCCGGTGACGAAACTGATCGTCGACAAGGACGCGTCCAGCCAGGTCAGCTGCGCGAAGCCGCCGCCCGGGTACCCGGCCGGGCAGCGGACGACAATCAGGCAGGAGTACTCCTGCCCCGGCGTGGCCGACTGATCCTCGGGGGCGAAACCCGCTTCCCCGGCCCCGGTCGCCGTCAGCTGCGCGGCAGCCGAGCCGTAGAACTGGCCCTGCCCCGGTGCCCACGCCAGGGCGGCGTCCGACGCAGTCCACGAGTACACGCCGGCGCCGAAGAACGGGTTGACGTTCAGCGCGCGGGGTGCCTGCTCGCCGATAGCCGTCTGGCCCTGGACCCGGTCATACCATTCGTAGCGGCGCCGGTACACCAGCGCCCCGGCCCCGTCGCAGAACAACGCAGCCAGGGTGGACGACGCGACGTTGGTCCAGTAATCGGAGACGATCTGGCCGAGGGTGTCGGTGATCTGGGTGACCGGGTCGACGCCGGGGTTGGATGGCCCGGACGGACCGTCCGGGAACGCGGGCGGCACGCCCAGGCCGAGCATGGCCAGCGGGGGGACGAACCCGCCGTACCCGGTGACCCGTGCCACACGGGAGAGATCGACTTCGTCGAGGGCGGCGTTGAGCGGGATGTTGTAGTGGGCCTGGATCCTGGGCTGCGGCAGGATGCCCGGGAAAATGCCGATGTCTTGCAGGACGCCGTTGAAGCAGTTGCCCGACAGGCCGCCCCAGGGCACGTTGAGGCCGTCGAAGCAGAACCCGTTGTAGACGGGCGAGAAGTTGCATGTCCCGCTGTCGAGCACGTCGCCGTCTTCGTAGATCTCCCATGTCGTCTCGGTGAACGCGACCGAGTAGAACTTAGTGTCGCCCCAGTTGTCGCCCGGGTTCACCACGGTCGTCGTCGCAGCCCCGGTGATCTTGTCGAAGACGGAGAACAGGATCTGCCCTGACTCGCCGCCCGACGGCGCGCCGACCGACAGTTCCCACACCCGGCCCCGGGCGCCGACACAGGACGCGATGGCCCCGTTCCACGTGATCCCGGTGGTGTGCGAGTCGGCGATCAGCACCCAGAACTCGACAGTGACCCCGTCAGCGACAGACGGCAGCGATGACAGGTCCGGGGGGAACAAAACCAGGGACGCGCCGATCGTCCCGTCAGCCGACGTCAGGGAGTCGAGGAACCAGCCGGTGCCGCCCGGGTCGCCGGGGAGCGTGATATCAGTGTTCCCGAAGCCGATGTTCAGGGCGCCTGTGCCGGACTTGGAATCCTGCTGGGCGAGCGGAGGCAGGCTTGTCGGCGCGAGGTTCGCCGCGGCCAGCGCCCCGGCCAGGTCGTTGCACGGGTAGAACCCGGCCGGGGAGTCCTCGAGGTTTTCCTGCTGCCCGGCGGTGAGCATCTGCGCGGTCAGCCGCGACCAGCAGTCCGCCGCGGTCAGTGTCACGTACCCGTACAGGGTTTCCTCGTCGCGCTGCACTTTCACGTCGTCGGCGAACCCGGTGTACAGCACGGCGTATGGTGTCGGCGATGACGGCCAGATGGCGCGCAGGCGCACCGGCACGTCGGTTTGCCCGGCTTGCGGATAGTACGGGGACAGGTTGTTGCCCGCCGTCAGGTAGCCGTCGTTGTTGGCGAGGGGGATTTCGAGCGTGCCCGCTTCGAGGGACTGCTGCTCGTACTGGATGCCGCGGGAGAACCGGATGGGTTCGATGGTGATGGTGCGGCCGGACAGGTCAGTCCACGACAACTGGTCGGGTGGCGTGGCGCCGAGCGCGCCGGGCAGGCCGAAGGAGGCGTAGGCGATGTACATCAGCGCCGTGACGGGTACGGCGCCGCCGGTCAGCCACACGAACAACTGCCCGGTCACGGCGCCGCCGGGCGCGGTGACTGTCGCCGTGACCTCTTGGAGCGACCCGGTGACCGGGGACACCGCCGAATCTGACTCGGAGATGACCGACCCGCCGGAGTTGTACCAGATGACGGCGGCCTGCACGCCGCCGTCCCACGCCGACGGGACGGTGACCTGCGCGGCGACGGCATAGGCGGTGAACGGGATGACGGGGATGCGTTCGCTGGCGGCGCCCTGGTCGCCGAACACGCCGCCGGGGGTGACCAGCAGCGACCCGGCCGAGTTCCCGGACGGGTACAGGCCCGAGGCTGCGGCGGCGGCCCCGTTGGCGGCGGTCCACGGTGCGATGCCCGGGTTGAAGGTCCAGTTCTGGTTGAGGACCTGCCCGCATGCCATCTCGAAGATCAGCGCCGGCCAGTTCTCCATCTGCAGGAGGTCCTGGTAGGGGAACCCGATCGCGTCGGTGACGCCGTGGACGACGATGAGGACTTCGGCCCAGTCGGCGCTGGTGCCGGTCCCGGTCGCGGCCAGGGTCATGGCAGAGCCGGTGGTCGCCGCGGTAAACGCGGTCATTGTCAGGTCGCCCGTGTGGTCGGATCCGTTGGATGCGGTGACTGACCCCTGCCCGGTCCACCCGGTGTCGGTGTAGGTGACCGTGAGCGTGTTCAGGTCGTAGGCGATGACGCCCGCGGAGAACAGCCCGGCTGCGGTGTCCTGCGACTGGGTGACACTCAGGCCCTGGTTGGTGTACGCGGTCGCGAACGCGGCCACCTCATACCAGGGGACGGCGGCGGTGACCTCGAACACCAGGAGCGTGACCGCGGACTGGTAGGCGGTCGGCGACGCGAACACGAACTGCGGGGCGCGGAACGCCGGAGCCATCCATACCGCGGTCCGCACGATCCCCGTTTCCGGCCCCACGACGGAGACGGGGATCCAGAAGTTGTGCGTGTCGTCGCAGATCGTGTTGGTGGAAGGGTATTGCAGTACCCCGGCGGTGCCCGCGTCCTGCCGCCATGCCACGACAGCGAACATCCAGTTCCCGCTGGTCGGAGTCCCCGACCCGCCGCCGACTGAGGTGGCGGAGTCCAGTTCCAGCGCGAGCGGCGACACCGCAGGCGACGGTGCCTCGCCGGGCGGCCGGCCGTAGCCCCTGCTCCACACGTTGACAACCGACCCGGGTGAGGGGCCCGCCCCGCCGCCGTACACCGCCGGGTACAGCGACGTGTAGACCGCGCTCCCGGATCCGGCGACGGTCAGCGACAGTGGCTGGGTGGCTGAGTTCCCGAACGCGTCAGTGACCTCAACAGTGAACGACGAGGTACCGGTGGCGTGCGGGGTGCCGCTGATCACCCCGGATGATGCGCCGAGGGACAGGCCTGAGGGCAGGCTGCCCGTGGTAAGCGACCAGGACAGCGGCAGCCAGCCGCCGGTCACGCCCAGCGCCTGCGCGTAGGCACTGTCCTCGGTGGCGCCGGGCAGGCTGCTGGTGGTGATGTCCGGCGCTGCGGGAGCTTCTGCGTACCACACGCCGGCGTAGAACTGGCCCGCGGCGTGAGCCTGGACAGCGGCGTGCCAGGTGAGGCCGTAGGAGTCGGCCAGCGTCATCGTGGTGACGTCGCCGCCCAGGCCCCCGGCCGAGACCAGGGCAACCAGCAGCGTTCCCCCGGGTGGCGTGAACCCGGCCGACGTGATCGCTGTTGCTGTCGTCGAGTCGGCGACAGCGGGACTGGACGCGTCGGTGGTGATGCTGCCGCCGGACGGGCGCACCTCCAGTGCGGCCATGCCCCCGGGATCGGTCGCGGTGGCGCCAACGGTAGCTGCGCCGGGGGTCACTGTCGCCGCGGTGTGGAACGTGGCGTAGCACAGCGTGTTTGTCGCGTCGGTGATGTTGTCGATCGCGGTGCACCCGGCGTGCATGGTGACCGCGGAGTCAGCGCCGTCGATGACCGTGCCGTAAACGACAGACCCGGCGATGGTCGTGGTGACGGATGCCTGGTGGGCTGCGGCTGCGGACTGGGATGCCGTGGCCGGGGAGCCTGCGACGGCGGCGTTGTCGAGCACAAGGACGCGCAGCAGGATGCCGGGGTTGGTGCTGCCGCCCTGGGTGGCGGTGACGGTCAGGTCACCGGACGGGCCGCCGCCGACGAGGAGCGCTACCTCGGCGGCGAAGTATGACGGCTCGGCGCTGTAGATGTCGTCTGCGGTGACCCACACGTACTGCGCGTTGAACGCGGACGCGGCCAGGCCGACCGCGGTGGCCATGTCCGCTTCGGTCGGGCAGGTGTTGACCGTGACCGCGAGCTGCGAACTCGGGTAGTCAAACAGCCACGACGGAGCACCCGCGGCGTCCCCGGCGAGGTTGGCGTAAGAGTTTTCCTCGACCTGGATGATGTCGCCGATGGGCACCGACAGGTAGTCCTCGTCGGGGATATTCCCCGGGTTGAGGATGACCGTAGAGCCGGGATAGTTCGTGTGGACGTAGTCGGTGATGGTGGTGTAGTAGGTCTCGTTGCCGGCGGTGGCGTCAACCTCGTCGAAGAAGATGCTGGTGACGCCGGACGTGCCGTAGAAGGTGAACCAGTTGTCGATGTCGGCTTCGACGTCGGCTTCGGACCGGGCGGCGTAGGAGGTGTAGACGTACCCGGCGAGGATGATCCCGGCGGCCGATGCTTCGGTGTAGATGGCGCCGAAGTTGGACTCGTAACCGGTGCCGGGACCGGAGTCGACGTTGGCGATGATGATCGCCGTTGTCGGGTACGCGTCGATCGCCGCGGTCCAGAACGCGCTCGGCGGGTAGGAGTAGAGCCCGATGAGCATGTACTGGGTTTCGGCCACGCCGGCCCTCCTTAGGGTGGCGCTAGCCGGTCAGCAGGAGAACCGCAAGCGGGGACTAGATAGCGCCGCTGGCGACAAGCGGGGCGACGATGTTGCAGCCCGCGCCGCCGGGCGGCGTCCAGGGACCAAGCGGGCCCGACGACGAGACGCCGACATCGTCCAGCCAGAAAGCGGGCGTGTTCGCCACGCTGGAGGTCTGCCCGAACCAGGTCTGGGTCAGCGAACCAGTCGTGTCCTGCCCTGTAAGGGTGTGCGACTCAGTGGGCGTGACCGAATCCATCGAGTTGAACTGCGAGCAGGAGATCACGCCATTGGAGGGATCCCCGGTGAAAAGCCCCTCGAGGCGGAACCACTGGCCGAGGGGCACCATGCCGCTGAACGTCATCACTACAGCGAACGCGCCGTTCACCAGGCGCAGGTTGCCGCTGGTGCTGATCGCGATGGACGCCGCTGACGATCCGCCTGCCCGCACCTCAACCGGCTGCACCGCAGCCGAGTTCGAGGTCAGGTAAAGGTAAGCGCGGTAGTAGACGGTGGCCTGGGTGCCGAGCGATGTTGTCCACTCCATCAGCACTTCGTCTGCGGTGCCACCCGTGGCCGCCTTGGCCGACAGCAGTCCGTGCGCGGCGCGGGCATTGTCGAACACCAGGGAGCCGCTGGTCCCGATGGAAACCGAGTCGAACGCGTTCCCCGACGCGCCGCCGGAGTTGGCGGCAGTGATGGTTGTGCCGCTGGTGCCGCCCTCGAACGAGTTGGTGAGCGTTGTCATTTCTTCTTCACGCCGCCTGCACGGTCATAATTGCCGGGCCGCCGAGTCCGGAATTGCCCTGCGTCGGCGTGGTGCCCGTCTGCCCGTAGGCATAGGCGGTGACGGTGCCACCGCTGGCCACGCACCACATCAGGTCAAAGGTGTAGGCACTCCCCGCAGCTAGGTCGCTGACCAGGAATGGGAGTGATAGCGGAAACGGGAACGCCGACCCTGGGTACTTCAGCACAGACGCGGTACTGACTAGGGGAGTCGTGGTCCCGTGCTCGGCAAGCGCGAAGGCGACAGTGTTACCGTCCGAGTTCACCTGAGACGTCAGGGTCGCGCCGACAAGGACCTCTCCCGATGCGGGTGCAGTGAACGAGCGCGTGTTGATATTCGCGGAGGACACCGCCGAGAATGTCTGCGCGGTTGACGAGAACGTGACCTGCGAGCCCGGGGCGTACTGCGTCGGCGTGCACAGGTATAGTCCCGGCATCGCGCCCGTAAAGTCCACCGCCTGGAGCAGCGTAGGTGAGCCGCCGCTGCTCCAGAAGTCCAGCAGGTCACCGATCTGAGACGTAGCGGCCTGGATGCCGAGCACCGGATTGGCGGCAGTATTGCCGATCACCGACAGTGCGGTGTTCGGCAGCGCGGTCGCCGACCCGAAAACGTGGCCGCCGCCAGTCGCTGTTGCTTGGAATGCACCCCCCTGGTGCACGAACGACCCGCCGTTGCTGACCTTCGTGACCAGCGTGCCCGACGCGTTCTTCAGCGACAGGATGTTGTTCCCCGAGCCCTTGATCAGCGCCCCGGCATTGGACAGGCACACGTACGGGTCAGTGTTCGCCGCCGAGTTGATCAGGCCGCCCACCGTTGATGTCGCGTTCATCGAGCCGAGGTTGCCCAGGATCGTGCCGGTGGCTATGCCCGTAGCCGCATTCACGCAGTACGACGGCGCGTTGGTCGCGTCGGAGTCGAGCGGGCCGAAGTTGTTGTCGTCGATGCTGACCGAGGTGACGTTCGCGCCGACGTCGATGTGCGCGTAGGTGTTGTTCGCGGCCTGGCTGTTGGAATGAAGGCTGTTGAGCACCAGCGAGTTGGCTGACCCGTCGTAGACAGTGATGCCCTGTTTCTGGCTATGGTCGATGCCGTTGTCGTAGGCGGTGACATCATTGACGCCGCTGGCGATGGCGATGCCCACGCCGTTCTTGAATATGTCATTGCCGCCGATGTGGGCCACGCTGAACGCGAAGCCGCTGGTGGCCGCCCAGTTTTGCGTGATCGTGGTGCCCAGGCAGATCCCGGCGCGGGTATTGTCGCCGATGATGCAGTTCCAGACATGGTTGTCTGAGCCGGCGATCGTTACCCCGTCAATCCCGGATTCGTGCAGCACTGAGGTGAGGACCTTGGTGCCGCGCCGGTTGTTACCCAGGTAGACGGCGCTGCCCGGGTTGTCGTGGATGTAGCACCGCTCGATGACGATCTGGCATTCCTGGTCGGAAATCCCGTCGGCGATGTGAACACCGTCTCCCGCGCTGTTATTCGACTTGTTCCCGTCGATCATCAGATCGCGGATCATGCCATAGTCGGTGCCGTCCGGGACGGTGATCAGGTCTTCATTGGTGCTAGCCAGCCGGGCCAGGATGCTCGCCGTGGTGATCGAGTCCTCGCCCGGGTAGGTGCCGGAGTAGACACCCTGGATGATCTGCCCGGCGTTCCAGGTCAGCTGCGATGCCCGGAAGATCACCCCGCCAGGAATGAACACCGCAGCGCCATAGGTGGCGGCGGCGTCCATGCACGCCTGGATGGCCGCTGTCGAATCGCTGGTGCCATCGAGGTAGGCGCCGCCGGCGAATCCGGTGTTGACGATGTTGAACGCTGATCCGTAGGCGGTGACGCAGTTGACGATGTTGTTGACATCGACAGGCGGGTTCGGGCTTCCCACGGACCTTGGCGGCGGCAGGGTGAACTGCTCCAGAGTGGCCAAGCGAGCACCTCCTCGTACCATGTGCGGCATGACGGACACCGGGACGGGCGCGTTCCTCGTCAGCTACGACGACATGTCCGCAATGAGCCTGTGGTGCCAGGCGTGGCCTGGACGCAGGGCTGCAGGAGAAGGCGGACCTGCTGCGCGACGAACCTGTCAACAGGTGGGACACCGCGTGGCCGCTTGAGCGGCTCAACGAACTGGCCGCCGCGCACAAGCAGGCCATACACCCCGGTCTGGCCGGCTAGCGTGTCCGCAATGACAGGTTATTGGACGGATTGCGCCTTTGGTATGTCAGTGACTGGGTTCGCGTCACCGCACCGAGCTTCGTGCCGTCGACCTGAATGCTGGACTGGTGGGAGAAATTCAGCGTCCCCTCCCCGCCCCCGCCGTGCACCGCTGCCGCGGTCTGCCACGACGGGATGACCTGCTCCCCGCCACCGAACCGCACCAGTTCCGGCCCCGCGTCGCCGACCACGGCCATGCCCGCCGCCGCGTACTGCGCGCCAGTCGCCAGCTGGGTGGGCTGACGGGCGTGGATGATCGTGACCGGGGAAACGCCTCCCGCGGCCAGCGCCGCCGCCCCCGACCCGGTGATCTGACCGTTCACGGTGACCGTGACCGTCTTGGAGTGAAGCTGGTTCATCTGCGCGACCAGGCCGGACACGTCGTAGTCCAGGATCTTCACCTGGGCAGAGGTCAAGCCCAGCGACCGGGCGTAAGCATTCGCGATCCCGGTAGCGGTCTGCGTGTTGCCGTACACCCGGTCAAGGCTCGTCACCAACTGGGCGAACGAGGAGACAACTGGCCCTGAGACTGTGCCGTGGGTCTGGGTGTACGCCTGGTTGAGCCGCTGCGCGGCCTGCGTCAGCCCCGACGTCGAGATCTTCGCCGAGTCCAGCGCAGAGGCGACCTGCGAGTTCAGCGTGGACGCAAACTCTGACGCGGCCTGAGACACGTCCGACAACTGGACGGTCTCCCCGGCCATCTGCTTGTTGAACGCCGAAGCAGACTCGGAGTTCTTATCCACCCACTCTTTCAGCGACTTGAAACTAGTCAGCGCCGGGCCGCCGGCCTGCTGCACCAGGATCCCCAGCTGCGCGGCAGCGGTCTGCGAATACCGGGCATAGGGCAGCAGTTGCTGCACCGTGTACGCGATCTGCTGGGTGAACGCTTTCTGTGACACCGCGCCGTACGCAGCGGCGGTGCGCAGCGAGTCGGTGAACTGGCCGGCTTGCTGCAGCGCCGAGTCGTAGTTCGACCACACCTGCGCGCCGACCCCGCCGAATGACTTCATCGACATGGCAGCAGCCTGCGTGCTCGACACAGCTTCGCCGCCGAACACGTCAAACTTCTTGCCGCTGGTCGTGATCGCGTTGTTGATCTCGCCGATGTCGGTGATCAGCCCGGCAAAATTGCTGGTCAGGCCGGTGGCATTGGAAAGGAGCTGGTCCCACGCCTGGTTGAGGCCCTGGACCTTGGTGTCAGCCAGCCCGGTCTGGATCGCCAGGGTGTTCATGTCATTGCCGAGGATCCCCCCGGTCTGGTCCATCGCCTTGTAACCCTGCACCAGGCCGGCGACCTGAGCCCGCGCAACCTGCGCCGCCTGCCCGGTCCCGGTGATGCCCTTGACCAGTTTCACCCCGGCCTCATCGGCGAGAGCAAGCGACTGGGTCAGGTCAGTCCCGTACGCCCGTCCCAGCACCTGCACGCCCTGGCTGACATTCCGCAGATCCTGGTCCTGCTGGGTCATCCCCGCTGACAGGCCGGCCATTTTCTCCTGCAAGTCGCTGACAGGCTCAACGCCGAGGTGCGCGGCATTGCCCATCTGCGTCCAGTTCTGCGCCAGGGTGCCCGCCGACGCGGCGGCCTGCCGCTGGGCGGTGTCGATCCGGGCCATGTTGTCGGCGATGGTGCCGATCACGTTCACGTTCGACGCGGCCTCGGCCGCCTTCTGCAGCGAATCAGTGAACTGCTGTGTCGCGTTCCGCGCGGTCAGGGCCTTGTCGGCGAAGAAGATGAACCCGCCGATCGCCAGCGCGCCGAGCGCGGCCTGCCACATGGGAATGTCGGCGATGCCGGCCTCCATGTCCTCGCCGAGTCCCTTTACCGCCGTCCCGGCCCGGCCGAACGCATATTCGTCACTAGCGACGGCCTGCATGAGCGATCCCAGGCCCTGGACCGCACCCGCGGCCAGCATCGGGATAGCCTTGAGGACATTGGACAGGATTCCGCCGAACCGTGACACCGAGAACAGGCCGCCCGACAGTTCGCTGCTGGCCAGCCCCAATTTCCCGAGCATGGTCACGACCAGGCCGCCCCACCGGGAAAACTCCTCGAACACCATGAACGTCAAGATCAGGGGCGCCGGCAGTTCGGACACCCACAGCACGACACGCGACGCCGCGTCAGCGATCTTGAGGAGCACCTCGGCCAGCCCCGGCATGTCAGCCGCAAGATTCAAGACGGCATGCCCGAGATTGCCGAAAACCTGCCCGATCTCGATCAGATCGGAGACCATGTTGGCGAGCAGGGAGTTGAGCTGGCCGCCTTGCTGGATCAGGTCGACGTCGATCTTCGCGCCGAGTTCACCGAGGGCGCGGTCCACGGCCACGCCGGCGCTGGCCAGGTCCACCATGTGGCTCTTAGCGGCGTTCACGTACTCGCCGAGCAACTGGTAGGCGATCGGGTCAGCCGCGTTCTGGGCCGTCTGGAATGCGTGCCCCAGGCCGAGGACATCGCCTGTGGTCTTGTTCAGCATCGCGGCGGTGGCCTCGGTAGTCCCGTACAGGGCTTGCAGCCGGAAACCGACTTGCTCGACGACGCCCTGGTAGAGCACGAACGCCGCCGACCCCGCTGCGACCGCCGCCGGGAGGGTGACAGCCAGAAGTTCCGCGCCGCCCGCGATGATCCAGTGCAGCGCGTTCCAGGTGATACCCCACCGGCCGATCGCCAGCCGCGACGCATCCGTCTTCGCGACTGATGCCAGCGCTGCGTCACCTGCAGCCCTCGTCGAAACCGTGGCAGCCGCCTCAGCCAGGGCCGCGTCCGTGGCCGCGTCCGCGGCACCTCGCATGGCTGCGTCATCGGCAGCGAACTTTCCTGCCGCATCGCCTGCCGCATCGCCTGCGGCGGTCGTTGCGGCAGCCGCCTCGGTGCTGGCCCGGGCCGCGTTCCCCGCCTGCTCGGCCAGGAAGGCGTTCGCGGCGGCGTCAACGCTGGCCCCGCGTGCTGCCGCGTCCTGGCCTGCCTGAAGCGCGCCGATGGAGACCAGGAGCGCATAGTTGGCCTGCTCGGCCCGGTCGGCCGCCGCGATCATTGCCTCAAGACCGGCAACGTACGGGCCTGAATCTGCCTTGAAGGTCTCTTCGACGTCCGGCAGGCTAGGCAGGGGAATTCACCCCCACACCCAAGCCAGGAACGCTTCGGCGGCCGCCTTGGTCAGCGACCCGTTCTCGATGCACTCGCGCAGCGCCGGCTCCATGAACGGCCGGGCCGGGATATTGACCCGCTTCAGGTACCAGGAGCCGCCCGAGTTGATCCAGTGCATGTACCGGGCCCGGGACGGCCGGTGAATCCCGCCTTCATTCTGAGTCCGGGCGTAGATCACATGCGGGCCTACGCTGGCCGTGGCAGTCATCCCGGACGACGGGCCGACAACGGTCGTCACCGACCGGGCCATGGCGCCAGTCCGCCACGCGGGAGGCTGCCCCGGCGGCGACGACGTGCCGAACTGTCCCGGTGTGGCGAAATACCGCCGCAACGTGACCTTCTGCAGGTGCTTCTGATATGTCTGCCCGATGGCCGTCACCGCTGGCGGCGCGGCAGTCGCAGCCCGGTCCCGCAGCGCTTCCAGGACGGGCACAAGCTCAGCGAGGGTGATAGCCACCGGGCACCCCCTACGCTTCGCTCATGGGCTCCCGTGTCGCGCCGAGGATCATCTCCGGGCGTGCGTTCAACGGCGGCGTGGCCATGTCGGTGATCCGGCGCGACGGCATGGTGCGGATCATGCTTACCTGCGTGCCCGGTCACCCGGCCGCGGCGAGCACCGAAGGGAAGACCGTAGAGATCCGGTTTCCGTCACCTGTCCCCGTCGCCGCGGGTGAACTGGCCGGGATCGCCATCGGATGGGCGTCAGGAGGGGTGCCGGACTACGCGGGGCCGGTGCTAATGCCAGTGGCAACAGTGCTGACCTGCGCGCATGTGCGGCGCTAGAACCCGCGCTGCCGACCGCTGCGAGCCTCGCGAGCGGCCTGCTTCTGCCTCATCTCGGTCACGCGCGCCTTAGCTGCGTCCAACTTCGGAACCCACTCAAGGTCCTCGAGGGAGATGTCCTCGTCAACCTGCCTGCGTGTGAGACCGTGCCTGTCCAGCCACCACCAGTACGTCATCTCCCGCGGCGGCATCCCGTCCGGCAGGCCGCCCTGCGTGCCGTCCGAAGCGAAGCAGGCGACTAGGCGGGAGATGTCGCGTTCGTCGGCGAGGGCGGCCTCTGCGGGTTTGGGGAGCGCCGGGACCGGGACACACGGCTGAAACGCTCCTGCAGGGCATCCTCTAGTGCTAGGAAGTCATCCATATCGCCGGGCCATTCATCGCCGAAAAGCTCCAGGTTCTCTGGAGAAAACGGGGCCTCGTAGGACCACGCAAGGATGACCCGGGCGTAGTAGGTTTTCCCCATGTTCCCCTGAGCATTACGGACGGAGACCTGACCGTCGATATTAACGACGTCCGGGGCGTCCGCTACCGCCCAGCGATCACTCGGCTTGTCATTGTCGCGGACTTCAATCCAGGCACCGGACGGAAGGGAAATGCGCACAGGCGTCTCCTGATTTCAGATAGAATGTTCGCACGAATAATCCCGGCGACGGTGGTCAGACCGCCCCGGGCTTGGCCAGTGCTTAACCCTTAACAGAGGAGCACCGACATGGACAAGGCTACCCCCGCGACCCGCACCTGCGCGGTCTGCCGCGGCCAGCTCCGGTCCAGTAACCGGGTCGGCATCTGCACTACCAAGGCAGAGTGCATCCGTGAGCGTGCCAGCCGCGCCCGGCATGCACACGAAGCCTCGCTGCGGCGCCGGGGCAGAAAGAAGTGCCAGCACCTGGACGACTGCCCCAATTATGCGTGGGCTTTCGGCTGGTGCCGGATGCACTGGCGCCGCGTGGAGAAAAACGGCGATCCAGGCCCTGTTGGGCGCGTGAAGCGCCGGGAGCCTCAGATCAGCGCCGGCGATGTCATCGGCACCTGGACAGTACTGAAGAACTATGGCCGCGACGGTACTGTCCTTCCGGTTCGTTGCGAATGTGGCAACGAGCGTCTCGTCTCGGCCGATGCATTGCTGAGGTGGGGCAACAAGCCGTGCGTCTGCCACCGGAAGGGCAAACCCCTAGGGCGTCCGATGACAGTGTCCCCGGGAAAACAGCCGTATCTGGCAGCGGGCACGGTTTTCGGGCGTCTCACACTCCTGGAAGATGTCTACTTCTGCCACGACCGGGTGCGCTGCACCTGCGAGTGCGGAAACGAGGCGAAGCCGAAAGCCAACAGCCTTAAATTCGGCGTTACCCGATCCTGCGGGTGTATCCAGCGGGAGCGACGCATCACCCACGGTCTCAGCAAACACCCGCTGTATCAGACCTGGTACAGCATGGTGGATCGCTGCACCAACCCGGATGCGCGGAACTGGGAAGGTTACGGCGGCCGGGGCATCAAGGTCTGCGATCGCTGGCTCGGGCTACCTGAGGGCCTGCAGAACTTCATCGCGGACATGGGCCCGAAGCCGACCCCTGAGTACAGTCTCGACCGGACGGATGTAGAAGGAAACTACGAGCCCGGTAACTGCGCATGGGAGACGGCCAAGGTGCAGGCCCATCACAGGCGCAGTATCGCTGAGTTGACCCGCGAGAGGAATGCCCTGCTGGTCAGGGTGGCAGACCTTGAGGCCGCACTCATAGGCAAGGCCACACTGTCCTGAGTATCCGAAATGTCTAGTATGTCGGAACGTTATTGAGAATCTGGAGCGTCATTTGTCCTAGTCCGCCGGATCCGCCCACATCTGAAGTGTTTGCCTCAGTGCGGTACTCGTTGTCGTAGCCGACCAGCACGCCCGACCTCACGGGCTTCGACTTGACGAACTGCGCGTTATGCGCGGTCACCGTGTACTGGATCTCGTTGACCCCTGATAGGCCGTTGGTCGTGACTATCTGGACCAAGAGAGGAACGTTGTTCAGCATGTAGTTCAGGGGGGTCTCGTCTGAAGGGACGGTGAACTTCATGCCCCCGGACGCGTCGAGAGTCCCTCGCGCGATGATAAATGGAGTCTGATTGTTCTGTTCTGTCCAAAAAACTTGCAATTCCCGCTTCAAGGTGCACGTCCACTCGCCCACATCGTAAGTGACCGCGGTGCCGACAGTGAGCGTGGAACGCCAGTTCGGCAGGGGAACCGTGAAGGTAGTCGAGTTAGTCGGGATGGTCGAGGCCGGGGCGGACAACCAGGTATTTCCGGAACTTTTCCCCATAAAGAGACCTTCGGCGTTGCCGTTGATCTCGATCTGGCCGACGCACGCGCCGGGGTAGGTGCGTGCGTAGACGCCGGGGGTGAGGTACGTGTTGTCGGTCAGGCTGTGCGTTGGCGGCTGGGCGCCGTTCGCGCCGCCGTACCCGGCTGTGGAGTTGAGCACAGCGAAGGTGTGCATGTAGGGGCCGGTGACCGTGCTGACGGTCGCGGCGGACCCGTGGGCGAACCGCAGCGGGTAGTTGGAGAAGACCAGCGCGGTGCCGCCCACAGTGCCGCCGGATGTGTTCAGGATGACGACTTCGCTGACGGAGCCGCTGTCGATCTGGACGATCGACGAGTTCGTGTAACCGGTCGTGCTGGCCACCGTGACCTGCGTCCCGCCCACGACAACGCCGCCCGGGTTGACGATGTGCGTGCCGTTCGCCGGGGTGGAACCGGTGGTGGACAGGTCGCCGAAGAGGTTGTCGAAGAAGTAGCCCCACACGTCGCCGAAGACCGGGCCGCCGAACGAGAACGAGGCGTCCTGGACGCCGATCACGTCGGCGAACCGCTGCGACATGCTGCCGCGGATGGCGAGGTCCTCGAGGAACTTGGGCATGTCCTCAACCTCGTACGAGGACTTGTCGAGGGGGATTGTCGCGGTGGGCAGGGTCGGGGTGCCGACACCGGAGATGCCGGCGCCGCCGATCTCGCGGGCGATGCCGAGCCAGGACCTGGAGGACGGCGCGACGCCCGGGGGGATGTTGGTCATGCCGCTTCACTCCCCTCGACTGCGGGCACAGGCGGGACTGGAGGGGGAGGGGTGATGCCGGGCGGGGCACCGGAACTTGCCGCGGCCCAGCGGCCGTCCGGGGGCGGCACGACGAGCTGGCCGTCGATGGCGGCGATCTCGTAGGACTCGCCGGGGGCGGCGACCAGCATGCGGCCGGTGCCGAGGTCGCGGTAGTCGGGGTAGCCCAGGGTGTTCAGGCCGGAAAACGAGTAAGGACCACCAGCCACACGGCTCCTGTCGGTGAGGGTGAAGGTGAAGGTAAAGGCAGCTCAGGAAGCGATGACTTCGCTGACCGAGCAGTCGATGACCGCGTCGAAACGCAGGAATCGCTGATCTTCGAGAACACGCTCGTAGTTCTCGGTGGTCATGTCCTCACCGAGGTCAATCAGCCAGGATTGCTCACTGGTCCACGGGTCGGTCAGCAGGTACGGCGTCTGGCTGTAGGAGGTGCCGTCCTCGGCGAAAGCGCCGCCGCGCAGGACAGTGCGCACGGCCCAGATCATGCCGGGGAACAGGTTGTCGATGTCAGGATCGTCGGATGACATCATCCACACCAGCCATACCGGGATCATGTAGTCGACGGCCTTGGTGCCAGACGGGCCGCCGGGTGCCGCGGCGCGGGGGATAGTGCCCGAGCGGAGTTTGTCGGTGTCGCGGGATTCGCGGTCCCGTTGCATCCACACGTAGATCGACGGGATTTCCGATTGCACGTTCGGGTTGGGCGGCTGGATGTAACAGTTCGGGGCCGGCAGGCCGGTCATCGTGTCCGGCCACGGCATCTGATCCAGCAGGCTCTTGATGTACTGCTGGACCGCGGCGAGCGACATCAGATTGTCCTCGCGTAGAACCGGAGTTTCTTCTGGGCGGCCTTCATCAGCCCGGTCACGCCCGCGTCGCCGCCGCTGCCTGACCCGCGCCCGGGCGCTTCCTGGATCGTGGTCGCGGTTGCGCCCCTGGTGAGCGCCGTAGCGGAGGCGAACAGGGCCGCGCCCCAGATGATGTCCTGCGGGAACGACGACACCATGATCCCGGCATTGTGGGCGTTCTGCAGCGGCGTTGCGAGAGTAAGCATCCCGGGCCCGGACGGGTCAGATGAAGCGGTGCATTTGATCGCTTCCTGTGACCCGGACGCGCCGTCGTAGACGACGCCCGCGGCCCCGGTCCCGGCCGCGGTGGTGATGCCCCAGCCCGTGCAGTCATCCACGCTGATCTCGGTCGCGTCAGCGTCGGCCGCCTCGGTCAGTGACCCGTGCGGCCAGCCGTGAGTGTAGGACACCTGGATCGCCGTGCCGTAGCGGACCGGAGGGACATAGCCCTGGGCGATGAGAATGGCCTGGCCGCCCTGGCCGCCCGCAGACGGCGCGATCGAGTCGTACAGGCCGAGGGCCGGGTACTCGGGCGAGTAGTACCCGTCGGGCAGTGTGGTCCACTGCCGCGGGAACACGTTCGGTGACACGCGTACCTGGGTGATCATCAGGACGGGCAGGCGCTGGAGGATGACCCGGCACAGCCCGGACCCGGGCTGGATCGTGACCCGGTTCCCGCCGTCGCCGGGTCCGTGGAGGAACTCGGTTGTCGCCGTGCAGCGGAGCGGCTGGTTGCAGGCCGCGTCGCATTCACTGGTGCCTTCCGCGCAGACCGTGGAGACCGCCGCGTACTTCTGGTCAACGGTAGCCTCGCGCCCCGGCGGGAGCGACGCCCAGCTGATCCCGGTCGGCCACATCCCGTTGAGCAGCTGGTCCGCGGTGACGTAAGGGGTTTGCCCTGCGGGGAGGGGGACGGCCTGCGCCGGGAACGTCATGCCGTGCCCTTCCGTTTGGCCCGCTGGCATTTCGTGCAGCGGTACCCCCCGTCGTCGGGGGCTTCCACCGCATGTATGAGGCAAACAGGTTCCTGGCAGTCCACGCACATGCCGATCGGGGCACCCTGCGATGTTCCCCACTGCATCTGCGGTTTGCGCCGCCCCCTGGTGCGCTTCGTCCCGCCGCACCGGGCGCAGGATGCCCCTTTACGCCTTCCCACATGCTCCCTAGACGGCTGCGGGCTCGAGGAACCGCTGAAGGTCGGCGTTGGTGACCCCGGCTGCCGCGAGTCGCGAGATGAGGTCGGGCCGGGTGCCGTCCGCGTCCAGGTCCCTGCTGCGGGCGAGCGCCTGAAGGGTTTCCAGCCGCGCGTCCCGCAGCCGCTGAGCCCGCAGTGCCGACGGTGGCGGAGCTGCGGCAGGGGCAGGCTCAGCGGCGCGCTGGGGGGCACTGAGAGCGGCCTTGGTGGCCGGCTGCGACATGGGCGACCCGCACTGGTTGCAGAACCTGGACCCGGCCGGCTGTCCATGACCGTCCGGGCATTCCATCTGCCCCTGGACCGGGACGTGCAGCGGCGCACCGGAGATCATCCGGGTCAGTGACTCGGGAAGTTCGGCGGAGTCGATCCCGGCGAGACGGGCCAGTGCCAGGGTGAGGATCGCGTCCTTGTCCTTGGCGCCGCGCTTGTCGAAGTCCTCGCGGGCCTTGCCCTCATCGTGGGTTTCGGGGATCTCGGATGCGGTGACACCCCACTGGTCGCTGTGGCGGAGATGGTTCTCGCATGAGGGGCAGTCCAGCGCCCAGACCTGGGCGGGCGCGCCGTTGACCACGGGTCGGCGATGCGTCTGCGCGCAGCCTCCGAAGTCCTCGGCAGGGACATGCACCGAAGCGACATCACTCCGGGCAAAGAGGGTCATGGCATGGTTCCTTCCGGTGAGTGGTGGATTTACTCAGGCTCCGTAGCCGCACCGCAGCGCGGACAAAGCAAATTCCAGGCGTTCCAGAGCCGTGCTGGCTGGCAGGACCGGCACCAGCGCCCGGCCTTCCTGCTGCTGCCGAACACCCGGAACGCTCCGGTCACCAAGCCCGCGGTGCCGTTCCCGTCCATCTGGTCGATCGCCGCTGCGTGATGGTCTTCGACGGTGACCTTGCCGCCCTCGCGGGCCGCGACGTAGCGGGAGCCGTCTTCCATGCGCAGTGACCTGCAGCCGGGGGGCAGGTTCACTTGGCTGGGCATTGCGTCTCCTCGGCTAGCCGGAACTCGCACGGGTCGCGGTGCTCGCGAAAGGATTTCGCCTGGGAGAAGGCCCAGGTCTGCGGGCTGGTCGCCCAGCCTTCGTGCTGGCCGATGTTCTGCGAGCGAGAAGCGTCGGGAACGACGCAGAGCATGTTGTGGCGGGGCAGGATGCGGGCCTGGATGTTGTGGTCGTAGCCGCTGTCCATCGGGCCGCCACTCGTGCAGTCCCAGTCCCACTCCGGTTCCAGGACCTGCTCCCACCGGTCCCGCCACACGCCCCAGCACCACGGGTTGAAGTACGGCGCCAGGCGCACGATCCCCGGATCCGCGTCCGGGTCGTCGGTCACCGACGGGCCGTCCCAGCCCTGCCCGCATCGGGAATGGGCGAGAACCGCCAGCACGCGCTCGTCATCCCGGAACTGGCTTGCGGCCCGCCACATGAAGGTGAGCACGTCGGAGGAGACCATCACGTCTTCCTCGCCGAACACCAGGAAGTCGATGCCGTCGCTGGCGAACGCGTGGATCGCGGCCTCGGCGATAGCGGTGTGCGGCCCGTTGACTGACATGGCCCGGCCGGACTGGTCCAGGATCTCCAGCACCCCGAACCGGGAGCGCATCCGGTCAATGAGCTTCACCTGGCGGTCGTAGCGGTCGGTGCGGCCCAGTGAGATCACGAACCGGCCCAGGCTCTCGATGCCCTCGGCGCGGGACCAGGAAAGCAGGACGCGCTCGAAGTAGTAGGGACGTCTCCAGGCGGTGGTCATCACGGCCATGGAGGACAAGTCAGAGGGCACAGGCGGCTTCCTTTCTGGGCCGGAACCACTCAGCAGGGCAGCGCCGCTCCCTGATGAACGCCGGCCACGTCCCGTCCGCGTCCGCGCCCACGACGGGCAGGTGGCCAGCGGCATGCCGGCCGGTGCGGTACCGCTCCCCGGACAGGATCAGGTTCCCCTCTTCGGTGCCGAGCAGTTCGGTGTGACAGGTGGAGGTCAGGAGCTTGCGCTGCTGCGCTGCGGGTCCCCCGAGCCACGAGAAATGCCAGCCGCCGTCCCGCAGCTGGAAGAACTCACCGCGCCGGTCCCGCACCTCGCCGAGCCCTTGGCCCTCGGCCGCTCTCGCCCGCAGCCATTCCACGGTGGCCGCGACGCATGTCGGCGGCAGCACCTCATCTGGCACCAGCCAGTCCACGGCGAACAAGGCGGTCCGCATCCGCGCCGCGATGACCGTGTACCGGCCGCCGGTTACCTGCCGCCAGTTCATCAGCGAGGAGGACGGGATCTCGTCCAGGTCGGCGATGATGACCGTGTCCCCGGGCTCAGCGTTCGCGTCGATGACGGGCCACGCGGCGTTGCGCTGGGCGTGCTCCCGCGCCCACGGCGGCACGTCCGGCAGGTCCGCGACGACATGCACAATGGAGTCGTTCCACTTTGCGAACCGGTCGCGGCTCTCCGCGTAGTGCAGCGGCTTGGGCATGCCCCGGTGGGTGAGCGGGCTTTCCGTCAGCACGGTCCGCGCCGGCCACGCGGCTGTTTCCTCGAGCCGCATCTCCAGGAGCTCAAGTTCGTCGCGGAACATCACCGGGAGCCAGACGGTCATGCTGGCCTCATGTCCTCATGCCAGGTGATGGCGCCCAGCGCGGCCTGGCAACTGCGGCACCGCATCTCCAGGGCAAAATTCCCGTGCTTGTCGCGCAGCGTCCACCACGTGTCCGGCCGCGGGCTGCCGCAGCACCGGGCACGCACTGCGGGCTGGCCCGCGATGGCGATCGTCACCTCGGGTGCGGGGGCCGTCACCAGTGCTTCCCCGACCCTTCCAGGCGCAGCCAGCAGTTGTCCCGGTAACATCCGGGCAGCACCGCGGGCCGCAGGCCCAGGTTCCGCAGCACGTACGGCTGGGAGACCTGATCCTGGAACGACCATGCCCCGACCTCGGCGGTCCACTGCTCGCCGAGGTCGCGGACCTGCGGGGTGTGGTGCCGGGCGATCACCGTGGCCGCCCACAGTCCCCAGTGCTCCGGATGTCCTTGCAGCCGGTAGTGCCGCGCCTGCGCCATGACCGGCTCGCCCGCGTACTTGGCGATCGCCGACGACGTCACGGCCTCCTCGTAGATGCAGTCCCGGTCCGGGTGGGCGAACTGCGCGAGCGGCGCGGCGGCATCCAGGACCTGGCCGGCGAACCGGGGCGACGTGACGATGACCGACCCGTCCACCCAGACCGATGCCGGGGCGGCGGTGTATTCCCAGGGGCACAGCTTCGGGCACTTGGCCGCCCGCATGGGGGAAACGCCGGGACGGGGCCGCAAGACGACCCGCCAGCCCAGGTGGTCCTCGCCGAGAGTCTCATCGTCGGTGACCAGGATGTGCTCGCAGTCGGTGCCGTCTTGCGGGCACACTGGCTTGATCACGTCATAGGCCCCGTACACCGCGGTGATGATCGCGGCGTCAGGCACGGGTGAACATCCACACGTGCGAGGTTTCCTCCGGCTGGGCCCATTCTTCCGCGACGGCGAACCCGCCGAGCAAGGGCGGGATGTCAGCGGCGGTGAAGTCCGAGCGGTGGAACTCGTTGCAGTGCACGGTCGGGATGACCGGCACCGACACGAACACCGCGCGCCGGGTCGTGGCCGTGATCACCTTCGCCAGCGCGGCCGGGCCCCGGACGTGCTCCAGGGTCTCGAAACAGCACGTCACGTCGCATTCGCGCGGCATCCACGCCGGGTCGTCGATGTCGCACCCGGTGAACTCGCCGGGAAACAGGTCCCCGCGGGGCACGCCGGGCTTGTCGTAGCCGTGGTAGCCGGCGTGCGGCAGCAGCAGGCAACCGTACCCGGTGCCGCAGGCGATGTCATTGACCCGCTCGGACGGCGCGGTGAGGAACGCTGCCCACAGGTAGCGTCTGATGTGGCCCGGGTGGTCGCGCCAGGACTCAGCGGGAATGCGTTCCACGGGCCTTCAGCCATCCGTAGCCGAGCCAGAACGCCGACCCTTCCTCGAGCGCGGCGAGGACTCCGGCGAGCCCGGGGGCGTTCACGCCGGGATCACGATCTCGCCGAGACCGTACCAGGCGTCATGGTCGGTCCACGACAACCCGGTCTCCCCGCAGAAGGCGCTCACTGCCCGGGCCACCGGGAACGGCACTTCTTCGCCGTCCACGTGCTCCAGCCGCGTGTCATGCAGCAGCACCTTCCCTCCCGGCCGCACCAGTGGCGCGAACTTGCGCAGTTCGGCGAGGGTGTGGGCGCGGCGGTGCGAGGAGTCGATGAACAGGATGTCGAACGGCCCCGGCGGCGGGATTATGATCATGTCGTCGCCGGGGATGAACGTCCACCGGCCGCAGTCGTGCCAGTGCGCGGGCACGTCCGGGGGCATGATGTCGGCCGACCAGACATGCCCGTCCGCCCGGTCGGCGGCGGCGAGGAACGCCGCGGTCGAGTTGCCCGACCGGACCCCCAGCTCCAGGACCCGCACCCCGGGATACCGGGCCGCGGCGTCGTGCAGGCGCACCAGGCAGTCCTGGATGTCGCTCCACGGCTCCAGCCGGGCCAGGTAGTCGTCGCGGAGGCTCAACAGGCACCTCCTTCCGCCAGGACCGCCAGGACGGGCAGCCAGTGCTCCGCGAACACCGCGTCCGCGTCGTAGGCCAGGGCGTGGGCACGGATCGCGTCGCTGTCGTGTTCGTCCTTGAATGCCTGCTCGTAGGCTGCGGCGATGTCAGCGACCAGCGGCTTGCCCCACCAGGCCCGGTGCCGGGCGTTCCAGAACGGCTCGGTTGCGGCCAGGTAGGCGTGCGGCCCGGCGGCTTGCGGCATCGCCGAGAATGACGTGGTCACCGACGGGACACCGCACGCTGCGGCTTCGAGGAGCGGCAGGCCGAATCCTTCGGCGTACGCGCACCCGGAGTACAGGTCCAGGCAGGCATACCAGCGGGCCATGTCCGCCGTGCTGAACCCGCCGCAGGTGTACCGGTAAGGATCGGACCAGCGGATCGCGTCGCCGATGCCCAGCCGGCCGGCCAGGTCCCGCAGATCGCATCCGGAACCGGGGCCGGCGGGATGAGTGTGCAGCAGGAGGATCGCCTCGGGATGGTCCTTGCGGAACGCGGCGAACGCGGCCATCTGCTCCGGGAAGCCTTTGCGGACCGCGTCCAGGTTGGCTGCGTTGACTCCGATCACCCAGGCGTCCGCCGGGACGCCCATGACCTTCCTCGCCGCGGTCTTGTCCTGCGGGGCGAACGCCTGCGTGTCCACCGCGTGCGGCGCGTACAGAGCAGCCCACCCGGCGGCTTCGAGTTCGGCGCGCCCGTGCTCGCTCATCGCGATGGGCCGGGCCCCGGAGTTGCGCAGGAACCCGCGGTCCATCGCCGACAGGGGCGTGCAGTCGACAGGCATCCAGCACGCCGCGTTCAGGCCGTTGACAATGGCCGGGTTCAGCACCCACGCGTCCATGAGGGTGAGGACGAGGTCGGCGCCGAACCGGGCCGCGTGGGCCGGGAGGACGTCACCGCCGTAGGGGTCAAGACCGCCCGGGTAGACGGTGTGACCGTTCCACGTGGTCGCAGCGCCCTGCAGCCCGGCGAACGCGGAGATCGCTACCTCGTAGCCGGCTGCTGCCAGCCGGGGCGCTAGCATGGCCGTCTGAGCGCCATAGCCAGCCCTAAAGTAGGGAGCCATGGCGCATTGCTATGCACGAGGATCCGAACTCAAACCACCCCCCCAACGGAGGCAGCCTGTGGGCCACCAGGTCACCCGCATGGTGCGGGACGAGAAGGAACGCGCTGTGCCGGTCCTGTACCTGGATCTTGACGGCACTGTGCGACAGGGCAAGGATGATGCGCTCGGCCGGTTCGTGAATGGTCCTGACGATGTCGTGGTGTTTCCCGAGGCGATCGAGATGATGCGTCGCTGGAAAGCGGACGGAGGACGGATTATCGGCGTCAGCAATCAGGGCGGCGTCTCGCTTGGCATCGTCACATACGCCAAGGTTGAGGCCGCCATGCGGGAGACCTACCGGCAATCTGGCAAACTATTCGACAAGATCGCGTTCTGCATTCATCACCCGAATGCGAAGCTTCCCGAATTTGCCCGGTGCTGGTGCCGTAAGCCGTCGCCGGGCTTGCTGATCGAGTCCGCGCTTGACATCGCGGCCCGCTTTGGTGAGTACTATCCGCCGTACATGGGACTCATGGTTGGTGACCTGCCAGAGGATGAGCAGTGCGCGAAACTGGCCGGGCTGGACTTCCAGTGGGCTGCTGAATGGAGAGCCCAGGCACAAGCCAGTTAGCCGGCGAGTTCAGCCAGTGCGGGAACCCAGTACTCGGCGAGCACGCGGTCAGCGTCATAGGCCAGCGAGAACTGCCGCGCTTTCTCCCGGTAGGCACCCAGGCCCCCGGCCTGCCACAACGCGAACGCTTCCTCGTACGCGCCGGCGATGGCCGCTGCCGACGGCCGCAGCCACCACGCGGAGTGGCCCTTGTTCCAGAACCGGCTGCCCTCCACAAGCCACCCGGAGCCGCACAGCTCGGTCATCGCGGAAAAGTCCGTGACCACGACCGGTGTCCCGCATGCCTGTGCCTCGAGGACGGGCAAGCCGAACCCCTCACCGAAGGAACAGTTCGACAGCACGTCCAGCAAGCCGTACCAGCGAGCGAGTTTGTCCTGTCCGAACAGCCCCGCCGAGTACAGGTACTGGTCAGCGAACTGGACGCTGTCCGGGCCGAGGCCGTGCGCGGCGGCCAGGGCGGTCAGGCTGATACCTTGCCGGGTTTCGCACCGTGCGTTGACCAGCAGCAGCGCTTCCGGGTGCGCGGAGCGAAACGCGGCGAACGCCTCAAACTGCTCGGCTAGGCCTTTCCTGACCGGGTCCTGGTTGGCGCCGTTGATGCCGACCAGGAACTGGCCGGCCAGGCCGAGCTCGCTGCGCAGAGCATCCCGGTCCGGGAGCGGGGTGAACATGGCTTGCGTGTCGATCGCGTGCGGAACATACAGCGGTGCCCAGCCGGCGTCTTCCAGCTGGCGGCGGCCGAAACCGCTCATCGCGACGGGCCTGCCGCCGCCCTCGGTGAGGACATGCTTGTCCATCGCCGATAGCGGAGAACAGTCGACCGGCATCCAGTGGGCCACATTCATGCCGGCGAGCAGGGCCGGGTTCAGCACCCACGCGTCCATGAGGGTGAGGAGCAGGTCCGCCTGGTGGTGGGCGTAGTGGCCTTGCAGCACATCCTGCGCCCACGGGTCCTCGCCGCTGCCCGGGTACACCATGAACCCCTGCCAGTTCAGCGGCGCGGCCTGCAAGCCGTGGAACGCGGCCACCGCCGCCTCATGACCGGCGGCGGCCAGCCGCGGAACCAGCTGCGCGGTCTGCGTGCCGTACCCCGACCAGGCCCACGGCGCGTTTGAGTAAACCAGGATCCGCACAGGCGCCTCCCTTTCACATGCTCGCGACGAGAACAGGGACGATGCTGCTGCCGCCGCCGGCGGCAGGGCTGACAACGGGACCAACCGGACCGGTGCTGGAAGCGCCGAGATCATCCATGAACCAGGAGTAATTCGTGCCTTGCGCCGAGGAGCCGAACCGGACGCTGGTGATCGCGCCGGTCGTGTTCAGGCTGGCGGCCGAGGTGAAGGTCTCGGTGGCCGTCGCGGAGTCCGGCGAGTTGTACAACGCCATCGACACCTGGCCCGCGCTGGCCGACCCGGTGACGAAACCCTCCAGCCGGAACCACCCGGCGGTGTTGACCGCACTGGTGCTCGTGTACTGCGTCGTGTCCGTGGTCCCGGCCTGGACCACGATCTTGCCTGCGGTGCTGACCGCGATCCCGGCGCAGATCGAGGTGCTGTCGTAGGGGGCGATGAGCCTCATGTTGGTGACCGGGGGCAGCGCCGGCAGGTAAACGTAGGCGCGGTACCAGATGGTGGCCAGCGAGGACCCGGTCAGGCTCCCGGCCCAGGCCGCAAAGCACGTTGTGCTGGTCCCGGGTTCGGTGAACTCGCCTGACAGCGTGCCATGCGCGGCCTGGGTGTTGCTGTAGGCGAGTGCGGCCGATGCGCCGATGTTAACGACGTCGAACGCGTTCCCTGACACCCCGCCGGAATTGCCGGGGGTGATGGTTGTGCCGCTGGTGCCGCCCTCGAACGAGTTGGTGAGGGTGGTCACGGCACGTCAGAACCCCGTCTGCCCGGTTGCCGACGAGATCAGGAACCCCACCGAGTTCGCGGTTCCGGACGCGGCGATCACGTTCAGCGCCGCGCCTTTGCTGCCCTGGTACCCGGCCCATGCCGTTGTCTGCCCGGCAGGTACCGGGTACCCGTTCCCGGTGGTCAGCGCCGTTCCCCCGGGCCCGATGTACACCGTCACCGACGAAGGGTTGGAGACGGAAAGCATGCACGGGCCCGGGGGCATCTGGCACAGGGCGGACGACGCGGTGCCCGCGGTGACCTGGCCGGTGACGAACATCTCAGATCGCCAGCCAGGTCCAGGTCAGCGTCCCGGTGTAGGTGACCGCGATGGCCTGGTTGTTCGGCACGTAGAGATCGGTCGTCTGCGCCGCCGGCGTGGTACCCGCGATCGTCCCGCCAGCCACGCCGACGTACACGATCTTCTGGATGCCGGTTGTCGCCGACAGGTACACCATGCAGTCGTAGCCGGTGCCGTTGGATACCGTCCCGGCCGACGCCACGGTGCCCGGTGCCGTGATCGCAGGAGGCGTCGCGCCGTTGACACCGGTCGCGAAGCCTTTCTGGAACACCACCGGCTGGGCGAAGACCTGCGGCGTGTTCGTGACCTTCGCACCGGTCGCGGCGTCGCCGGGGAACCACGCCGAGCCGACCGGGTTGACCGGGCTGCCGCTGCCGGCCATCTCAGATCACGCTCGCGACAGACACCAGCCCGGCCAGCGTGGAACCGGTGCCTGAGGACGTGTTGCCCCAGATCTGCCCGGTAGCACCAGACGGGCTGGACACCGAGTAGCCCTGGACGGTGACCTGGCCGCCGACCGGGATGGCCAGCGGGGTCTGCGACCCGCCCGCGGTAAGCGACCCGGACCCGATGTACACGGTCACGGTGCCGGTGTTGAGGATGGTCACGTCCTTGAGGACCGCGGTGGCCGGGACGGAGCCCAGCGGGCCGAACGTGGTGGCACTGGTGTTCTCAGGGTTCCAGACCAGCGCCGAGGTCGTGCCGATGCTGGACTGAACCTGCTGGATTCCGGCCGCGAAGATTCCGCTCACACGGTCCTTTCCTTGGATGGTTGGGGCCGACCCGGGTACTTTCGTAGTACCCGGGTCGGCCCTGAGGCGGGAGTCATAGGTTTGCCAAACCGGACAAACTAGGACTAACTGTACGGAGTCACATCAGACTGCTGCAAACCGCCCAGGTGGGCAGAATACATCGGAGCATGGGCCACCAGGGCAGCCATGAGCAGGAGGATGTACCTGTAGGTCACATCGATCACGGGGAGTGCGCATTCTGTTACCTCTCACCAGATGGTGAGCGGGCCGGTCATTTCTGCCGGCCTCTGCACCTTTTCCATCGGTGCAGATCGGCCTGTCTCATGATCTGCGGTGCCAGCGGCGTAATGCCCCGTCGCTGATCCCGTCGCACAGATCCGGCACGTACAGTCTCTACACTCCAGCGGGCATCGCTGAAGCTCGGGATTCCCCGGTGATTGGAGGGGTTCCCCGAACAGTGCCGTTTTCCACGGCAGGTCACCCTGCCGCGCGCCCTAGTTAGTTGAGCGTCACATAGTCCTGCACGCAGGACACTTCCCACGCGTTGGCCACGTTCGTCCAGCTCTGGGGGAGCTGGTAGGACAGCAGTTCCGCGTTGCCTTGCAGGTAGAACGGGTGGACCACGGTCTTCAGGATGGACCTCGTGACCGGGTTCTGGAACTGGCTGACGGCCGCACCGACGGTGACGTTCCCGACTTCGCCCTGCTTGATGAACAGCTCGAAGTTGGTGCCCGAACCCTGCGAGATCACATCCTGGGACAGGTTCGCGATGTCCGAACCCGAGGAGATGATCTCCGCCGGGTCGGCCTTGAACGCCCCCGGCGAGATCGACGGCGAGTCGAACAGCGCCTTCAGCGCGGTGTAGATGACGTTGTAGTTGAGGTGCTGGCCGACGTTCTGGTTGACGTAGCCGCCCTGCCAGACGATCGGGTTGCCGTTCGGGTAGATGGCCGCCTGCGCCGACAGGCCGGTCAGGGTCGGGATGACGCCTTCCATCCGGGTTCCGGCCCCGGTGCCGGTGTCAGCCGTCGGGTTGGTGGTGACCGCCGCGGGCAGCGCGCCCTGCAGCGTGTACTTCACGCCCCCGCAGGTCGCGAGCAGGTACGTGGTCGGGACCGAGGAAAGGCCGAAGATCTGGTAGTTCATCGCCCCGGTCACAGGCGAGATGGTCACGTCCACGACCTGGCCCGCGCCCACCGTCACCGACGTGGACCCGCTGGAAGCCGTGCGGCCGAAGTAGTTCGCCGCAGCCACCTGGACGTTGACGACCGAAGTGGACAGCGCGGTCTCGTTGGACTGGGCGTTGCGGACCGTGCACGTTGGCGCGGCCGGGATGGCCAGGTTCGCCGACGATCCCGCGATCAGCTGGAACTCCTCCGCTTGCATGGCGGCCTGCAGAAGGATCAGGTTGGCGAGCGCGGACAGATCCTCGAACCCCTGCCCTGCCCACTGGGCGAGGAAGCTGAGCTGCTCCGTGACGCCGAAGAAACGATACGGCACGTTCAGTGTCACAAACTGCTCGCTGACGGCCGGGGGCAGGTTGAGCGGCCACTGGCCGAACGACCCGCCGGTTTGCACCATCTCAGGGATCGAGAAGTCCAGCACGGACTGGCCGCCGGTCTGTGAACCGGAGATGCCGACCGCGAGACGCTCGATCAGGGACGCGCCCTGGCCGGGCGGCCGGGCGAACTTGTTGCGGTAGCGATTCTGTTACCTCTCGCCGAAGAGGCGAGCGGGCGCATCGTTTCCGTGCGCCTCCTGCGGTTTGCCATCCACGCAGGTCCGGACTGTCTCATGCTCTGCGGCCGTGGCCACGTAATGCCCCGTGGCCGCGTCCGTGGCAGAGCGCGCACGTACAGTCTCTACACCGCGGCGGGCATCGCCGCGGACCGGGATTCCCCAGACACAGCAAACCGCCGATCGTACCCCTGTATGAGGAGGGCGCGAGCGACGGCTTCAGGTCAGTATACGGGCGGGGTTCCCCGGGCAGTGCGCTTGTCATCCGGAGGTCGCCCTCCGGAGCCGCCTAGTTGACGGTATAGATGGGATAGATGCGTAAATTGTTACTCTCTGTCCGTTTCAACAGAGGGGCGGCTCGTTTCCGGTCGCCTCCTGCGCTCTCACGCAGGCTCGGAGCACATCATCGCCTCAGGGAGGCGCTCCGTGCATGCTCTCTGGACCTTCCCGTCGCCGACGGCAGGCGGGCTTGGCTGCTGATTGCCCCTGCTGCGTAGCTTTTCGGCCGTCACGCTCAGGCTTTCGCCTCACGTTGTGGCGCACGCAGGTGGCTCGGGTGTTCCAGCAGTTCGCGGAGTTGTCATCCGCGCCTCACGGCGCGACGGCCCCATCTAGTTAAGGCGGGAGGGAGCCAACAGGTTGAAAGGGGTCAAACCGTACGTCGACCCTATCCCCAAATTTCCGGCCGTGAATGACCGGGCGATGTCCGGGCTGGCGACGGTGCCGATGAACTCCTGGATGGACGGGGTTTCCAGGGCCAGGCGCAGCGCGCCGAACCGGCCCAGGAAATCCTGGGACATGGACTTGACCACCGTCGACTTGGCGTAGATGCCCTGGCGGGTGGCGGAACGCAGGTCGATCGTCGCCTCGAACGCGCGGCGGCCGATGTCGGCCTGGTTGGTCAGCGGCGTGTTGCCGCCCTCGCCGGCGAAGCCGGCGCCCTTGACGAGGTGGCTCATCTTGCCGACGAGGGCTTCGGCGGTGTTCGAGTACTGGCTGGTGCCCAGGTCGGGCCGTGCGGCTTCTCCGTAGAGCGCCTTGGTGACCTGGTCGGGCGGCGGCGCGGTCACGCCGTCATTCAGGGACGGGATGGTGCCGTCCAGAACTGCTGTCACACGGTCTCGCTTTCGCTGCTGCCGCGCGCTTTCGCGGCGCGGCGCGGTTTACGTCTGAGGGGTCATGGAGTCCAGTCCGAGCTTGGTTTCGAGGTCCCGGCGGGCTGCTTCCCGCATGCCCGGGTCCGGGCTGGAGCGCGACACGTAGTGGAGTCGCTGGAGTTCCGCCATCTGCACCCGCTCCGCGGATGCCGTAGCGGTCTGCGGCGCCGCCGGCGCCGCAGAAGCCTTGTTGAGGGAGACCACCCCGCGGAGGGGGGCCTGGGAGGTGTCGGCGTGGTCGGCGATGGCGTCGATGGCCTTCCGCTGCTTGCGCAGGGTCTTGTCCTGGGCGGCGATGCGCTCGAGGAGCGGCGCGTTGGCCTCGGCGATGGCCGCCTTGATGACGTCCGGATCCAGCGGAGAAGGAACCGGCACCGAAGGAGAAGGCAACGCCTTGGCCAGCTTCATCGCTGTGAGGTTGGCGCCCTTGGCCTTGAGGCCGAGCTTGCGGCGTGCCTGCTTCACGGTCATCGATCCCTTCAGGACGCGCTGCTCGAGACGGCGGCGCTTGGCGGCCAGGGCTTTGCGCTGCTTGCGGGCCTTCGCCTTCGCGGCCTTCTTGCCGCTCCTCGGTGCCGGGCCGCCGACGCCTTCGGGGACCTGCGGTGCGGGCTTCTGAATGCCGCTGACCTCCGGGGACATGGGGCACACGTCGGGGAAAACGCGGGAGATGTGGTCGTGCATGGCGGTCATCGCCTGGCGGGCGTTGTCCCGCATCGCCCCGGTGTAATAAACGCGGGACGGCATGCCGGGGGTCATCGGTGCCGGAATGGGCTCATGCCGGGGGGTGTCGTTGGCCGGGGCGTCCGCGGCGCGGCCATCGGCGAGGAATCCGCGGGTGAAGTCCTCCGCCGACGGCTGGCCTTCGGGAACGCGGAAGTCGTGCGGGGCGCCCTGCTGCGGTGACGGCGCCGAATGGCCCTCGTGAATGTACGGCCGCTGATACTGCTGCGGGGTGACATGCGCCGGGGTCGGGAACGACGCCGGGCCCGGGGTGGCGTCAGTCAGCACCTTGTTGACCGCGAGGAAGTCCGCGTGGGCCTGCTCACGCAGGTCTAGCAGCAGGTCATCCGATGCGTTCTTGAGGGTTTCGGCGTGGCGGAACAGGTCCCGCATCGCGAGCGCTTCCGCTGCCGGGGCGGCCGCGGCCTTCATCAGGGCCTGCCGCTGCCACATGGCGCCGTCGATGTCGCCGAGGGAGGCGTAGGGGAAGCATTTGCGCACGTCCGCCGGGCGGAACGCGGCGCAGGTCAGGTCGTGCAGGAGCGCGTCCTCGCGGGACAGGCCCGCGGCCCCGAGGGCTTTGTGGCGCATCGCCGCGGCCATTTCCTGCCGTTCGTCGCCGTCCTGCATGTTCGCGTCGTCCTCGAACTCCTCGACCGGCGCGCCGTCCGGTTCGCGGTGAGCGGGCAGGCCCTTGACGTCGCCGCCGTGGCCGGTGACACCGTGCGCCGGGTTGCGGCCCTTGCCCTTTCCCTTGCGCTTGGCGGCCTGCGGGCTCGCGGCCTTCTTGGCCCTGGATGGCTTTTTCCCGCCGTCCTCGCCGCTGTCGTCTTTGGCGCCGAAGGGAGGAGCCTGCTTGTCCCCGAACGGGTTCCCCTTCTTGCCCTTGCCGCTCTTGGCCTTCTTCCGCTTGCTCACACGCTCCTTAGCGGCTGCCTTGCCCGCGTTCATGGGGATTTTGTGGTCGGCCATCGGGTTGTAGCCGGGGTTTTCCTTGCCGCACTGCGGGCAGTGCTTCTCGCCCTTGTCGAGCGGGTCGTGGCCGCAGCCCAGGCACCGGAAGTCGTGGTTCTTGGTGACCGGCATGGCCCCGGCCATGGGCTTGCCGCATTCGGTGCACATCTGATGCTTGCGGCTCTGCTTGGCCCCGCAGCCGCCGCACAGGACCTTGGCCTTCTTGGTCGCCGGCTGGCCGTTGACCACGGAGGCGAAATCGTCCAGGTGGCGGAGCGCCTTGCGGATCGTGCGCTTCTGCGCCTTGAGTGCCTTCTTGCCTTTCTTGCAGTCCGGGCAGGGCTTGCCGTCTGTCATCCCGGAGCCGTCGCACTTCATGCACTTGGTGACCTGCGGCTTGGCGCCCTTGGCCGCGACCTTGTCCTGCTTACCCGGAGGCGTCCAGCCCTCCTGCTTCGCGCGGCGGGCGATGAGCTTGAGCGCGGCCTTCCACTTCCCGTGCTTGGACCGGGCGAGGGTGTAGGCATTGTGCATGTCCGATTCGGTTTCGATCGGGTATGAGCCGTCGCTCAGCGCCTTGCCCTCGCTGGCGAGACGGCTGCGGGTCGCGGTGTCGATGTCGCGCTTGTAAACCGCTGCCTCCGCGGCGCGGTTCAGCACAGCGTCATGCAGGGCGCCGGGAACCGGTTCGGGTGCAGCATTGTCAGCCTTGGCCGCATCCGGTTCCGCCGTCTTGGTGATCACCGACGGCACGGCGCCCTTCGCTGCCGCCTGCTCGCGCGCCAGCTGCTGCCCGAACGTGGCAAGCCTGGCCAGCTGGGACGGCTTGATGCTGACGTGCATGTCGGCCGGCAGTTCGACCGTCACCGTCTTGGGCTTCGCCGGGGCCGCGGCCTTGGCCAGCACCTCGTCTGGCGCGGTCAGCTCGCCGGTCCACTCCACCGAGCCATCGGCCGCTGCCTTGCACAGGGAGAACTTGGTGCCGTAATTCGACCCGCGGTCGACAACGCTGATCTCACCCAGTCCGGTGAGCCCGTCCGCCCGGTCGGTGATCACGCCGTTGATGGCCTTGCCCGCCGGGTCCAGGTGCTTGAATGCGGGATCGCCCCGGCGGATGTCCGGGTTCATGATCCCGATGGACCAGTCGTTGAGGATGCCCGTGCGGATGAAGTGCTTCGCGATCGGGTCAGCGATCAGGGCACGGACGTTGTGGCCATCGACGTGCAGGCCTTTGCCGACCGGCTTCTTCGGATCATGCTGCATCCGGACGTTGGCTTTGCCGTCGTCCTTCCAGCGCTTGATCCACCGCAGGCTGGCCTCGGGATCGACCACCTGAAGATCCGAGTCAACAGTCCCGTCGGTCACTTTCCCGAAGATTTCTATGTCGGGGGTGCCGTCCACGGGATTGACGGTCTTGGTGTCCTCCGACTTCTCGATGGGCATCGAGAAGTAGACGAGGTCATCACCGGCAGACGTGGTCGCAGCCTTCGCGGCCTCGGGCTCGGTCAGGACTGCAGCGGCCACACGGCTCCAATTTCCGGAAGATATTCGGGAAGGTCAGTGCGAGATGACGGCTAGCGGGATAAGCGGGCGTGCGTCATCGGGGCGTTTGTCGGGCGGCAGGTCGGCGAGGTAGGAGCATTGGCGGTACATGTGGTCCGCGCGTTCCGGGTCGGGTTCCTCGCCGTACCAGGGATAGTCGCGGCAGAGCGGCGGCCGGTTCTCATGCGCGGTGCAGGTGGCGTGCTCGGGGTCGTAGGCGTCGCAGGTCCAGTGACCGTCGCAGGTCTCTGCCCAGTGCGCAGCTACGAAGTCCGCATTGGCGCGCATGCTGCCGTCCGGGTTGTAGCGGCGGATGGCATCGTCACGGTCTGCCTCGCGGTAGCGGCTGTGCTCAAGCCAGTAAGCCCAGCCGACCTCGGTGCCGGGATCGGGTACGCCGTCAAGGGCGCCCGTGGAGTAGGGACGCGGGTCGGCGTTCAGCCAGATGTGCGTGCAGCATTCGCCGCAGCGGGCGCAGCCTGCGGTCACCAGCCGTCCTCGTCCAGGTGCTCGGACAGCACCGGAGGCCACGGGCGGGAAGCGAACGACGGGATCAGGGGACGGGAAGTCCACCGGCCCCGCGGCGAGGGAACGACCATCCCGGCGCGGGAGTCCAGCCGGCCGTCTTTGACGGTAACCGGGCAGCCCGCGTCGGCGAGACGGTTCAGGGCGGCCATCAGGTCATCGAGAAGTTCCTCGCGCTCGCCGTCCAGGAACACGGCCGCACCTCCAAGCGAAGTCCTAGCCGGAGGGCTGGGACTTGGAGTTGACTCAGGGCACGGGCAGCGGGAAAGCACCCGGCCGCAGTCAAGGCAGAACGGGGCGACGCTGACCGGACCCACGTACACGGGTACCTCCCGTGGCATCCTTGGCGGATGAGCGAGACCGAGCCATGGCCGCTTGAGGCGCTACCGCCGCTACCTGACGGCGCTATCGGCTGGAACGTTTACAGTGGCCCGGACCTTGAGGGCGCATACCATTTCGTGGCGTTCAGCGGGGACGGCGGCAAAGTGGAACAGTGCGGCGAACAACTAGCCGCCGACATAGAAGCGATGCTCCGGGAGCGTGAATGAGCGAATCAGAGGCAGTTGAAGGCGTGCTGGTACCGGCCCCGCAATCGGCGGACATCCGCTACGAGGACGAGGACGCAGACAGGGTGACCCGGGTTCTGGTGGTCGTGGAACGGGCCGACGGGACAGTGAAGGAGTACGAGGCCCGCGAGCCGCAGGACTGGCAGATGAATGACCCGGAATCCCTCTCGGCGCAGGTGATCCGCACCACCGGGCTCGGCCTGCCGTCCGGCGGGGGGTTCCGGGGGCTCATGGCCGGGGTGCCGTCGCTGCGGTTGTCGTTCTCGGCGAATCCCCGGTACAACCTGCACATCCGAAACAAGCGGAGGGATGACCGGGCATCCTTGGAAGCGTGATGTGCCAACCCTGCCCGGTTTGCGGCTGTGATGATCTCGGTATCCGGAATGACGCAGAGGCCTTCGTTTACGTGGGCGATTCGCCGACTGTCACGTCCCGCAGCGGATTCGCTCTTGCATGTCATCAGGTGCTCTCATTCCCGCACGGCCTGCTGCCGGGCGGTCCTCATCTCTGGGCCGTTGCGGCAGATGGCAGCGATGCGAAGGTAAGCGTCGGGCCAGCTTGTGAGCACGGCCTGCTCAAGGATGAGAGCACTTCCCGCGCGGCGCTTGCACGCTGGAATTGACCTCAGTCGTCCATCCCGTCGCCGAGCACGTCATCCCCGGCTGCGACCGGGAACGGCTCGTAGTCCTGGGTCCTTGCCGCCCACCTGCGATCTTTCAGGCGCAGCACGTAGCCGCGTTTGGTGTGGATGGCCTGCCAGCCGGTGAGGACCACCTTGTACCCGGCGTCCTCGCAGGCGTTCAAGGCTGCGGCGAGGGAGGCGAGCAGGCCCCAGGGCTCGTCGACGGGCTGACGGCAGGAGGCGCACAGGACGCGCTTGGCGGCCTTCTTACGGTGCTTGCGCTTGGCGCCGTGTTTCTTGCTCACGCCGGGGCGAGTTCCCAGTCCTCGGCGAGCATGTCCGTCTGGCTGGCCAGCCAGGGCACCAGATCTCCCGCGACAGTGCTCATGTAGATGTAAGGCAGTGTCATCTTGGAGTTGGCGTCCGGCACCTGCAGCGCAAGCCACATGTTCTTGCCGTTCCACCCGGCGCGGGTGACCCGCTGGCCGGCCCTGAGCGCCCTGATCGCGTCTCCGAAGTCCAAAGGATCCTCCTCAGTGATGGGCGGCACGCAGCCGTTCGAACTCGGCGTCGGCCCGTGCCGCGGCGGCCTGCACTTCCGGTGTCACCTTCACCCGGCCGCCGAACGCGCGGCCTGCCTTCCATTCGCGGATGGCGTTGATCGCAGTCGCTATGGCCTGCGACTCGCTCATGCCTTCGTCGCGCATGAGCGCCCGCGCTGTGTTCTGGTGATACGCCGGGAGTTGCTGCATCTCCGGCACCTTCTTGCCGGGCGTGTGCCAGAGCCCGTGAGTGCCGAGCGGGTGATGCACCGTGGAAACGACCGGGGTCTCGGCCGACTTGCCCAGCCCGGCTAGCTCGGCTGCGGTGAGGGTGACCCGGCTAGCCATTGCCGGAACCCTCGCGCCATGTCACCGCGAAGCCGGGGATGCCCAAACCGAAGTCCGGGTCTGCGGATGCAGGCCGCAGCGGTGCTCGAAGTTCCGTCTCGTCCACGGAACACATCGGCCTGCGCGGGTCAAGGCCGGCCTGCACTCCGATCCAGCGAAATGGCTCGCCGCAGTCATCGCACCAGACCTTGATATCGGCCGCGTAGCCCGTGACCGGGCCATTCTCGGTGTCGCTGAGGCGGTTGACCTCAACACCGGCCCTGAAGTTCCCGTGCAGGCATGGCCGATCCGGATCAGCCAGCATCACTCGCCACCCAGCGGGAACCGGTACACCTCATCGCCCCGGTGCACTGACAGGTGGGTGAACGTCACCGGCACCGGGGGATGCGGCGCCGGGAGCGGCTCACCCGGCTGCAGGTAGGCGAGGGTGACGTGCGGCGCCCAGTCCTTGTGCTCGCTGGCCGACAGGTGCTCAAGGTCGGCGCGGAGCTTCTCCGCGCCGGGGATGCGGGCCGGGACGAACGCGGGCACCATGCCGTCACTGCCATCGGACGGCGGGAATGAGCCGATGCCGGACAGCATCCCGGCCAGCGGGCCCGGAGCATGCCGGGCCGCGGTGCGTGCCTGCGCCAGCACAATATCCAGCTCCCTATCGTCCACATCCTTGCCGAGGTAGGCGACCGTCACGTGGTGGTCGTCCACGCCGCCGGGCACCGGCTGGATGAGGCCTTCCGGCAGGTCCAGGGAGATCATGCCCGACCGCGGGCTCAGGTCGTAGCCTGCGGCCTTGTTCTTCGGGCTGTCCCCGAAGTGATGCTGCTGGTGGTAGGTGTCATACGCCGCTTCCAGGTCGGAGTCGCGGTCCAGGAACCCGACGTAGCCGCGGACCGGCATCTTGTTCTTCTCGCAGGCCAGGGTGCGATGCCTGCCGTCAACAAGGCGGACGTGGTTGTGACCCGGGCGCAGCACGCCGATGATCTCGTTGACTTTCCGGCCGGCCTTCAGGTCGCGGGCGATGGCCTTGACGTGGCCCTGCTGGTGGCTCGCCGCCCACCCCTTCCGGCCGGACAGGTCCATGAGTTCCAGCGGGATCTCAACGGGGCCCACCCATGTGGCGCGACCTACCCAGGCGAGGGCGTCCGGCGGGAAGTTCTCCTGCATGAGCTTGCGCACCGCGCTGGCCTTGGCCTTCGGCGCGTCCTTCAGGAACTGTGCCGCAGCGTCGGCGGCCTTGCCCACCGCGTTTGGTGCCCGGCCGCGCGGTCCGCCGCCGATCGACGTCACCGGGGGCTGGGCGGTGCCGTGGCCGCCTTCCGGCCACAGGTCCTCGTCTTCGCCGCCGCCGTCCGGGTAGTCCTGATCCGGCCTGGGCGCGACCTCGCGGACATGCTCAGGCCAGTCGCCGTCGTCCTCGCCGTAGGTGTTGACGTAGCCGCGGCGTTCCGGGGTGGAGGCGTCCCAGCGCGGCGGCTCCCCTCCCGCAGACGCGCCGGGAACACCCCCGGGTACCTCGGTTCCGTCAGGGCGGTGCGGGTAAAGGGTGCGGCCACCTCCGCCGGCAGGGTTCTCGTCTCCGGGCTTGGCGTCGGCCAGAACGACTTCGCCGTCCAGGTTCACGCCCCGCTTGCGCTTCTTGTTCGCGGCCGTGACCGGGGGTGTCCAGCCGGGCGGGGGCGCGGTCGCATGACACCGGCAGCGCGGATGTCCTGGCGGCATCAGGTCGCCGCTGGGGAAACGCGCACCGACGGGAATGGAGCCGGCCGCCTGGTTGGCCTTGCATTCCCCGCAATTGTGAACTAGGAAGCGACTCGCGTAGTAAACGGGCTCCGTTTCAACGCTGACATTGTAAACTGTAAGCGGGTGATTAACGATAATGGCTTGAATGGGGGAAGCCTGTCCGTGCCATTCACTTACCAATGCGCCCAGTGCAGCAAAATCGTCGTGCGTGCTCAGCGCACCCGGAGCCCCCGAGTCTTCTGCTCCAACGAGTGCTATCACACCGCTACGCGCGTCCACGCCGAACGCACTTGCCCGGGCTGCGGCATCGTCTTCCGCCCCGGCAGGCTCAATAACAAGACCAAGATCCACTGCTCCCGGGCGTGCTACGAGGACAGTTGCAAGGTCACGAAGACCTGCATTGTCTGCGGCAAGGACTTCACCGTCAGCCAGTCCACCGCCGAGCGCTACAGGACGTGCTCGCGGGCATGTACCACTGCCGAGACCAAGTACGTCGACTGTGACCGCTGCGGAACGCGTTTCCGGGCTGAGAAGCATCTCAACAGGCGGTTCTGTTCCGAGGAATGCCGCCGGCCACCGGTCTACCTCACCTGCAAGACGTGCAGTGTCACCTTCCGCACGCAGCCGGGCCTTGCCGCTGCCGATCGGCAGTTCTGCTCCCGCAGTTGCTACCGCAAGTTTACGGGCGAGACCATGCTGGAGTTCCGCGTCCGTCAGGCGCTCACCCTGCTGCGCCTTGAGTTCACGCCCGAACTTGACGTGAGCCGCTGGACGATCGACTTCGCGCTCACCAGTCTCGCCGTCGCCATTGAGGCCGACGGCGAGTACTGGCACCAGCGGACTGCGGCCAAGGACGCCATCCGCGATGCGGAACTTGGCCGCCTCGGCTGGCACGTCATCCGGCTGGGCGAGCGAGAAGTGAACGACGCTGCCAATCTCTGCCGACTCGTCCTCAAGCGACTTGAGGAGGTCCCCGGGCTTGAGGTCGGCAGCCTTGCGCCAGCCGTTGGTGGTCATGAACCGGTGATTGTCAGTCGCCGTGACCGTCCGGCCTTCCGCCTGAATCACCGTAAGGCCACCTGTGTACAGGCGCTCCATGGTGGCAATGACGGGACGCTGCCCCTCTGGCGTGATGACGAGATCCCCGGGCTTTAGCCGCTCGATCGGCACTTCGCCAGTCGGCGTCGCCACGGGCGTACCTGCGGGGAAACACACCTTGGCGTCGTTGCGGGTCTGCCAGCCCTTATAGGTGACCCCGAGCAGCTTCCAGACGGCGAGAACGGCCTGGTTCCAGGCGCGCATCAGCTCGGTGACAGCGATGAGTTCGGCCCGCTCATCTGCCTTGAGGAGTCGCAGCAGCGCGGCGATCAGGGCCTTGCGTTTCAGGCCGGCCAGGTCCCGCAGGTCGGCGATGATGGCGGCGACGTTGGTTTCGCTGACCCACTCCTGCACCTGCCGGCCGACGGTGCCGAGGAACGCTTCCAGCGCCCCGCCAGCGGATCCGCCTGCTTCGGCTTCGCCGTGCGCCCACGCGTCGGCCCACAGGCCGCTCAGCGCTGCCGTCAGCGCCTTGCGCAACTCGGCGGCGATGAGCCCGGCGAGGACCGCGGTAGTCACGGCGAGAGTGCCCGCGCCCCACGCGGCGATGAGTTTCGCCGCCGCGGCGGCAGCGGACGCGAACGCGGCCTCGATCCGCCGCGTGTACTCCTGCTCCAGGGCCAGTTGCTGCGCCTGGATCTGAGCCTGCGGGGACTGCTCGTGCCGGGCCTTCTCTGCCCACTGGTAGGACGCGGGCGGCAGGACGATGGTCTTCACCAGGCCCGCGGCCTGCTCGGCGTCCATGCCCTTCGCCATCTGCTCGGCGATCAGCGACAGCGCGCGGGGCTCGAGATGCCGGGCTTCCCATGTGGAGATCAGGCGTCCCTTGCGCAGGTGCCGGGTCAGGGCCTCCAGTTCGGCCAGCGTCGCCTTAACTGACGCCTGGGCGTGAGCCGGGCCCGCCGAGGGCTTCTTGGCCGACCGTTCGGGCATGAACCCTTCGGACGCGGCGTGCGCCGGGGTGAGCGCGGCACCGCCGCGGGCGCGCTGCCGCCCGGTGACGGTGCCGGACGGCAGCGGCTTCGCGGTCACCGCGGGCTTTTTGGCGCCGGACGACCCGGGCGGCAGTGCCTTGGCCTGTGCCTGCGCCTGCGCGATCGACACGGCCTCCGACAGGGGGATCGGTCCCATCGGCGTGAACACCAGCGGGCCGCTCGTCTCGTCCAGGCCCCACGGCGGCAGGCCGATCTTGTCGCGGAACTCGTCGACCGACCGGACACCGATCTGCGCCTGCTTGACGTAGGTGTCGGTCAGCGCCGCCTCGTCCTGGACCTCGCGCATGCCCTCGAACGAGAACTCCATGTCCGGCTGGTCGCACACGATCTGGAGGATGAAGTTCGGGATCGAGGCGATGAACTTCAGCAGCGGCGTGGTGTCGGTCTTCTCCTGGTTGGTGCGGCTGGCCTGCGCCATTTCCCGCGCCGCGAACGGGCTGGCCACGGTGGACACCTTGGGGAGGATGCCGACGTCCATGGGGGAGACGCCGTACATCATGCAGACCTCGTTGGCGATCCACTCGTCGCTCTGGTCGACAATATCATTAGGCTTTTGTGGCATTGTTTTGCTTCCAGGCGGCAAAACAATGACTTTCCAATGAAATGCCTGGTCGTTCGCGACCGCATTCAATGCATCCTGAAGCTCCCTTACCTGATTGGGAGTCATGGATGTATCGCCTGGTGAAATATAAACCGCGGGCACGGTGCCCTCGGTGAAGAACTCCAGCTGGTAGCCCTGCTTGCGGAGCCCGGTCAGGATCGGGACCAGCGCCTGCTCGGTCGGGGAGAACCCGTACGGCGAGTCAGGGAACGGGCACATCGGCAGGTAGACCAGCTGGTCGCCGCGGTAAGCCCCGCGTTCCCCGCCGGCGATCTCGGGCAGGTCCAGGCCGGCCATCACCGTCGTGAAATCAGCGCGGGGCACGCCGTACTCGTACTGCTGGTAGGCGGGCGCGGGGGGGACGGGCATGCCGCCGTGCAGGTTCAGCAGCGGCCGGATCGTCGCCCCGTCGATGCACCACAAGCCGTCCAGGTCCGAGCCGAGCAGGCCCCGGCCCATCCCGGTGCCCTTCTTCGGGCACAGGTACAAGCTCAGGGCGTCGATGGTGAGGATCTGCTCCAGCATCGCCGACATCCACGACGTGAAGTCGAAGTAGTTCGGGTCCGGCTTGCGGAAAAACCGCATCGCCTTCGCGCGCCGTTCCCCGAAGTCCCGCTGCGCCTCATGGTCACCCTGGTAGGCCTTCTCCGCGTGGGAGGTGAGGGTGATGTCCCAGTCCAGGCCGCAGACTTCCTTTTTCACTAGCTGGATGCAGCGCCGCGCGATCGAGTAGTTCTTCGACAGCGACTTGAGCACCGAGAACGGGGCGAGCTTGTAGCCGCCCTCAGTGCCCGGGTCGCCGATAGGAAGGTTGTAACCTACCTCGTAGGCGAATCGCCGGGGTTCTGGCCGCTCGAAGCCAGGTGGTGGCGCATCAATCGGCACCGGCATGATCGGCGAGAACGGGCTGAATGCGCCATCGGTAAACGTCTGCGGCGGCCTCGGCAAAAAGCCGCCATACGTATTCGCATATCCATGCTCATTGTTGAGTTGCTGCACCAGCGGGGACATGCGGCCGATGTAAGGGCCTTGCTGCTGCTGGGGGCCCGGGTTCGGCCGGCCCCCGCCGGGCATGGATTTGCTCGCTGCGAGGATGGCCGAAGGGGAGGCCATGGTCACCTCCAGCATCGAACGTCAGCAGCGGCAGTCTGGTTTGACGTGGACTATGTTGCCGGACGGCAGGGTGTAGCAGATTTTGCCCGAATGCCAGCGGGCGAAGGCATTCCGCATCGGGGTCCAGGGAACGCCCTCGGGCCCGGGCCACTTCGGCAGCACCATGTCGTAGATGAGGACGCCCTCATTGCGGATCGGCGTGAACACCGGGATGTCCGGGTGACGGTGCATTATGTCAAGCGGGCCGGGAACCAGCGGCTGACCATCCCGCTCGCAAGTACCGCCAGCGTGGATGTCGATCCGGTCGCAACCGTCCAGGCAGAGGGCGCCCCGTGCCAGTTCGCCGCTGGTCACTGCCCGTCCTCGGTGATGGTGTGGGTTACCGGGTCACCCCAGTAGCGGGAGTAGCCGTCGCGGCGGCGGAAACCCGCAGCGAGGAGGCGCAGGATGTGGGCACCTGTTGCCTCGGTGCTCACGTACTCCCCGGTGGAGATGTCGCCGTCCTCCAGAGCGGCATCCATCGCCGCGTCTGGCTGGCAGGCGTCCAGGATGGCCAGCTTGGCTTCGCAATCAGCGATTACGTCGGCTGGATTGTGCAGCGTGATGTGCGCAGCATCGGCAAGGTTCCCGTCGATCCCTTCACAGACCCCGTCGATGATGATTCCCTCGCCGGGCTCGATCTGGGCGCTGAGCGTGTTCCCGTATTCGTCCTGGACTAGGCCGACCGCCCAGGAACTGTCCTTCTCGCCAGTTGCTTCCCATGCCCACGGGCCGGGTGTGGCCGCCTCGGCGGCTACCTTGTCGTCCTTGATCTGTTTGCGCAGCCACGCCACGGCCTCGGCCGGGTCAGGAGGACTCAGGTCGATGGTATGCGTGTACGGCGGTCCGGGCCGGGATGGCGGGTTCAGGATGTTGTGCAGGAGGTGGCCTGCGGCGTCGTCAGTCATTGGGCACCCACTCGAACCGCATCCCCGGCGGCAGGTCCTCGCTGAGCTCGTCCGCGATCTCCTGCGCGCGGCCGGGAAGCGCGGCCTTATAAGCCTCGATGGCAGCGCGGGCCGCAGCGTCGGCCGCGTTGTATGAGCGCCAGTCGATGGCCTTGCCGCGCTGGTAGGCGCGGGTGACCGCACGCCAGATCCGGATGCGCAGCGGGACAGCTGCCAGGCCAGCATCCCAGGGCTTCAACCCGAACGCCCGGAGAACCTGCGCCTGTACGACATCGGCCATCTCGTCTTCCTCGCTCATGCTGTCCCATCATGCCTGACCTGACGGGGCCGCGCCGGTCTCCCCGCACCAGCCCGGCGCGGCCCCGCGCTGTCAGGCTGAGGGCGCGGCCGGGGGCTCAGCGGACGGCGTGCCGGCGACCAGGCCCACCGTGGTCGCGGCGGTGGCCTGGACGATGACGGCCTCGGCGCCGTTCAGGGTCGTGGCCGACCCGTCCGGGTTGGTGATGGTCACGACGACCGACACCATCAGGTTCGAGTCCGGCACCCCGGCGGCCAGGGTCGCGGTCGTGGTGTCCGCGGACGCGGTGAGGACGGCACCCGTCGAGTCCGGGTCGGCCAGCGTCCAGGCGGCGGTGAAACCGTCGGGCAGCGGCACCGCGGCGCCCTTGGCGTCCTGGCCGGTCAGGGAGAAGACGACCTCATCGGTGTCGTCGAGGGTGAAGGTGGCGGTCATGGCGGTAGTTCCTTCCTTGAAAGGGGTTCCGGGCGTGATCGCCACGGAGACGACGTGCAGGGTGTCGCGGTTGCGGAGCCAGCGGTAGGCCGAGTCCGCGAGGTGAAGCCAGTGGGGGTCGGCGTCGTGGTGGAAGCCGATGTCGCCGCGGCGGGAGGCCAGGTCAACAGCGGCAGCGAGGGCAGCGCGGCGGTCCTGCGCGTCAGCGGCCAGGTAGGCGTCGTCGTCAGCCATGGTCAGCCCCCCCATGCGCGGTCGCAGTGGTCAGGGTCGTGGGCGCGGCTGCGCGGCGGCAGGCGGCGCATCGGGCAGCCGTCACGGCGGACCACTTCGGCGCAGACCTGGCCCGCTGCTATCTGCCGCTCGCGGGCGAGCCGTTCTACCTCGGCTTGCGGGTCGTCGATGCGGCGGAACGTGCCTGGCGGGTCAGCCATCACCGGATCCCTTCATGATCCCGGCCGAGACGATGCAGCAGAGGATCTGCATGGCCTCCGTTCGCGAGAACCCCGCAGCGACACGGGAGAGCACGAACTCGTGCTGCTGAGCACCGCCCTGCTCAAGCTCGGTCATGGGCGAGGAGGGGAACAGCGGGGCATCTGACGCGAAGATGCGGACAGAGGTGTCGCAGGCGGCGTCTTGCGGGCAGTAGAGCATGACCGGGTCGGCAAGGGAGGGGACGAGCGGGCAGCCATGCTCAGGACACGTGATAACGAGGCGGTCAGGCATCGAGTCCCTCCAGGCTGATCGACGCGGCGGCTTTCCGGTTCGCGGCCCGGGCCAGCATCCGGGCGTGCTTCTTCGCGAGCCGGGGATCGGGGCGGCCGAGGAGCGCGGAACCGATCTGCGCCCACGTCATCCCGCGTGCTTTCGCGGCGACGATCATGGCGACAGCGAGCACGTCGTGGTCACGCGACAGGTCCGGTGCCTCGCCCGCGAGGGACGCGAGCCTGCGGATTCCGTCAGCCTGGGAGGGCGGGGTCATCGGTTTCCTCCGCGTCCTCGGCGAGGATCACCCGCTCGGGGTCTTCCCAGGAGCCGTTGGGCCAGAACGTGGCCTCGGCGATGAAAACGGTCCGCGTGCTGACCTGGCCGTCTGGCATCTGGGCGCGCAGTTCAACCGGGACGCCGTCGCCGCCGAGGGTGAACGTGGCCAGCCGGGGGCAGGCCAGTTCAGTGCCTGCGTGCAGGCCGCCGCACAGGAAACACCCGCCGCCGGCGCGCAGGATCGCCGCTGCCTCGGCGCGGGCTTCAGCGGTCATGGCCTTCTTGTGGCGCGGCGCGGGCGGCTGGCCGCCGGAGCGTTCGAGCCTGCCGCGGGCGGCCTGGATCATCAGCGGGGCGGCGTGCCGGCCGGCCATATTGTCGGGGTAGCTCACGTCTCAGGCTCCGGTGGCGGCGTCCACCCCATGGCGATCAGCGCGGCCCGGGTGGTCTCCTGGAACTCTGTTTCCGCTTCCAGGGTCACGACCACCCCGCCAATGCAGGGCAGGGCGACGGACAGGACCGGGACGCGGGGGGCTTCCATCTTCAAGACCGCCGCCGAGAAGGGGAGCAGGTGGCCGTCGATGCGCAGGGCACCGGAGGACGGGTCGCCGGCTATCTCGACATGGTTGGTCAGGGGCTCACTCATGGCCGCCTGCCCCGTAGCCGACCGGGTACTGAAATCGCCGGGGTTCCGGACGCGGCGAACCCGGCGGCCCATCCAGCGGGACGGGCGGGATCGGTGAGAGGGGACCGAATAGCCCGGTGTCCGCTACACCCATGCCCGCAACCTCGAACGCGAACGTGGCCCGCGGCGGCTCATTCGGCAAGATGACCGCGGCACTGCAGACCGGCCGGCCATCCTCATCGGTGAACATAGTCAGCTCGGCCCAGACAAGGTTGCCGGCGCTGGCGTGGATGGTTAGTCCGGTGACCGTGGTGATGGGCGTCCCGTCCTCGGCGCTGATCATGAACCGCCAGCCGCGCATCGGCGACGGGCCGTCCGGTGTCCACTCGACGGTGACGGTGCCCTCGAAGTGCTCCGGACGGTCAGGCACCGGCGGCCGCCTCTGCCACGCCCAGTTCCTCGCCGAGGGTAATCAGGCACCGGACACCGGGCGCATACCCGTCCAGCCAGCAGGAGACCAGGTCGTTGTACTCGCGGAGTTGCTGCGGCGTGAAATCCGCCACCCGGATCACCAGCAGTTCGCCCGGCTTGACCACGGTGACGCACTCGCGGAGGAGGTGACGGACCTCGTCCTCGGTGAGGCGCGGGCCGGGCGGAAGGATCGTGTACTCGTGTGCCGCGAGCCCGGCGGCTTCAATGTCGTGCCGGAACTTTTCCGCGTCTTCCCCCGTGAACTCAGGCATCGTGACTGACCGCAGCGGGTGCGCGGCCAGTTCCTCCAGCGCGGCGACACGCTCCTCCAGGCTGCGCTCGCCGGTCATTTGCCGCGCCTGCTGCTGCGCGGGCGCGGGGTATCTGCCTTCCTGGCTGCCGGGCCCGTCTCGATCGGACCGGGATCCTCGGCCGCCTTCTCGTCAGCGGCACCGGCCGGTACCGGGTCGGGCTGCGGCAGGTCGGGCTCGACGAGATTGACTGGCCAGAACGGGGCCGGGAGCGCAAGCTCATGCGGTGCCACGACCGGCCGGTCGGTGCCCGGCTCCAGCCGTTTCACGTACAGGACAGCGGCGTGCGGGGCAGCGAACAGGGAGGCGCCAGAGGCGTCTTCCAGCCACAGCCAGCCGTCGCGGGCACTGACGGCTGAGGCGCGGATGACGGGCGAGTGCCAGGTGGTCCCGCCCGAAGGCTGGAAGTGGACCTGCCAGTCGGCGAAGTCGTCGTTCTTCTTGTTCTTGGACATGGGTCACACAGCTCCTGGTGGCGAGATGGGTGGTGAACGTGCTGGTCAGCCAGAGACGAGCGCGGTGTAGCGGAGGATTTGCCCGATCTCGGCGAGGTCATCGCGCTGTGCGTACGTGCCAGTGCGGACGACGGTCAGGTTCCTTCGCCCGCGAAGAGACTCCGGGGTGGCGTAGAAGACATCCCGGCCGCGCGGGTTGATGCCGTGCTCGTGGCACCAGTCCAGGTATTCGGCGTAGTTGCCTGCGATCACGGCGCGAACGTTCACCTGAATCCTCCCGTCATCCCGCCAGCGGGCATCCCGCCGGGCATTCCTGCGGGCCGGCCGTTCTGCTGCAGCATCCGCATCAGCCCGCCGTGACAGGCCGGGCATTTGCCGTGGCGGCGTTTGTCGTAGGGGCGGGAGCAGGCGGGGCAGCGGACGAAGTCCCCGTACGCTGAAGCCCACCCGCCGATCGCCGCAGGCTCGGCCGGGGTTGTCGTCTTCGCCGCCGGCTTGCCAGCGTCGGGTGCTTTCGGGTGGCAGGACGGGCACTCGCCCTCCCGCTCGGGGAACGTTTTGCCGCAGTCGCCGCAGCGCTTCACGCCGTACGCTTCCAGCCACGAACCGGACGAAAGGCTTCTAAGTGCCGAACACGCCCAGACCAGGGCATCTACACGGTCGGGGGAGTCACCCGGGTCGGACGGCACCCAGGAGATCATCTGCTCCTCGAGCATGGTGTGGCAGCCCACGTGGTGGACCCGGCCCTGCTCGTAGAGCGCGGAGACGGGCTCGGCGCGGACCCGCTTGCCCCGGCTGGCGATGACTTTCTCGTAGGGGACGTCCGGGTCAACCGTCTTGAGCAGCGAGCCGATGTAGTCGCCGCCGTTGTTCGCTTCGCCGATGACCTTGTCGGCCTGGTGGTGGTGGTACGCCCAGACGGCTTTGCGCATGCACGCGTCCGGGGTGCCCCGCATGGAGTAGTCCGCGAGGACGAACCCGTGGCCGCCCTCAGCCTCGCCGACGACGACGATGCCGGTCTCGTCGGAGTCCTCGTCGTTGGACACGGCGGGGTCGACGGCGACGACGACACGCAGCAGGTCCGGGACCTTGCCGGGTTCGGTGCGGTAGGAGTCGATGAGGTCCGCGGTCCACAGCGCGCCCTCGACGTCGTCGAGGAGGACGCCTTCGAGTTCCTGCTGTTCGAGGCGGGTGCCCTTGGATGAACTGACGACCTCGCCGAAGAACTCCTCGGACAGGTTGGCCCGGTTGTCGATTGTCCGCACCCGCGTCTTGCGCACCGCCGGATCGGCGATGAGACGCCGGATCAGCTCACGGGCCTTGCGGGACTTCTTCGGCGTGCCGGTCGCCACGATCTGGGACCGGCCCTTGCGGACCGCGTACTTCAGCGACTCATCCCACGTGGTTTTCCACGCGTCCCACAAGCCGATCTCATCGCACCAGGCACCTTTGAGGTTCTTGCCCTGGATGCGCAGGCCGCCGTCTTCGGCGGAGGCGACGCGGATAATGTGCCCGGACCGCATCTTGAGCTCGGCGAAGCTCTTGTGCCAGTACTCGACCAGTTTCGACTTGCCGCGCTTGACTTCCTCAACGTTCGTTCCGAACGCGGCAAGGATGCCGCTCTCTCCTTCGACGCAGACACTCCATGCGTCGGCGTAGATGGGGGCGACGATGCCCCATTCGCCGGGGACGGGGTCGGTGAGGATCCATTCGGCGAGGGTGTGTGCCCCGGTCCAGGAGTTGTGCGTGGGGATCATGGCGTCGCCGCACAGGTACATGTGGTTCGGCGAGTCGACGGTGATGCAGCGCATCGGCCGGGGATCGACGGGCTCGGCGCTGACGATCATCCGGTGATGGTGGCGGAACATCTGCGGGCCGCTCGCCCGGACGCCTGCCGCCTTGCGCTGGAGCCGGAAGCAGTTCACGGTAGGCGTCCAGCGAACCCGCCACCGCGGTCCGCAGTCCTTGCCGTACAGCGTGGCGCGGCCTTCGCGGATAACGGGCTTCTGGCCGAGGCTGCGAGCCAGTTCTGCCACGGCATCTGCCAGCGGCTTCGTACAGGAAGTGAACTCGACGTTGCACCCGGACCATCCGCCGTCAGTGTCCATCAGGCCCTGGAGGAGTGCCAGGCGCTGTGTCGGCGATGCCCGCAGGTAGACAGCAGGGACATGCTTCACGCCACGCACCCCGAGCGCTTCCAGTGCCGAGTGCAGGCTGCCGTTCGCGGTGATGCGGCCGGTCCGGACGTCGCGGGCCGCCGGGGCACCGCCTATCGGGTACGCGGCGCTCTTGGATTCAGCGCGGCGGCGTGGCCGGCCGCTGAGCGGTGCGCCACCCGCTGCGAGGTAGCCGAGCATTTCCCCGGCATCCTCATCGCCGATCGTGATGATGCCCTCGCGCCCAGTCCCGTCACCAAGCCACGCACCAAGGACGTACGGGTCAACGGGCAGGGCGGCATCTGGGAGGTCGAGAACACCGCAGACCGGGACGGCATGGTTGGTGTCCCCGCGCTCGCCCGTTGTCAGGGTGTCAGCGATCTCCTGCGTAACGCGGATCTGCGGGCCCGGCGAGCCGGGGTAGACCTGCGGCTCTGGCGACAGGTACCGGCCTGCCTGGAGGTGGCGGGTGAGCCCGATACGTGACAGGCCCGTCCGCTTCACGACCTGCCGGATCGACAGACCCTGGGCGTAAAGTTCCAGCGCGGGTTCTACCTGCTCGCGCGTCAGGATCGCGGCAGTCCTGACCCGGCGTAGCCGCCATGCCGGCCAGTTGTCTGGCATGCGCGAGGTGTCCTCGTAGGGGGAGCGCAGGAACGCCTTCCGCTCGGCATGCGTCCAGGTGACCCACTGGTGATCAGCGCAGGCGTCGATCTGGGCACCGTCGGAGAATGTCAGCCGGTAAGCCTTCTCCGGCACGTCGTCAACGATCCCGGTGACGTGGCAGACCTTCCCTGCCTCGTCAAAGACCTTGTCGCCGATGGCGAGCTTGCCCATGGGCGTCCACCCGCCGGGGGTGGGAACGGGGGTATCCACGCATAGCAGTTTACCCCCACCTCTGCCACCTGCCAGGTACCAGGTCCGCCACCGGCCGTCTGGGGGGATCTGCTCGGGCCGGGCCTGCGCCCGCCATTCGTCGCGGAACTTCGCGCCGAGGTCGGCCTGCTCGGCTACCTCGTCCGCGATCATCCCGTAGACCGGGTTCGCGGGGATGGGCGGGGCGGCGGCGCGCTTGGGCACGAGACCACCCCCGGTGCATGCTTGCCCGGGTTATGCTTGCCCGGTGAGTGACGAGATCAGCGAGGCCGCGAGACGGCTTTCCCGCCTGGGCGCCAGCAAAGGCGGTGCAGCCCGCGCCAAGGCGCTAACTGCGGAAGAGCGGGCCAGTATTGCCCGCAATGCTGCCAACGCCCGCTGGGACAAGGCGGAGGCTACGCCGCCGGCCACGCCCCGGTTCGGCCCTGCCCCCGCCGGCCCGCTGATGTGCTTCCGGTGCATCACCGGTACATGCGGGCACCCGGCCCGCGTTGTCACCAGTTCCGTGCACGGCGGCGGGATGCTCCCGGCGGTAACCACCAAGGACGGCACGGCGCTCTGCCTGGACTGCGCGACCAAGGAGACTGGAAAGTGACCGAGAACCCGCAGATCACCCCGGCTGACGGCCTTGTCCTGCTCGCCGGCGCCTATCTCGCGTCAGTCGCGGCGGCAGCGATCCTGGACCGGATGAAGGACCGGGACGGCGCGCTGGCCATCGCCGCGGTCATCTGGCCGATGCTGGCTCTTGCTGAGCCTTATACCCGGGTGTACGTGCAGGCGTGGAACCGGCTGGCGGCGATGCGGATACTGGCTCCGTGAGCAACCGGCGGCGCCTGAAGAGGCACCGGGCCGGGCGGTTCCCGGAGAAACCGCCCGCCATCGGGCTGGCGCCGTGAGGTGCCCGCAATGCGGGTGCATCTTCTGCGACGACCTCGCTGACGAACGGGCCAAGCCCAGGCGGTTCTGCGGCCGCCGCTGCAAGAACAACGCCAGCGCGGACCGTTTGCGCCCGGGTCAGCGACTCTGCAACCGCAAGATGCTGCGCTTCACCACGCAGTCCGAGGCGTTGCTGGAACTGGGAGCGATCAACCAGAGCCGGGCCGCAGATCCGGGCTGGAAGCCGTTGCGGGGCACCTACCAGTGCGAGAACGGGGGCTACTGGCACCTCACGAGCAAGCCCGAGGCCCGCTAGCCAACCTTGGACGGGATGGCGCGCAGCCGGCGCCCGAACCCGATCCGCACCAGCTCCGCCGCATCCTCCGGGATCTCAGCCTCGCTCAGCGCCAAAGCCAGCGCCGCCGCGATCATCTTCGCGTCATTCTCCCGGATCGTCGTCAAACGCTCATCCACCTGACACCGCGCCAGCGCCGCCAGAGTCGTCGTGCACCGGTCCATCGCCCGCTCGAACACCACGATCTCCGCGCGCAGCATCTCCCCGTGCAACTTGCCCTCATACCGGATACTGTCCTCAGTGAGCTTATTCACCACCGCCGCGAACCGGTCCCGCCACGCGATCACGATCGCCGCATGCGCCTGCAACGCCTCCAGCGCGTTACCCACCGGCTCCAGATCAAGCCGCGCCAGTTCCCTCAGCGCCCGGTCCTCACCCAAAGTCACCTTCGCCCCCAGCAAAGCCCGCGGCGACTTCCCCCCGTGCCGCCCGCACACCAGCTGTCCCGTCATCGCCCAGAACGGGCACGGCTCACCCTTACGCGGCCCGTGCTCAATATGAGCCTTGCACCGGATCGCCTGCTTCGACGTCCTCGTCCGGTTACGCGGCCTCCGCGGACCACCGTCAGGCACCGAACCTCCCAAACCGGGCAAAACGGGCACAGATAGGGGACCACACCAGAATCCGCGAAGACGGTAGTCGTGGTCTATTTCCTATCTTACCGATCGGGTGATAGGAGTACGCGGGGCGTGTGCCGCGGTGTGTGTGCGTGCCGCGGGCCGGAGCTGGCTGTGTGCTTTGGGTGCTGGTGATGTGGTGGCACCGGCCGCGGGCAGTTGTGCCCGGGTGTGTGTGTCGTGTCATCGCGTGGTGGCCTGGTCAGTGATGGCTGAGCAGTGCTGAGACGGGTCTAGGTGTTACTTCTGTCTGGTTGTAACAGCACATAGCAGGTATGCGAGCTAGACTGTGCAGAAGTAACACTCAATCCCTTGACAGGTAAGAGACGAGTCTGGCAGACTCATGGCTATGAAGCAGAGCAAGCCACCCGAGTGGGTCCGGAGCCAGTGGCGCGCATGCGGTCTGTGCGAGCAGTGCGGCACCGAGCCACCGGCCACACAGTGGGCCGGCACGGGTGAGCTGATCTGCTGGACATGCTGTGAGCACCGGCAAGCGGAAGCGCGCTGAGCTCACGCAAGCACCTTGATAACTGAACAGCCACCCGGAGCCAGGTCCGGGGATGTGCGCCGGATAGCTAAGCGTGAGAGCGAACCGGTCGGCGCACAGGCTCCGCGGAAACGTCACGGTAAGCGGGCAGTCACCTAAAGCTCTGGCGGCCGGACGTCGCGGCTAGGCCTCAAAGCACGCCAGGGCACAGTGTTACTCACGGGTACGGGTGCGACCTGCGCAAACGTGGCACTTCTACTCGCGGGTAACCGCGTAATGAACAACTTTCGCCTAGATACGGCGACTGTGCCGAACCTGTGTGGTCGGCAGGATCAAGCATTCATCGAGTGAGGGAGTGTGCTGGTCATGGTCCGGAGTCTTGTCGCCGCTGTGTGCGGTGCTGTGCTGGCTGCTGGTGTGACGCTGGCTGTTGTGCCGCATGGTTCGGCTGGTCCGGCGGCGTGTTCGCGTCCGTCGCTGCCGTCTGGTGATGCGATGTCGGTCACGGTGAACGGTGCTGGTGAGGGGTCGGCGTGGCGTTTGCCGCATGCTGGCCGGGAGTTTGTGTGCACCGATGGTGTGTGGGTCGCTGTGGCTCACTACGGGAACTAGGGCGAAACCTGCACCTTGTGTGCGGGTCCGTGCGTGGAGCGCACGCTGATGAGCCCGGGAGGCAGTGATGGCACCGAGAAGGCCGCACACCCACGGCGATGACTGCGGGATGTACCGGCACTGTGAGCAATGCGGATACCCGCTGCTCACGCACAAGAACCGGCAGGACCCGTGCACTGTCAAGGTCGACACGGAATCGCTAGCGAGCATCGAACCGCACGAATACCGCGCGCTTGCCGATGCGGAGTTTCCCCACCTGGTCAACGCTCAATGTTCGTGCGGGTGGCGGGCCGCCGGTTACGTCCGCAAGTGGCTCGCGCCATCTTTCCACGGCCAGCACGTGACCGCGGTCAAGCGGGAAGCGCAGCGCGCCGGCTAGCAACACTCAGCCTGCCGTGCCGGTATCAGCCGGCCACGCCCCGGAAGCGGCGGCAGGCACGCAACACCAAAAGCAACCCTCAGCCAAGGGAGAAACCAGCGATGACCATGATCCGCCAGCGCCGCGGGCGCCACGCCCGACGCTACACGTTCCGCCTGAACTTGCGCAGCACCGGGCGTCACACCATGTGGGCACTGCGGGCGTTCGCGCCGCCGTTCTAGGCCAGATCAAGAGCGCACCGAGGGAGGAGCGATGACCAGCGCCGAGTATCGCGTGCTCGTGGCTACACCGGACGGCGACTACACCGAAGAGACACGCGTCGTGGCCGGCCCGTTCTACCACGGCGGCTCGGCGCGCATGCACCCCGGAGACGTGCTCACAGCTGGCGCCAGGCCTAACTCGTGGGGCGACACGTTCGATGACCGTGGCCGGTCGGTGTACGTGTACTTCACCACGGATCTTTCGACGGCCGAGAGTTACGCCGATGCGGTCGGGCCGCGGGGATGCGTGTACGAGATTGAGCCAGCCGGGGAGATTGAGATGGACAACGGCGGCGGTGATGGCGCGTTCCGGAGCCTGTACCCGCTGCTGGTGATCAACCGAATCAGCTAGCACCTAGCCTGCCGTGCCGGGAGTCTCGCCGGCTACGCCTCAAAGCAACGGCAGGCACGACAAGCAAAACCAGCACCGAAAGGAAACGCTGATGGGTGAGCACGAGTGGATACGCGACCCGGAGTACCGCGGCGAGGGACTGACCTGCCGCTTCTGCGGCGTCACTGAAGCCGAGATGGAGGGCATGAACGGACGCATGGACCGGTGCGCCGACGTGCCGTGCGGCCTGGACGAGTGCGACTGCCACCTCTACGCGGGTGGCGGCGAGTCGTGAAACCGGCCGTCCAGGTCCCTGCCGGCGAGGAGTGCTACTGCGGCCAGAACAAGTGGGTCAGCGGCCTGGTCCGCGACACGTTCATGGTCTGGTGCGACAACTGCGGCTATATGGCCGTGATCAGGCCAGCGGACCCATCCCCTCGCTGAGCTTTTCCGCCCGGTTTCCCGCGCCTCCACGGGGCGGCAGCGGCCAGACCGCGAGCCGGGCACCATTCACATCGTGAGTCTGCTAGACTCACCCGCACAACTCAAGAGAGGGCAGGCCCGGTTGGCGCTGGAACGCCCCGGGCCTGCATCGGAAAAGCAACCTTGGGAGAGGTTTCCGATGGACCAAGTATCGCACGGCCAGCCTCTGTGGGCGGACCTGCGCAGGCAGGACATGGACGCGGCCGAGCCGCTGACCCTGTTCGACGTCACGCCCGGTCTGGACCTCGGCGCGAAGCCGAAACCCGACCCGTGCGGCACGCCCGACATGTTCGCGGACCAGCTGTGAGCACCGCGGCACTGCGGGACGTTCCCACACTGGACGCGCTCACCGACCTGTACGGCAAGGTGGCCCACGACGAAAGCGCGGCCGGCCTTGTCCTCGGCGAGATTGAACGCCGGGAGAAGCTCGAGCGGCAGCGCCGGGCACGCCGCGGCGACGCATCCGAATGGGTGGACGCGGCGCACGCGCAATACATGGCAGCCGAGGAGGCGTGCGCTGGAAATCTTGTGGCCCGCGGTTCCAAGGTCACCGACGCATGGTCGCTGTGGTCGGGCACGCAGGCCTGGGCCATGGCGAACGCGACCGAGGAGCTCCGGAACTTCTGGGATTCGTCGCCGAGGGTTTCAGTGACGCAGTACCGGCAGCAGATCAGCGACGGCCGCCGTATCCAGCGCGATGAACGCGACGCAGCGGCACAAGACAGCAGCAAGGGAGAAGGCATGGACGAAGACACGGCACGGCGCGCCGCTGAGCCAGCGGCAGCGGACACCACGGCGGCTAGCCGGATAGCGGGCTACCAGGCGGCGGGGCGGGAGCGTGCGGCGGTTCTGAGCGCTCAGGCGCGCGGCCGGGTCGCGGTACGCGAGAGTTCGGCCGTGGCGCGGTCGCGGGGATTCGCGGACGGCGCTGAGACGATTGAGTACGCCCGCAAGTTCCTCGGCCACCTGATCATCTGGCCGAGCCCCGAAGCTCTCACCGTCGCGGCGCTGTGGGCGATGCACACCCACTGCCGGGACGCGAGCGGCATGCTCGTGTTCCTGTCATCGCCGCGGCTGCTGTTCTCCTCGGCTGAGCCGGGCAGCGGCAAGAGCGAGGCCATGAAAGCCGTCTCCCGGCTCTGCCCGTCGCCTGTGGTGATGACGGAGCCGAGCGAGCCGGCGGTCGCGCACTCCATCGGCGCGCACGAGTCGATTTTCCTGGACGAGGCCGATGTGCTGTTCGGCAAGGGCACGCGAAAGGCCGCGATCCGGGCCATCATCAACGATGGCTACACTCCCGACGGGGTGTGGGCAAGGGTGCGCAACGGATCGGTTCACCGGCTTTGCACGTTCGGGCCGCTGGCCCTGGCCGGCCTCGACAAGATCGAGCACGGCACTGAGGGCACCATGGCCGCCACGCTCAGCCGCGCGTGGCGGCTGCGCATGCGCCGCGCACCGGACAACTGGCGGGCACCGCGCTACGACTCCTCGGCGCGGTTCGCCGCGCAGGTCATCTCGGAGCGGATGAGCACGTGGGCCGGGCAGCACATCGGCGAACTCGCCACGCACGTGCCGGAGATGCCTGAGGGCATCGGCAACCGGTCGGCGCAGCTGGCCGAGCCGCTCCTGATCGTGGCCGACGTCGCGGGCGGTGACTGGCCGCAGGTCGCGCGTGACGCGATCGAGGAAATGGTCGCCACGGGCGGGCAGCCGGCCGATGACGAGGAGAAGGCCGAGCGCCTGGACCAGATCATGACCGGCTGGGACGCGTTCAGCGAGGACGAGTGACCACCAGCCCGGCGGCGGGTTCCCGCCGTACGCAGCGATGCACCGCCGGGCACGCAGGACAACCAAGATCAGCAGCGAGGAGGAACGGTGAGCGAACCAGCCGAAGTGACCGACGAGCGCATCTACGAGGACCTGAAGGCCTACCAGGAAGCCGGCATGATCGAGTACGTGCTGCCCACCGACCCCATAGGCGAGCAGTGGATCGTGGGCTGGCGCGGCCAGATCCTCAAGTTCACAACCAAGGAAGGGATCGTCGGGTTTCTTACCGGCATCCAGGTGTGCGCCCTGTTCGCGGGCGACATCCGTCGCGGCGCCGTCGTCCCTCGCTGAGCTTTTCAGCCCGGACAGCAGACTCTCACCAAGGAGGAGTGATGCGCTGGATCGTGTTCGCTGGCCTGAGGTCAGCACGACGGGGCGGCACCGGGCAGAAGACTGACTGGCAGCCGCTGACCAAGGTCATCTGGATCTTCGTGATCTTTGCTGTCCCCATCGCCGTGGGCGGCGCGGCCCGCGTGATCGCGCTGTGCATCCTCGGCGTCATCGCTGCGCTTGTTGTCTTCGGGGTGGCGTACGGGATAGCGCACCGGAACGACAAGCCGGAGCGGGACCTGATCGCGGAGTACTTCGAGCAGCAGGAAGGGAGCAACCGTTGACTACTCCCCGCCGTGAACGACGGGGCTTCCTCGCGGAGCTTCCGGTGACCAGCGAGACAGCAGCACCATGGGACGCGGACCCCTACGCCTGCGCCGTGGTCGACGTCCTCGCCGGGGACTTCCCCGACCTGTGCGACCCGGTCGTGGCTGGCATCATCCGCAAGCACGTCTACATCCATGCTCGCACGCAAGGCGTCCTCGAGGTGATCCTTGACGACCCGTTCACCGCGAACTGGCGTCTCCTCGGCCAGGCCGGGCGCGTCTCCGTTGCATGCTGGCGGCTGAACCTTTCCGACGCCGACCAGGAACGCCAGAACCGGCTGAACGCCGCCCTGGACGCCCTCAGTACCACGGAGGACGCATGACGCCCGACGACCTGGACGACAAGACGCGGCACAGCGTTGACCGGCTCACGCGGATGATGACCCCGACATGGCGTGATGTCCCGTACTTCACTGCGGCGACCGCAGGCGGCATCATTGCGTGGGGCGCCGAGGAGGACGCATGACCCCGAAGCGGCTGCTCAACTCCACCGAGGCAGGCAAGCGCATGGGACTGTCCCGAAGGGCCGTCACCCAGCGCCTCAAACGCGGCAGCGACGCCATCGCCGGACCGGACTACGTGATCCCGGTGCCGGGCATCGGAGACGTCCACGGGTGGCTGCCCGAACGCGACGACCTCACACCCGGGTCAGCACGGCCGCACCGCGTCGCACGGCTGCCCCCCGACCCCTCGGCGCTGCCCGGAGACGCACTCATCGGCCCCGTCCAGTGGGCCCGGCTCGCCGGCATCACCTACCGGTGGCAGGTCAAACTACGGGACAAGGGCGACATCCCCGAACCCGACGAGTTCGAGGGAGACAAGCCACGGTGGCACATGGCCACCTACCGGGAGTGGGACGCGGAACGGGGAAAGAACGTCAGCGAGGAGGAGAAACCGCGGTCCCGGTGATGCCTGGCATGATCTGGCTGAGCAGCGACAAGGTCACGTCAGGGCGCGGGCCATCGGGCTGCAGGTCCGGCGTAACTTCCCACATCAGCGAGATGTCCACGACCGGGTACAGCCGCACGTGCGCCTCCTGACCGGGCCAGTCCTCATCCATCGCGGCCAGATGGGCGGCGATCATGGCGGCGATCTCGTCCACCTCGGCCATGGCGCGCCCGGCGATCTCGCCCAGGAAGCTGAAACTGAACCCGATCAGCCGCCGCGGCGGCGTCTCGGGCACCCAGCCGGGGGCGTTGCCGTCATAGCTGGCGGTGACCGTGGTGGGGACGTGGAGAATGGCGCGCACGGGCGTCGTGGTGAACTCGGTCAGCGAGTGCCAGATAGTGATCCTCATGCCGTCCGGCACGGTTACGGTGTCGCTCACCGGCCCCAGCCTGCCACACGTCATCGCCCGCAATGCGGAAAGCGCACCCACGTTGCTACTGCGGCGGTGCCACCGCCTCCGGGTGCAGCCTTGACGCCAGCCACGCCGCAGCCTTCTGCTCCGCCCGGGTGACTGCCGCCGCGGCTTCCTGCTCCCTCTCGGCGAGAATCGCTTCCAGCTTCTGCACGTCTTCGCTGGCAGCGGCTTCGACGCCTGTGCCGGACAGGCCCTTCTCGACGGTACGGAACGCGGCAAGCAGTTCTTCGAGCACAGCAAGTTCCTTCCGTTGACATCCTCCCCGCCCTAAAGGACGGGGATTCCCGGGCTCGCGCCCGAGGGTTCCTGTTTCACAGCAGACCGCGCCGGGGTTGCCCCCGCCCGTCTCACATCCGCTCCGCAGGCATCGGCACCGTTTCCGGCACCTGCCGCCAGCCCGGCGGCAACCTCTATGTTCTTCGCGGCGTTCACGTCCCGGTCGTGCAGGACGCCGCATCCTGGGCACACCCATTTGCGGGTGCCCAGAGAAAGGGACGCGAGCAGATGCCCGCATCCCGAGCAAGTCTTCGATGACGGGTACCAGCGGTCCACCACAGCCAGGGTCCGGCCGTACCGCTCTGCCTTGTAGGCGAGGAACGCGCGGAACTCGGCCCACCCGGTCTGGCTGATTGACCTGGCCAGGCAGTGGTTGCGGACCATGCCGGACACGTTCAGGTCTTCGACCGCGATGCCGTCGAAGCGGCGCACCAGATCAGTGCTGGCCTTGTGGAGGAAGTCCCGGCGGGCATCAGCGACCCGGGCGTGCTGCCGTGCGACCTTCCGTTTTGCTTTGGCGCGGTTCGCGGATCCGCGCTGGCACCGGGCAAGCCGCCGCTGGTAGCGCTTGAGCCGCCGCTCGCGGCGTTCCATGTGCTTCGGGTGGGGGATGTGCTCGCCCGTGGACAGCACCGCGAAGTCCTTGAGCCCGAGGTCCACGCCGACGTTCCGGCCGGTCGCGGGCAGGTGTTCCGGGTCCGGGACGTCGGCGTGGAGGACGGCGAACCACCGCCCGGCTGGGTCGCGAGACACGGTCACCGTGGACGGGTCCAGTGTCGCCGGGTCAATGTGCGGCCACGACCACGCCAACTGCAGCGGCGCGTCCATCTTGGCGAGAGTCAGATGCCCGTCACGCCACCGGAAGGCCGCGCGGGTGTAGGTAGCTGACTGCTTCCCGCGCCGGGACTTGAACCGCGGGTACCGGGCGCGCTTCTGAAAGAACGCCTGGAACGCGGCGTGCTGGTGCCGCAAGGTTTGCTGGAGGGGGACCGCTGACACCTCGTTCAGCCATTCCACCTCGGGGAGTTTCTTCATCGCGGTCAGTGCCGCGTCGGATTCCCGGTACGACGTGCCGTTGCCTTCGGCGTGGTAGCGGGCGTGGCGGGTAGCGAGGGTGCGGTTCCAGACGACGCGGACGCACCCGAACGTGCGGTTCAGCACCGCCTGCTGCTCGGGGGCCGGGTAGGCCCGCACCTTGTGCGCCGTCCTCACAATGCAAGTTTACTACATTTCGGTGGTTTGAGTAAGCGACACGATGGGCGTTAGGGCATCCGATTCATCCCCGCCCTGAACGACGGGGCTTTCTCGGACAGGCCCCTGGTGACGGGGCAAGAATCAGGCAGCGGCCTGCGCGCGGCGGGAACGCCCGCGCCGGCGCCGCGGATCGCCGACCGGCGTGCGCATCCCGTTCTCGCGCACGATGCGGTCAGCGGTGCGCACAGCCTCGCGGGAATGCAGTTTGCGCCCGCGCTCGTCCAGGCCCTGGGGTTTCAGCCACCCGCGGCTGCGCCACGAGCGGATCGTGGCCGGCTCCACGCCGACCAGCTGGGCCGACTGCGCCGTGTTCAGGAGCCCGTCTCCGCGGGTGGCCAGCATGTTCACCCGCCCCGGCGCATAAAAAAGGTGCCCCGGACGTGAGTTGCTCCAGGGCACAATGGTGTCAGGCGTCTTTAGTGTGGCATTGGACTGACCTGCGGTCAAGTCAGGCAGCGAGATGACCGCACGCCATGCACCGGCACCCGCCGTGGGCCGAGACGCGAGCGCTGTACTCACACTGCTCGTGGTATCCGCGCTGGCAGCGGGCGCATTCCATGCCCGCGCCGTCCGCCCACCGGGCGTACCACGCCGACCACTGCCGGTATTCGGCGAGGGTCATCGTGTCCCGGCACGACGCGCACGCCGAGTACATCGCCGGCCGGGACGGGTCCGACGGCGGCTCGGCGCGCTCAAGGGCCATGTCGTCGCATTCGCGGCACGGCACCCCGTCCAGGGTCTCCGCGTGCTGGCGGACCTCACCGAGGAGGCGCTCGCAGCGGCGGTGCAGCGACAGGATGTCCAGGCCAGCCTGTTCGCCGCCCGGCTGTTTCATGACCTTGAGGAAGTCGGCGCCGACATGCACGATCTCGCAGTCCGCGTACTCCTCGGCGATTCCGGGCGGCAGCGGTTCACGGGAACGCGCGGCCTGGACCTGGCCGGGCACCGGCAGCCAGTCACGCGCCGGGACACGCCACGCCGGCCGGGCGATCGGGTCACGGACAATCTCCTGCTCATGCCGGAACGGCACCGAGACGCTGCGGGTCATCCAGCCATCTTCCAGGCCCAGCAGCGTGTCAATGTGCGTATCCGCGCAGAGCACCGCCGCGGCCCGGGCCACGACCTTGCTCCCGTCGCGGATCACGAGCTCCGGATCGGGCGGTGTGAGCCTAGCCACCGCGGCGACGCGGGCGTGCCAGCCGGCCAGGGTGCGGGCCATCTCCCGCATCAGCGCCTCGATGCCTTCATGCAGCGGCAGCGACGGGCCGAACGGCATCCGCAGGTTGCTGCCACCCGCCCGGCGCAGTTCTTGCATCTCCTCGCCGAGCCTGCCGTAGCCTTCGGGGAGCTCGCCGAGCCTGTCCCGGATGATCTCCCGGTCCCGGTCGCAGAACGCTCTCGGGCCCGGGCGCGGCTCGCGCCGGTAGGTGCCGTCTTCCTGGCGTATCAGGACCGGCGAGGCGCACCAGGTGCCCTGAGCGCAGGCACGGCCTTCTTCCTCCTCGGTGCTGACCTCCGGCTGACCGTGTACCCAGTACCGTTCCCGCTGAGCCATGTCCCCGCCTCCCGGCTACCGGAGTAATGCAGAGGAGCGTAGAGCCACGAGGAGACGAGTTCCAACAGCAGGGGCTAGTTTGACTAGCGGCGTGTTCCTTACAGATCCGGGACGGCCCTGAGTGCGGCCTGAAGCTCACCCGCAGTCAAGGCTCCCGGGTCGGCTGCCTGCCACGCCTCCCACGCCGCCACGTGCTTCGGGAAGCCTGCGCGCAGCCGTGCGCGGTTCCCGGGATCAGCCTTGGCGATCAGCCGCAGCAGGTCGCCCGTGAACGAGGTCACGTCGCCGCCGAGCGCCAGGCACAGTTCATGCCACGTCTCTACCTTGTGGTTATCGGGGAGCACGCTTCGCATACCCGGCATCCTCTCACTGGACCCGGGGCTGCTCGCCCGTGGCCATATCCCCGTCGGTGCGCTCATCGCCCGCAGGCTCGGTCCTGGCGGCCTTCGCCATCCGGACCACCTGCCGCCCGTAGCTGTCGCTCGCGCCCGCCAGGATGCCCGCCTCCGAGGCACTGTGCCCCTCCGCGACGAGTTCCATGATCCGCAAGTCGGTCCTTATCTCGGCGTCAATATCAGGCACCGGTTCCGGGGCGGTAGTTCCGGGCGGCACGGGCGCCCGGTTCCGGGTCCCGGTTCCGGGCGCCTTGCGCCCGGAACCGCGGCGCTGCTTCCGGGGCGGAACCCGGCGTGCTCGTTCCGCCTCCAGTGCAGCGCGTACGGCCGCCAGTTCCGTCTCAAGTGCGGACGCCTTACCGGCCACGTCGGCTGCCTCCTGGCGAGCCGTACCGGCTTCCCGGCACGCGTCAGCGGCAGCAGTCTCGGCGATCTCGAGCGCGGTAGCCTCGTCGGCCTTCCGCTGGTATCCGCCGAGGATCATACGCAGCGCGAGGAGCGCCGCCGCATCGAGAACGGCGCCGAACACCCAGCAGAAGTACGGGCCGGCGACCGGCTTGACCACCGCGCCGACCGCGCCGATCGACAGCGCCATCGCACCCAGCATCACTGCGAACGCCAGCCTCTGCATAACCTTGTCGCCCTTGCGGACGGCGACAAGGTGGGACAGGCACATCGCGGCGAAGACGGGCGCGATGCCGTACAGTAGCGCCAGGCCCAGGGTCAGCGACTTCGGCATCGGCCCGTGGTGAACGGCGTGGAAGATGTTGTAGGTGACGGTGGTACCGCCCATGCCGAGCAGGACAGCCCAGGCGGCCACCGTGCCCTCGCCCTTCCCTGCGGCCTTCTTCCGGTGCGCGGGGTTTCCGGCAGTCATGACGCTCATCTTCTCGGGTCTCCTGGGAAAGTCGGGGGATTTAGGTGTTTACGCAGGTCAGCGGCGCGGGGAAACCGGGGGAAGGTCCGGGGAAGGTGTACAATCACGCACGCGTGTCACGCAACGTGCATGTGCATGCGCGCATACGGACGTATGGGGGTCACCTCGCCGGGGCCGGCGGCCGGCAGGGGAGGGGTCACGCGCCGCCATCAGCGAGCCCCTTATCGAACAGGTCCATCAGCTCGGCCAGGGCCGGGCGGCCAGTACCGCCCGCGTCGGCGCCGGGGACAGCCCTCGCCAGATGCTCGATGATCCCGGCCACGAGCGCGCTCACCCGCAGGCCGCGCTCGCTGCCGTGACGCATCTCCTTCGACAGCGCGCTCTGCAGGTGGGCGACGACGACGTTGACGGCCATGCGCGCGTCCCGGGCTTTCAGGTGGCCGCGGGCCTCGTCCTCGTACAGGTAGGCGCGGCGTTCGGCACGTTCCAGGCGGCCGCGCATCAGCGCGCCCCGGTGTGGATGGTGAGCGACTCACCGCAGCCGGCGATGCCGGTCCAGCCCAGCCAGCGCACGGCGTTCACCTCGCCCGGGTAGACATCCTTGGAGCCACCGCCGTAGCCGTCCTGCACCTGGGGCGCGGAATCCGGGTACCAGGCGATGACGGGATGGTCGGGTGAGGTACAGGTGATCTGCGGCGACGGGGCGAACAGGTGGCTGCTGGCCACCGGGCCGTAGCCCATGTTCGTCGCCACGGCAGCGACGCCTGCGACTGCCAGGCCAGCGGCAGCAAGACGGACGCCCATCAGTTGCTCCTCATGAAGATCGCGCACAGGACACCGAACGCGAGAACGACAGCGACAATGGCGATGGCTGTCTTGTCGCCGCTGGTCAGCGCCGAGTGCTGCTGGATGACCTTGGTTACCGTGTCGTGGACCACGACCACCTGCTTCTGCACTGCGGCGGGGGCGTGCTGGCCCTGGTTGTGAATCCACGCGGCAGCGCAGATGAGGACGCCGAGGCCGGTCAGGGCGACCGCCTTGCGGCTGGTGGGGTGCTGACTCTCGCCGCTCATGCGTCAAGCACCCACTCTGTCTTGTGGATCAGGTCATCACAGGTCACGCAGTACAGGCTGTTCTGCAGGGACGCTCCAAGCAGCAGCGTCAGGCAGTGCGGGCAGCGCGCGGTACCGACTGCGGCCTTGGCGGCGCCCCAACTCTGGTCTGCGGTCATCGGGCATCCTCCAGTTCAGCGCTCGCGGGATACCGCAGGCGCTCCAGCAGCTCAGGAAGGTCAGCAGGGGCGACCAGGACATCCCTGGCCTTCGACCCGTCAGCCGGTCCCACGACCCCCCGCGCCTCGAGCACGTCCATCAGCCGCCCGGCCTTCGCGAAACCGAGCCGCAGTTTGCGCTGCAGCATCGACACCGACCCGAACTGCGTGGACACCACCATCTCCGCGGCCTTCTCCAGCAGGTCCACGTCCCCGCCGGTGTCATCGCCGGCGGAACGGGCGGGCTGCATCTGCGGCTCGTCCCGGTAAGCAGGGCTCTGCGCGTTCACCTGCCGCACGACCTCGCGGATCTCCGCCTCGCTGACAAACGCCCCCTGCAACCGCACCGGCCGTGACGTGCCCGCCGGCAGGAACAAGGCGTCGCCCTGGCCGGTGAGTTTCTCCGCGCCCGGCTGGTCCAGGATCACCCGCGAATCGGTCAGCGACGCCGTCTCGAACGCCAGCCGCGACGGGACGTTGGCCTTGATCAGCCCCGTCACCACGTCCACGGACGGCCGCTGCGTCGCCAGCACCAGGTGGATACCAGCCGCGCGGGCCAGCTGGGTGATCCGCACGACGGAGTCCTCCACGTCGCGCGGGGCCACCATCATCAGGTCGGCCAGTTCGTCCACGATGATCAGCAGGTAGTGATACGGCTCCAGGACCTGCCCGTCGCGGATGACCTTCCCGGCGGCGGCGTTCAGGTTGAAGTCGTCGATGTGCTTGAGCCCGGCATAGGCGAGGTCGTCGTAGCGGCGGCCCATCTCGCCCACCACCCACTGGAGCGCCTCGGCGGCCTTCACCGGCTCGGTAATGATCGGGGTCAGCAGATGCGGGATCGTCGCGTAGGCGGCCAGTTCGACGCGCTTGGGGTCGATCAGGATCATCCGCACCTGGTCCGGGGTGGCCCGCGACAAGACGGACACGATCAGGGCATTCAGTTCCGAGCTCTTACCCGAGCCAGTCGCCCCGGCCATGAGCAGGTGCGGCATCTTCGCGAGGTTGGCCAGCACGAACTCGCCTTCGACGCTCTTACCCAGCCCGGCTAGCAGCGGATGGTTGTCGGCGAGCGCGGCCGGGGAGCGGAGCACGTCGCCGAGGCGGACCACTTCCCGGTCCGCGTTGGGCACTTCGACGCCGACAGCGGACTGGCCTTCGACCGGGGCGAGGATCCGCACGTTGCCGGTCTTGGCGGCGTAGCCGAAGTTCTTGACCAGGTTCGTGACCCGTTCCACGCGGACGCCGGGGCCCAGTTCGATCTCGTACCGGGTCACGGCCGGGCCGCGGACCTGGCGGGTGACAGCGGCGTTCACATTGAACTGCCCGAGCACTTCGTTGAACGCGGCGGCGATGTCATCCCCCGCCCTGGTGCGCTTCTGCGGTGCGGGCCCGGACTGCAGGACGCTGGCACCGGGCGGCGTGTAAACATCGCCGGGCTTGTCCTTGACGACCTCGCCAGTGACGACAGGGGTCTCATAGGGCCTGGCGTCGGTGACGTCCAGGTCCGGGGCACGCCCCTGTGTCGCCCCGGGCCGGGTGTCGCGGGCGAGGCGGGCACGCAGGGTACGGTGCCCGGCCGGGCGGATCTTGCTGCCGTGCAGGTGCGGCGCGGCCAGTATGGTGCCCCCGCCGATCAGCAGGACTTGCAGGGCGCCGTCCAGGGCGGACGGGCCGGCGACGCAGGCGAGCAGGAGCCAGAGCGCGCCGAGGAGGAGTGAGAGGCGAGCGCGGTCGTGGCCTTCGCGGGCGTCCCTTCGGCGCCACTCCGAGCGGACGGCGACGATGATCATGGCCGCCAGCCACACCAGGAGCGCCCGGCCGCCAGTCGCCCAGTAGTAGGCGGCGAGCGCGGTCAGGTCGGCCAGGGCCATCCAGATGACCGGCACCAGGAGGTTGTGGTGACGGGTCCAGAAGGCGCGGGCTTCCTCGGCGGGCTGGGGCGCGGTCATTTACCCGTTCCTCCCGGCGATCTGGGCGCGTATGGCACCACGAGGGGCGCCGCCGCCGCGCTGGTTCTTGTTCTGGGCGCCGCGCTTGGCCTTCTCGATCGCACGCAGGATGAAGAAGAAGACGATCAGCACGACAACGCCGATGAGCAGGAGTTCCGGCCGGTGGCTAGCGGGAACGCCCTTGGCTGCCGTGCCATTGCTGATCTTCGCCGAGGACTGGAGCATGTCCGCCCCGGCACCTGCGAGGGACTTGCCCGCAGCGGCGGCCATCAGCCGCCATCCGCCGAGCACGACCGCGAACAGGGTTCCGGCGACCAGCGCCACAGCGGGGGAGAACGTGCGGTGGTAGCGGTTGCGCTTAGGTGCGCTGCTGCCCATCAGGGCCAGCGCGGTACCCGGCTGGCCTTTGTCCTTCCCCTTGCCCTTCCCCTTCAGAATGCGGCTCAGCCGGGTACCTTTCGCGGAACGGACCGCCGAGAAGTGGAACGCGGGCCCGAACACCATGACCAGCACACCGAGGACAGTCAGGCCGCCCCCCGTGATGGTCAGCCCGGCCAGCGCATCCCTCCAGCTGGGGATGCCCGCGACCGCGAACGCCGCCGACGCGGCGAACAGCCACAGGGTGAACCGCTGGAAGTGGTGCTCGTAGGCCCACAGCAGGAAGCCGAAAGCCCCGGTCAGCAGCGACCAGGCCAGCGGGTCGCCGGCGAGTCCCTTCATGATCTTCCTTCTCTCAGTGGTGAGCCGCGATGGAATGCACGGCCCAGAAGACATCGGCGATGACGAGGAGGACACATAGTGCTCGCCACGCGCTGCCGCGCCTTCCGGTCAGGACGATTGCTCCCACGACTACGCAGACGAGGAACTCGGGGGCGAGATAGGTCACTACTCGGCCCCCCGCTGCCCGATGAAGCGCCGCAAGGCCAGCAGGCCTGTGACCACGCCCCAGTAACCGGTGACCAGCAGCGCGGGCAGCACGGCAGCCAGGACGCTGCCCCGGGCCGTCAGCCCGGTCAGCGACCGCGTGACCTCGAGCACGAACAGGCTCAGGACCGTGAAGATGATCACGCCCCAGATGAACCGGAACGGCCGGGCGAACAGCCACGACACGAAGTCGCCGACTGCAACGCCCGGGATCCCGATCGCCACGTGGTAGCCGTCGCCGAACCTGTCGGCGATGCCGTTCTCGTGGCCCGGCTCAAGCCACCTGCGGTTCGCCCGGTAATCCCGCTGCTCGTTGACCGACGGCGGCTTGCCCGCGAGGGCGCCGTTAACCCACCCGCCCTCGCGGTCCGAGATGTCCTTCGCGCGGCGGCGGGCGACCCGGAAAGTGTGGCGGATCACGGCGAACAACGGCATGTGCTTGCTCACCTCTCCGTCCGGGGACGCCACGGCAGCCTCCGGCTCAGCCACCGTGACCGGGACCGGCTGCGGGGCCTCTTCTTCGCCGCGGTCTTCCCGCAGGCGCAGGGTGAGCAGGCTCATGACAGGGGTGCTCCTAGCTCGCGATCTTCTTCAGGCCGGCCAAGACTGCGACGACGAGCATGATCAGGACGAGCATGATCAGGCCGGTGTGGCTGGTGCTGCCAGACGCCACGGAGGTCGACGGAGTTGAGTCCCAGCCGCCCTTCCACTGGCTCAGCCAGTTGCTGGCCGGGTTGTTCAGCCCGGCTGCGATGATGTGGTTCGGCATTGCGGGTTTCCTTTCGGTGACGGGTTACGAGAGGGCGAAGACGATGACAGCGGCGCCGATCAGGGCAACCGCCAGGACATGGCGGCCGGGACCGGTGTCCCGGGAGAACAAGGCCAGGGTGCTCACCAGGGCGGCGACCCCGCAGCCGAGCACCAGGAGCGGCGGCCGGCCTGCGATCAGCGGCGCGGCACCGAGGATGCTCATTAGCAGCTCACCTCGAAACTGGACGTGCCCCAGGGGGAGGCGCTGACGGCATCGGCCACCGCCTGAGCGTTGTTCCCGGCCCTCAGCGCTGCGAGAACCCCGCCATACAAACCATTGGTGATGGCCGTGGCATTAGCTTGCAGGCCCTCCTGCCACGACGGGTACGCCTTGACACCGACCGGGTTGATCGACCAGTCACCGGACTCGGGCTGGGTCGTATTCAAGGGATTCGCGGTCGCCCCGTCGCCGCCCCACGCACCACCCTCGGCGGCCGCCCACGCCTCAACCGCAGCCTGATTGCATGAGGTATCCGGCTCGCCGATCACGCCGAGGAACGCTGACGCCCACGATGCGGGGGTGTAGGAACCGCCGACCGGGATGGCAGCAAGAGACTGGGGCTCGACTGCGCCCGTCGCGGTACTGCCCTGCCTGCTGTAGCCAGCCAGGACCAGGCCGCCGATAGCGGCCGAGACCACGAAGGCACGCCCCTTCACCAGTGCCCCCTGCTGACCCGGCGCGTGACTTGGCGGACGCGCAGGAAACCCAGCGCCGACAGGACAAACACGACCAGGAACGCGATGGCGAGGATGTTCACGCTACGGCCTCCTCGCCATCGCCGGGACCCGTGGCACGGCGGTAAATACCGCCGATGACTATCCAGCCGCGCTCCGCGAGGAACGGGCCAGGATGCGCGGTGCCATCCGGGAGGCTGGCCGCCGGGACCAGCGCGCGGCCACCCGTTGCGCTGGCCCCGGCGGGACTTGTGCAGGCATGGCCTTCGGCGAGAAAGTACGGCCGGCCGCAGTCCAGGCACACCGCTGTCAGTCCGCCCATCACGACCTCCGCTTCCGGCCGAAGGTCACGCCGTACAAGATGAGCAGGATCGCGACGCCCTCGATGGCCCCGAGCGGGCCGGCCTTGCGGAAGTCGTTCACCGACTGGCAGCCCTGCCCGCAGACATGCGCGGCAGCGAGAACGGCGATCATGCCAGCCCCCCGGCGAGAGTGAGGGAACGGGCCTGCCAGGACGACGGCCACCACCAGGGGCGGCGGCCCTGCAGCCAGTGGCGCACGGCCCGGTGCGGGCGCGTGATGGTGCGGGCGGTCATGTCGTGGCCTCGCTTTCGCGCAGACGGCCAGCGGGGAGACCGGGCAGTGGCGGCAGCTTCTCGTCGAGGAGGCTGTTGACGATGAACCTGATCGTCAGGCCGGTGGCGGCCGAGTAGACCTTCAGGCGCTTCTTGACTGTCCTGGCCACGTCAGTGGTCAGGGTCTCCGTCTCCGCCACCAGTTCTCCTCCGGCCAAAGTTCTTGTGTTCCTTGCTTGACAACATACTGAGCTACTCGGCAACTCTTGTCAAGACTCGGCACGAGAATGTATGCTGACCAGCGGCTACACGTGGTTGACGACCGCAGCAGAGGGCACGAGCATGGGGTACACGGCAACACCGGGCAACAATGACGGAGGACCCCATGCCGCAGATCACCAGGAAAGCCGCCGGCGACTGCCAGGGCAAGGACTGCCCGGCCGTCTGGGACACGACCGATCCGCAGATGGTCGGGATCCAGGGCGACCTGCCGCAGGCCGGCGAGATGGCGCAGGCCGGGGACATGCCGGGCCGCGAGGGGATCGTGTTCGTGCCCCGCAGCCTCCTCGACGCCTGGGCATCCGCGCAGCGTTGACCGGCGACATCCTTGACGACTGCTTCGCCACCTACCGCATCCTCGCCGCCCGCCTCGAAACCCTCCCCGCGTACACCGTGCCCGGGGAGGCCGAGGCCATCGCCGCGTGGAAACGGGGAGCACCAAGGCCAGAGCGGTCGCTGCGCACCGACGAGTACCTGCGCGAGATCGCGGGTGATGTCCTCGCCGGACGGGAACGGATGCGGGTACGCGTCGCCGACCATCCCCTCAGCGACTACATCCGCTGGGAACTGGCCGGGTACGCCGAGAACGCCGCGGCGGGCGAGCACACCCTCATCGCCGTCCGCCGGGGCGGCACCCCGCGGGCCGAGCGGGACCTGGAGCAGGTGTCACGCGACTTCTGGGGCTTCGATCTCGGCACCGAGGATGAGCGCGTGGTGCTGCTCGACTACGACCACGACGGCCGGTTCGAGGGCGCGCACGAGGCCACGGCCACCGACGCGGCGTGGTGCCGGAAGATGTGGCGCGCCGCGCTCAGCCACGCGGTGCCGCTCAACGAGTACGTGGCCGCGCAGGCCAAAGGCGTTGCTGCGGCATGACCCCGAAAGTGGAACCGTCCCGCAAGGCCCGGCGCGCCGCACTGGGCGCCGAGCTGAAGCGGGCACGGCTCCGTGCCAGCCTCCGCGCTAGTTCCCTCGCCCGCACGCTCGGAATGAACGCGGCGGTACTGTCGCGGGTCGAGTCAGGTGACCGGCCGGTCTCGGTGGCGGACGTGCGGGCGTGGGCCGCTGCGGTCAACGGCGCAGCCGGCTCCGAGGTCGCCGACGGCGGGCGGCTGGAGTGGCTCGCCGAGCAGGCGCTCACCGAGGCTGTGCCCATCGCCGAATGGCGCGCCAGTGCGGGGGCTGCGGGCATCCAGGACGACATCTACCGCAGGCTCGAACTCCCGTCCCGGTACATCGGCAGTTTCTGTCCCTGCTACCTGACCGGGCTGCTGCAGACCCCGGAGTACGCACGGCGGCTCTACTCGCTGTTTCTCCAGCCGGGTGAAGTGGCCGCTGCCGTGGCCGCCCGGATGACCCGCCAGCAGGTCTTGTACGAGCCGGGGCGCCGGATCGAGTTCGTGCTCACCGAGGCGGCGCTGCGGTGGCGGTCCGGGCCGCGGGACTTCCTCGTGCCGCAGATGGACCGGCTCGTAACCGTGGCGAGCCTGCCCGGCGTGGCCCTGTACGTGATCCCCTCGGACGCGGACATGCACACCCCGCCGCTGGGGGAGTTCACCCTGTACGACGACCGGGACGACGGGGAAGCCATCGCGGCGATGGAAACCCAGCACGACTACCTGGAGTTCCTGGACGCCAAGCAAGTCCAGCCCTACCGGGAGGAACTGGACCTGCTGCGCCGGTCAGCGCTCAACCGGGACCAGGCGGCGGCGTTCATCCGGGACCTGGGCGAGGCCATCGCCCGGAACTAGGGCACTTGTACTCCGCCTGCACCCCGTCCGCGTCCATTGAGCATGAAGATCGCCTTAGCCCCCCTCATCCTCGCCGCGTCCGCGACCCTGGCCGCCTGCGGCGGTTCCCCGTCCCCGGCGCCTTCCCCCTCGCACGCTTCCTTGCCCTCCCCGGCAGCGCTCGTGTACGACAACTCCCAGGCGTGCGCCGCGTTCCGGGAAGCCACGACAACAGGCGTTCCCGCGGCCGACGCGGGGGAAGATACCCAGACCTGGCTGGCCTCCCAGGAGTCTGGTGCTACCCCGGCACTGCTAGCCCAGTTCCAGGACTTCGCCGCGGCCTGGGCAGCCACCCCTCCGGATGTGGGAGCGATAAACCAGGCGACGAGAAAGATCGGCCAGATCTGCGCGGGGGGTCAGGGCTGACAGCCGGCGTGACCGCCGCCACGGGGCAGACTGGGAACATGACGACGATCCCCCTTCCTCGCTGCGGGTTTCTCCCTTGTTGCCCTGGGACTCGGGGGCCTTGAGTTGGTCAGCCGCCGACGGCAGGCCTGCGGCTGGCCGTGGTATCCCCGGGGCACTCCCAGGGTTGACTCTTCCCTTCACCAGGGGTGACCCTGGGAAATGTCCCCGTCTTCCCATCCGCATCAGGTGCTTCGGCGGGGATGCGAGCACGGCGGCCGGGGAACCAGCGTGGTTTCCCGGCCGCCGCTCGCGAGTACTCCCGGGTACTCGCGGCAAGGCCCGGGGTAGCATCGGCCGCATGGACAACATAAACGGCTTTCCCGCAGATCTGCAGTGGTTCAAGAGCTCGCTGAGCTACTCCAACGGCAACTGTGTCGAGGTTGCTTTCCTCCCGGACGGCACGGCATACGTCCGCGACAGCAAGGACCCCGGCGGCCCGGCACTGCGGTTCACCCCGGCTGAGTGGGCCGCGTTCACTGGCGGGGTGAGGGCGGGCGAGTTTGACCGGCCCGGTACCGGGGTCTTGACTTCGCCCGCCACCCGATCATCCTGAGATTGCAGGCTGCGCCGGGCGGAAGGGGCAGCCCTTGCGTGAGAGGCGGCGGCCGGCCGTGCCCCCTGCAGCCGGCCGCCGCGCTGATACAAGTATGATCATCGGCGTGGGATGGATCACCGAGCCGGTCGGGGTGTTCCTGCGGCTCCTGCGGCGGCTCACCGGTCACGAGTATTCTGTGCGCTGATCCCCCCCGCTCGCTCCGGCCGGCCGGCGGGATGAGCGGCCCGCGCTACGATGTACCCATGCAGTCGCGCCGATCTCCGGAGAGTAGCCGCGGAAGGTGCCGGACAAGGTCCGAAGCCGCCTCGAAAGCGGTGGTCTGGTGAGGAGCCCGAGGGGAGCGTTACCTCCACCTTCCGCGATATGCTGGCGAGCGCTGGGTGGCGCAGTTCGGCAGCGCGGTGGGCCCATAACCCACAGGTCGCGGGTTCAAATCCCGTCCCAGCTACTACCCGTGAATTCGGGTGACCCGTGGTCCATGATGCTTTGGGCCTGAACCCGGGGGATGGGCACCCGGCAGGCGTGGTCCCCGGCCTGCAGCCACGGGGGCACCCTCATGCATGACAAAGACCCCCGCCGGAGCGAGGGCCTTCACCAGCCTGGGCCACCACCATGCACTGGGGGTTTAGCGTCGGTGCATGGTCCGATGTAACGCCGGCTTGCGATCCAAGGTGAGGCTAGCACCTAGCGCGGCTTGATGTGCGTCCCGCGGCCCGGGGTCGTCACAACCAGGTTCTCGGCTGCGAGGAGGCGGTAGGCGCGCCTGGTCGTGGTCGCGGCCACGCCGAGCGTCTCCTGCAGTTCGCGTTCGGTCGGCAGGCGCTGGCCCGGCCGGAACTCGCCGCTCTCGATGCGTCCTTTGAGCCAGGCCGCGATCTGCCGGTAGGGCGGCTCAGCGGCGAGGTAGTCGATCTCCATCCGTGCACCATGCCCGGCGCGAACGCAGAGCATTCAGCCAGTTACTGAGTGATCGCGGGTACTCGTGAGCACTCGCGCGATGAAATCCCATGTGACACTATGGGCGGGAAAGCGAGGAGCCCGGCAACGTGCCAGCGTGCCGGGCTCAGGCCAGGTCCCCAGGGGGGTAAGAACCCGGCATGTCACAGCATACGGGCCATCATCCGGTTGATGCCGAATTGCTCGGCCAGCGCAACCACACCGAACTGCTGAAGCTGCGTTATCACTGGTCGGAGGCGTACGAGATCACCGTCGGATATCCGCACGCCTGGCGAGCTGAGCGCCGTGACAACAGGGCGCCTCTCACCGCGGATTCGGCCGCCGTGCTGCGTGAGCTCATCGTCGCCGACTACACCCGCAAGCCGGTGCCCCGGCGCCCTGAGACCTGTGACGACTGACCGGAATCCCCCTGAGCGGGCACCGCGGCGGGTTCCCCGGCTACCCCCCCGGCCAGGGAACCCCGCGGTGCCCTTCCGCCGGGCAACTTGCAGACCGGTTCTTGCGACGCAACCCGGCCGGGGGGCATGCTGGCACCTGAACGCCGCGGCGGCGGCGGACGGCACCCCGCGCACCCGGGCCTGCCCGGGCCGGACGCGCGGGAAAGGCACCGCCCCGCTGCGGCCTTTTTTCCGGTCTTTTACGGGCAGCACCCTTAACAGGGCGAGAAGGTTTCCGTAAACTTCTGGACCGGGCTAAACGTCTACAACATTGGCCCGGGCAGGCCCAGCGGTAACTCTTTAGGGGGGTTTTGGCTGTGGTCCGGATGTCGTGGCTGCGACGGCGCAGCGGCAGGCACCAAAAGCTCAGGATGCTCGGCGAGATCCGCGAGGAGATGCGGCGGACCCGCCTGGAGCAGGCCGAGATCCGCGAGGAACTCGGCGACGTGCATATCGCGCTCGAGGAGATGCGGGCCGCTGACATTGCACGTGATCACGCCGGGGGGGTGCCGGTCAAGCTGGCCGCGGCGATGCGCGCCGGCCACCGTGACGGCAAGGGACTGGTGCTCCCTGTCGGCGACGAGGAGATCATCGTCGTGGTCGGCGACGAGAATCCTGACCCGGCCCCCGTGTGGGACTTCCTGCTGCACTCCCGGGCGTCATGATTACTCTCCTGCGCGCCCCGCTCCCGGCGGGACTGCGCGCAGTCGCCCGCAAAGACCACGCCGGGCACCTGGTCGTCACCGTGTCGTCGTCGCTGGCCCCGGCCCAGCAGCGTGCCGCGGTCCGCGAAGTCCGCCGCGCCGCCGGGCGCAAGGGCTGGCTGCCGGGCATCATCGTACCCGTGGCCGCCGCCGCCATCCGGGCCGGGAAGCACCCGGCGGCGCTGGCGATCGGCGGGGCCGGGGCGGTTATCGGGACGGCGGCAGCGCTCGCGATCATGGTGTCGCCCGGGCTGCCCGGCCTGCACCCGGTCCAGGAACTGCACCGCACCGCCCCGGCCCCTGCCGTCGCCGTGGCCCGGCCCCACGTCCACCGCCGCCGCCAGGACCGCGGGACCGTGAGCGTCATGCCGCCGGCCCGGCACGTGACCCTCCCTGCGTCGGCGCCGGCACCCGCGGCACTGGCGCGGGCACCGAGCCTGCTCGAGGTGCCGCTGCCGCGCGTGCATGTCAAGATCCAGGTGAAGGTGGCTGTCCCGCCGCTGCCGCTTCTCCCGTCGCTGCCGGTTCTGCCGGTGCCGCTGCCGTCGCCGTCCGTCGGGGCGTGCCTGAACCTGCACCTGCCCGGATCCGGGGCGTGCGTGAACGTGGCAGCCTGAGCCTAGGCGCGGCGCAGTTCGTGTTCCTCGCCGGGGTTGCCGGGGTTGCGGCTGCCCCGGATGACGCGCTCGATCACCAGGAGCTTCTCATCCAGGGTGAGGTAGCGCGACGACCATACCCGCTGGATGCGCTCTGGTGCGCCGGCGAGGCTGCCCCAAGCGCGGATGATGAGGTCTAGCGCGGCATCTTCCGGTGCCGTGCCCGCCACCGGTTCGCCTCCGGCGAGCACGCGGTCAAAGCTGCCGGGCTCCCAGCCGTAGGCCAGTTCGAGGGCCAGTTTCGTGTCGTCGCTGAAACCGCCCCGGTAGGCCGTCTCCGCATCCTGGAGCAGCCGCTCGTTGATGCCTTTCTCCCGCGCGAACAGGGCCCGGTTCTTGTACTTGAGGGCCTGCTGAACGCGGGCCTGCCGCAGAAGCCTGCCGAGGCGCTCCTGGGCCGCTTTGTCGCCGGATGGCGGCATGTCCTCATCCTTCCCGGTTTGCGTGCTCCCGCTCTCGGAGACTGACCGAGACTCACGGTTACGTCAAGGGACAGTCTCCGAGTTCCTCCGTGCAGCCTAGCGCCTTACCCCGGACAACTGCCGGACTCCACACTCCGTAGCGCCCCAAAGGAAAACTCCGCTTATCCTCCTTTCCTCTTGACCGCACCTCTGTTCATCTCTTACTGTCTCCGTATGCCTCTTGTCAGCACCGTAAAACCGGATGGCCCCAAGATCCGGGCACGGCGCGAGCGTCTCGGCCTTACCCAGGACGACCTGGCGCGGCTGACCAAGCGCCACCGCAAGACCATCAGCGACATCGAATGCGGCAACCAGGCTGTGGCCAGTTTGATGATCATCGGCCAGATCGCCCGCGTTCTCGGCGAGCAGCCCGAAGACCTCATCAAGACAGGCGTGGCCGCATGAGCACCCGCCAGCACCCGGCGCTTCCTGACGAGCCAGTCGACACCGAGGCCATCCGCAAGGCCATGGCCCTGCCGCTGCTCTCACCAGCAGGAGCGGCACGGATCGCCCGCCACATCCAGGCAGCCAGCGAGGAAACGGCAGCGGCCAGGAAGACGGACGCGGCCTGACCAAGTAAAACGCCCCGGCGCGAGGACGCCGGGGCGGAGGACAACCGAGACAAGCATAGCAAAGCGAGGACAACCATGATCACCACGGATCCGCCCCCGTCGCTGAGCGATGAACTACGGGCCGTCGAAGCCGGCCACCCGGGCTGGCACTGCTGGACCGGGAACACCGGCCGCTGCCACGCCACCACCTGCCAGTGTGCCTACCCCGACGGGTGCGGCACCACAGTAGAAGCCAGGACACCGGACCTGCTGCACCACGCCATCGCCGAAGTCGTTCACGACTGGGCCGTCAGCGGGGCCGGGGCATGAGCGCCGAGGAGAGGGCGGCCTGGATCCAGGGCATGCGCCGGCTCCTGGACAAGATGGAGCAGGACGAGACCATCCCGCTGCCGCGCACTGGCATGAACCTCGGTTTTCCGCTGGATTTCGGCTGGGTCCACCACGTGACCTCCGGCGAAGGGTTCGCTGCAATCGTCGCCGCGATCGGCGGGACTGACTGGCAGCAGGAGACCAAGGACAGCGGCCAGTACGAGTGGCTGGAGGTCACCGGCCGCATTGACGGCCTGCACGTCAAGATCGTTGTCAGCACGGACAAGGTGTGCGAGCCCGTCGAGCCGCGACCGGTCATCGAACGTCGCTGCCCTGCCCTGGATGCCGTCATCGCCGAGGCACAGGAAGGCGGTGCCGAGTGACCGCCACGATCGCTGGCCGTGTCGCCAAAGGCGCCGCGTTCCTGGACGAGCGTGAGCCCGGCTGGTGGCAGCGCATCGACCTGGACACCCTCGACCTGATGGCGCCGTGCCTATGCGTCCTCGGCCAGCTCGCCACCAGCCTGCCCGAGCCGACATGGGGAGGGATCTGCGTTCACTTCGGCCTTGAGCCGTGGAGACAGCAGGTCGACGACCTCGGCTTCAATACCGCCGGGGCCGGGACGCCTCTCCAGTACGCGAACCTGACCGCCGTGTGGCGGCGGCTGATCGAGGCCCGCCGGGCAGGTGAGCCCCGGTGACCGGCGCTCAGCATTACCGCGAAGCCGAGACCTTGATCACAGCGACGCAACGCCGCGTGGCCAACAACCCCAGAAACGAGTTGCTGCACACCACCGCGAGGCGGTCCGAACTCCTGGCCGAGGCCCAGGTGCACGCCACGCTGGCGCTAGCTGCAGCGCAAGCGCTGCGCGGGCACGAGGGACTGCCCAGCCGCGACCGCAAGGCATGGTTCGACGTCGCCGCCACGCCCGAGCCCGCTAAGGCCGTCGCGTGAACGCGGCCATGGCGGAGCGGTTCGCCGCCGAGACGAAGAACCACCACATGTTCGTGGTCCACGACGACGGCCTGTACCGGCACCTGCAGTTCCGTAACGCCCGGTACTGCAACGACGGCGAGTGGCGGGTCAACACCGGCTTCTACTGGTTCGACCTGATCACGTGGCCCGGGACGCTGGTGATCAACGGCGACTGCGGAACATTCACGTTCTCGCGGGTCACGGACATGTTCGAGTTCTTCCGGGATCACCGGGTCAACCCGCAGTACTGGGCCGAGAAGGTCCAGGGCGAGACACGGGTGAAGTCCTACAACGAGGACGAGTTCCGCAGGCTCGTCACCGAGGAATTCGTTGAGGCCGTCCGGCACGGCACCTACGGCACCGTGCCGAAAGGCCTCGGCAAAGCGGTGCGAGCCGAGATTCTCAACAACGGCGACATCCACTACGAGGCTGGTGCGCGGGCCGCTCTTGACGCCTTTGTCACCTTCACCGCTGACTGCTCGTGCGGCTACCACCGCGAGGGCCTCGGCGCGGACGCTGCACTGGACTGGCGCATCGAGCACCGGACATTGCCCGGTGAGCACCACCCGGTGACCGACTCCCAGAACGGCTTCCGCTTCACGGACACCTGGGAATGGGACCTGACCGACTGGGACTGGACCTTCCTGTGGTGTCTCCACGCGATCGTCTGGGGCATCGCACGCTACGACGGCGAGGAAGCGCCGGCCTTCGAGCCCGACCCGGTGCGCACGACCCCGGTCAGCGCGGTAATCACCCTCCGGTCCGCGCCACGCACGGCCACCATGGCCACCACTGGCGGTGTGCTGTGAACCGCCCCCCGCTGACTCCGGCCACGGCCAAGGCCTACCGCAGAGCCTTCCGGTTCCGTACCGGCCCCGGAGTCCCGCCCGTCCAGCACACGCACGAGGCCGACGAGCGGATCGTCCTCCCCGCCGACGAATGGGACACCGGGCAGCTGGCCGCCATCTACCCGGACGCTGGCCAGGGCTGGAGGGCGGCGCGATGAACCACGGCGACCTTTCCGAGACCCAGGCCCTCGCCGGCGACATCTGCCAGTACCTGTTCGACGAGTGGTGCGGCGACTTCAGCGACCTGCAGTTCGGCGGCGAGAAGTACCAGCGCGCCGGGATGGAGGACGCGCAGGAACTCGGCTTCGAGGACGACGACACCACCCTGCTGATCATCCGCGAGTCGGACGGCAAGGTGTTCGAGATCGAGCTTGAGGCCAACGTCTACGAGGTGCCATCCAAGGAGGAGCGCGAGAAGCGGGCCGCCCAGGCCCGCGCGCTGATCGAGCGCCATAAGGCCGCTGGCGGTGCGTCATGAGGCTCACCATCCGGTTCTCCGGCATCCAGCCCGCTGTCATCGAGCAGGCGCACCGCGACGGGATCAGCGTCACCGAGGCATGGCGCAGGCGAGAGCACGAAGGGTTCGGCCTGCTCGCCGACGCTGCCGCAGACCGCCTGACGCAGATTCGCGCCGACCTGGATTCGGTGGCCGCTGCTGACGCTGAAGGCGCGCTGCCGATGCGAGGAGGTGCGCGGTGAGGCTCACGACGCGCCAGAAGGCAGAAATCGCCCTCACCGTCCCCTGCCCTGTGCACGGTGACCCGGCCGGCGTGCCGTGCACGCTCCCCAGGGGTGTCATGGCCGGGTCGTGCCTGGACCGCCGGGAGGCTGCGCCGGGAATTGCGGACGAGGTGACGTGTGATGCCTGAACTGCGCAGCCGCCCGGTCATCCGGGGCTCGATGGCCGACTACCGGCCCGCCGCCCAGAACGAGGAACACAGCGCCGGCCGTCCTCCTGGCCACCACAAAGGCGACGGCCAGGAGTCCCGCGGCGCGATGCTCCGAACCCGCCGTAACGGCCTGCCCGAGCCCCGCCTTTACCGGTACGGCCAGTCCAGTTACGAGTGGGCGGTGCGCGCGCTGCGAGCGGCCGAGGCGAAGTACGGCGCGCCCCCGGCTGATCAGGAGAAGCGGCCGAACCGCACCGCCAAGCCGGAGGTGACCGAGTGAAGATGCGCAACAGGGTTCTCACCCACGGTTACGGCAGCTACACCGATGGCTGCCGCTGCCGCACCTGCAAAGACGCCAAGGCCGACTACCAAGCCCGGCGCCGCGCCGAAGCCTATAGCGCTGACCACGAGATGCCCGAGAACGTCAGCCATGGTTGCCGTTCCACTTACGAGGAGCACGGCTGCCGCTGCGGCCCGTGCAAGCAGAGCCAGGCCGGCCGCCATCCGCTCGGTGCCGCGGCCAAGGACATCGCTTCCTCCGTCCTCACCGGGAGCGCCCTGGCCGCATTCGCCGCCGTGTACGTGGTGCCCGCGTGGATCGGAAGTGCCCGGTGACCGCCCCGGCCGCCAGCGACGTGCTGGACCTGATCGACGCCCGGCCCTGCCCCCGCCATCTGCAGTGGAAACGCGAGCAGTTGCTGGCCCATCTCGAGGATTACTTCCACATCGGCGGTGACCGCATGTCCCTGGCCGAGGTCGCAGACCGCCTGGGTGTCTGGCCGCGCACTGTGAGCCGCTGGCGTGCCCTGCTCAAGACCGTCACCGGGAGCGAGTAGTGAGCGCGCCGATGACGTGGGCGGACTGGATCTCGCAGCCAGGGTTCACCCAGGCACTAACGGACGGGCGGTGCATGTACCAGGCCGGCCTGGTGGCAAGCGAGATGCCCGCCGGCCGATACGCCGAGCGCTGCGCCGAGCCCGCTACCCGCTCGCTGGGACTCGCGTGCATGCACGAGCACATCTGGACCGAGCACTTCTGCCAGGAGCACTACGAGATGGAAAAGGCACCAGGCGCGTGGTGCGAGCCCTGTCGCGTCTTCGACGGCCATGACTGCCCTGTCGTCTCAGCACCTGTGGCGGAGGTGGCCGGGTGACCGGCCCGGCGGGCTGGCCCCACTTGCGCCCCCGCCCCGCGTGGCATGGCCGCCACCGCAAACTTCCCGACATCCAGGAGACCCCTTTGCCTTCATCCCTCGCCGCGTCTTTGCCCGGCCCGGTGCCGCGCTCGCTGGCCGAATCGCCAGCCATCGCTAACGCCTTGGTCAGCGCCGGAGCGGACAAGGTCGTCGAATGCGGATTTTGCCGCGTATCCGGTCTGTCCTCCCAGATCCCCGAGACCGCCGGCGGGGAGCACAGGTGCTCCGGCATCGACGAGTGCGTACAGCGCAGCATCGAGTACTACGCCAACGGGGGGCAGCAGCCGAGGCCGCTGGTGACGTTCCCCGTGACAGCGCTGGAGCCGCTGCCGAAACGGGAGCCGGCCGCCTCTTTCGTCGCTGAGCCTTTGCCTCAGCCGGAGCCACCTGTGCCGTCCGACGATGACATCGACGCCCACCTGGAGACGTTCCACGCCCTTCACGACGCCCAGGACGAGGCCGAGAAGGCAACCGGGGAACCGGAAGCAGCCGGGCCCGGGCACAGCCCGGCGTGCGAGCGCGGCGACCACGACGACTGCACCGACCCGCTTGAGTGCGCGTGCGAACACCACGAGCAGGACGCAGCACACGCGGCGGTTGCCCTGGCCGCGCACCTCGGGCCGGACGAACCCGGATTCGGCCCGGAAACCTGCACCGAGGACGAGGAGCCAGCGGAGGACCGCGCGCCCGCTTCCGTCGCCGAGGGTTTCTCCCCGGACCAGAGCGACCCGGCGGAGGGCTGAATGCCGACCATCGCCGAGCTCGCCGATGACGCCGTGGAACTGACCGCGTGGGCCGCTGACCTGAACGACGGCACACGCACCTGGCAGGAATGGGACCCGGACCTGGCCTGTGACGGCCGGCAGGACACAGCGTACGAGGAAGCGGCCCTGGCCGCGCAGAACGCATGGCAACTGCTGGAACGCGCCGAATGGATAGCCGCCTGCTGGTGGCGGCAGATAGCTGACCGGTTCGCGCCCCGTGTGGCTGACCGGTGGTACGGGAGGGGGAGCAAGTGACAACAACCGAGGTAATGCAGGCAACGGGCACCACGCCGAAGCTGAACGCGGCGCTGGCTGCGTTCCAGGCCGAGGTGCCGAAGATCGTCAAGGACGAGGTCGGGGTCATCCCCGGCAAGGACGGCAAGCAGGGCTACAAGTACCGGTACGCCGACCTGGCCACTGTCTCCGCCGCAGCACTGCCCGTCCTGGGCAAGCACGGGCTGGCGTTCTTCGCCAAGCCCGGTATCCTCGGCACCCAGTTCGGGATGATCTGCAAGCTCAAGCACTCCTCGGGCGAGGAAGAAGAGGGCTTCTACCCGCTGCCAGGGTCCGGGAGCGCACAGCAGATCGGCTCGGCCATCACCTACGCGCGCCGCTATTCCATGCTGATGATGACGGGCCTGGCGCCGGCCGAGGACGACGATGATAGTGCTGCGGCTAACACGACGCAGCGGTACGCACCACAGAGCGCCTCCGAGGCATTCGAGCGCGCGACACCCGCGCCGCCTCGCACGCAGCCCGCGGCGAACGGCAACACAGTCCGGCCCGCGCAGGCACCCCGGCCGCCCGCAGCCGCAGACGGCGAACTCGACGAGGACGCCCAGTCCATCGCTGACGAGGCCAGCCAGGTACGCACCACAGAGGACCTGAAGACGCTGAACACCAAAGCGCTCAAGGAGCACAAGCTCGCCGCCCTCATCCGCAACCCGACCACTGGGGGAACGGGCGGCCTCGGCCAGTACATCGCCTGGCGCAAGAGCGTCCTGCAGAAGGCGGAGCGTGCCCTCGCTGACCTGAAGGTCGCGGCGGTGACAGCCGGGATCGACGACGCCGAGATGGAGCACCGGCTGATCGCGGCCAGCGGTCACAACCTGGAGGAAGCGACCGCCGAGGACATGGTGAAAGCCGCCGAGCTCATCATCGAAGGCGCGGGAGCCGCGGCGTGACGTTCCTGGACGACATCATCAAGGTGGTCCGCGACTACGACGCGTCCCGCCCGCGCAGCCTTCAGTCCGAGCCAGGATGGTCCGAGGTCGGAGGTTGCCGCGCCTACCTCGGCTTCCGCCTGGATGAAGCCTGGGCATCAGATGAGCCGGACGGCTGGGGTGCGATACGCGGGACGGCGATCCACAAGTACCTGGAAACGGTCCTCGCGGATCTACCCGGCTTCCGGACCGAGGTCACCACAACCTACAGGGGAATCCCCGGTCACGCCGACCTCGTGCTCATTGACGACACCAGCGTCACCGACTGGAAGACCACGAAGCTCTCCAACTCGAAGGTGTGGGCATCCAGCCCGGATGTTCTCTGGGAAAAGCGCGTGCAAGCCCAGGGCTACGCGAGCGGCCTGGTGGACGCCGGGGAGACATCTGAGGACATCCTCGTGCGCCTGGTGATCATCCCGGTTGACGGGACATTCGACGACTGGTGGATGCACGAGGAGCCGTTCGACCGCTCCATCGCCGACTGGGGAGCCGACCGGCTGGACAAGGTGCGTGCCGACCAGGGCGCCGGCGAGCGCCTAGCGAAGGACAAACCCTACGCCTACTGCCGTGAGTGGTGCCGGTTCTTCTCACTCTGCCGCGGTCAGGACGACCCATCGGCGGCCGAGCGGATCACCGACCCCGAACTGGTCGCCGCCATCGCCGCCTACGGCGAGGCCACGCAGCAGGTAACAGCGCTCTACAAGGACAAGGACCGGCTCGCCGAGATGATCCGCGGCCTGCGCGGCACGGCCGGTGACTGGCGCATCTCGCTGAGCAAGCCCGGCGAGCCGAAGGAAGTCCTGAATGAGGCTGCGATCCGCGCTGATTACGAGCGCCGCGGGTTCGCCCCGCCCGTGACCACCAAGCCCGGCTCCGCACCCCGGCTGAACGTGACCCGGATCAAGAAGGCGGCAGCGAAATGACCCTGGTCCGCGACCGCGCACAAGAACCCGGGCACCACCACTTCACCGAATGCCCCATGTACAACGCCAAGCCGTCCGAGGTATACACCGGGCCACCCGACTTGGCGACCACCCAGAGCGGAGTCATCTGCCTCTGTTTCGACGACTCGCCCGAATGGACCCTCGGATGAGCCCCGCCCCGGGCCAGAACCCGACGCCCAATGATATCGCCCGCTGGCTGGCCGAGCTGACCCGGCAACTCGATCTCAAGGTGATCGAGTTTGCGAACCTGTCCGACGAGGCCGCAGGGACACGCCGGGACGCCGAGGTAGCGTTCGCCCGCGCCTTCCTAAATGCCGAGGGCGCGATGGATGCACGGCGCCAGGTGGCCATGCTCCAGGCCGCGGACAAGCGGTTCGGCGCTGACATCGCAGAGCGGAAAGTGGCGGCGTGCAAGGAAGCCATCCGCGCACTCCACCTCAAGATCGACGTTGGCCGCACAGCGAGCGCCAACGTCCGCGCCGAGTTGTCCACGCTAGGGACAGTCGGTAGCGCGCCATGAGGTCATCCCCGATGCCTGCCCGCTCGAAGCCCATGCGACGAGGACAGCCGCTGCGCTCCTCTTCGGTGCCGGTCTCGCGCACACCCATGAAGCGCGGCAAGCCGCTCCCCAAGGTCAGCAAGAAGCGCGCTGCCCTGATCCGGGTACGCCGGGCGATGCTCCAGGCCAAGTACCCCGGGATCACGCTCTGCGAGGTGCCGTTCTGCAACCGCATCGCCGATGACGCGCACGAGCCGCTGACCCGGGCACGCGGGGGCTCGATCACCGACCCGGACAACGTCCGCGCAATTTGCCGCCCACATCACCGAGAACTGACCGACGAGGAACCCGAATGGGCTTACGAGCTCGGGTTCTTGCGGCACTCGTGGGATCGGGGCGACGCCGCATGAGCATCCTCACGCACATCCTCATCTGGGCGTGCTTCATCCTCGGCGGCGTTCTCATCGTCGCCACCGTCACGGCGGCCGGGATCCTGGGCTGGTGCTGGGCCCGGGACCAGTGGGACAAGGCCCGCAACTGGTGGGGAAGCCGGCACCCCGCTCCCGCTGACATAGCAGGGAAGACATCCCTGACAGCGGCCGAGCAACTAGACCTGCGGCGGATTGAGCAGGGCTACGGGGATGCGCCTAAGGCGCTGCTTAGGAGGCTCCGGTGAGCCCCCACCTCTCTCTTCCTGCCGAGATCCTCACCTGGGCCGGTGTCTCCGGCGCCTTGCTGCTGCTGGCCGTCTGGATCGGCATATCGGTGCGGAACGACCGGCGGCACGACGCGCGCATAGCCCGCTACGAAGCCGCCCGGGCCGCGAACGCCGAGCACTGGGCGCGGGTGAAAGAAGCGTTCCCCGGCATGGCCCGGGACCTGAGCGAGGTACCGCCGTCTTGTGACCCGCTGGTGACCGAGAACCCGCGAAGCCCGCAGCAAGAAGAGAGGCGCGATTCATGAACGCTGATGCCCGGTGACCGGACTGGAAGGCGAGAGCATCATCGCCGCGATCTCCTTTCTCTTTGGTGCCGCTCTTGCCGTTGCCCGTGAGGCCATGAAACAGAACTGGGTCAAGGTCAGCGTCTCGTTCGGGATCACCACGGCTGCGGCCCGGCAGGCGCCGCCGGAGCCTGTTCCCGAGGTCACGACCGGCCCGGTGCCCATCGATGGGAAGCGCGGTGCCGCATGATCGCCCGCCTGGCCGTCATCGTCCTCCTGGTAGTCGTGGCCGTGTGCCTGGTGACCGGGATAAGGGTCTTGATGCACAACGGGTGGCAGCGGCTCGCCTCAGCCGTGGTGTGGCTGTCGTTCGCGCTGCCCAGGGCGTGGGACGTGGTGGCCCGCCCAGCAGATCACGTGGCCGCGTGGCTGGCAGTGCGGTCCGGCAAAGACGCGCCAGTGAAGAAGGCCCGCCGGGTGCGCCGTAGCGAGCCGCCGGCCGAGTTCGCCCCGGTGCCGAAACCGGAAGGACCCGACCCGGCGCAGGCCCGCGCCGATGAGCCGAGCCCGGCTGAGGTCACTCTCTTCGACGGGCCTTTGATCCCTGACCGGAACCGGCCGTTCGTGGACGGCCCCCCTTTCTGCCGCCTGATAACGACGGGGAGTGATACGCGGTGAGCGACAACACGAAAATAAGCTGGACCGACTCATCCTGGCCGGTCACCGCTGGCTGCGAGCACGTCAGCGAAGGATGCGAACGCTGTTACGCAGCCAAACTCACCTCCGGCCGGCTGAAGCACCTTCCTGCCTATCAGGGCCTCGCCGAGAATGGCCGGTTCAATGGCCAGGTTCGCTTGCTGCCCGATCGTCTTGACTGGCCGGCTAAATGGCGGAAGCCCCGCAAGATATTCGTCGCCGACATGTCCGACCTGTTCTATGACCAGGTGCCGGATGGCTATATCGCGCAGGTGTGGGACGTGATGGGCCAGAACCAGCAGCACACATTTCAGGTGCTCACCAAGAGGCACGCGCGGATGCGGTCCTGGATGCGCCGCTGGGCTGACAGGGACGGCGACCGGCAGTCCGACAAGCCCTCGGGCATGCCGCCGATGCCGCGTGGCCCTGAGGCTGTCCGCGCCGCCTACACCAGCGGCCGGTCGCGCCTGTTCGCCGACATGCTCGACAGCATGGGCACGCCGCCCGAGGGCTGCGCCTACCCGCCGTACGACTGGATGGAAGGCTGGCGGTTCTGGCCGACCGAGTTGTTCAACGTCTGGCTAGGCGTTTCGGCGGAGAATCAGCCATGGTATGACATCCGCTGCTCGGCACTGCTCGGTACTCCGGCCGCCACGCGGTTCGTTTCCTGCGAGCCACTACTCGGCCCCATTGACCTCAAAATGTCCCGGTTCCCGGTTCCCTACTTCGCTCAGGGCATCAACTGGGTCATTGTTGGCGGTGAAAGCGGCCCCGGTCACAGGCCCATGGATATCGTGTGGCTTGAATCCATCGTCACGCAGTGCAAAGACGCTGGCGTGGCCGTCTGGGTAAAACAGGACAGCGGACCGCGCGCCGGTCAGCAGGGCCGCATTCCTGACGACCTGTGGATTCACGAATTCCCTGTCGCTGATGCTCTGGCAGGTGCCCTGTGAACCCCCGAGAACTGCTTGTCCTGCTGGCCCGCTTCACCATCACCGGCTACGGCGACCCGATCGCGCTGACCGAGGTGTTCGTGTACGCCCGGGACCACCGATGCCCGGCAGCACCTGTTCCCGCCTACCCGCACAGTGCATCCCGGCTGGCGGCGGTCTGACATGCCGTCCCCCCGTAAGCGCGCCGCCGAGGTTTCCCCCGAGCCTCCCGCGGCGAAGTCCTGGATTCCGCCTGCCCCCGTAGCGGACCAGGGCGACCGCTCCCCGTCCGGCCAGACCCCGGCGGGGAGCACCCCGGCTGCGGCAGATCCCTCTCTCCCGGGGACTGCCGCAGCCGGGCCTGACATCCCGGAGGCCGCTGCGACCGGGGAAGAGTCCCAAGGTTGCTCGCGGCCTCCGGGAGACCAGACCCTCGCCGAGAGGCAGAAGCGGCAACTCGCTGCGATCCGGGCTGCCCGATCAGCGCATGCCAAGGGGAAACGGAACCAGCGTGCTCGTCCGTGGCAGGGACGTGACCCCTATCGGCGTGCTGTTCCCGGGGGAAAGAAGTTGCCGCCGTGGGGTGCACGGTGAGCACCCCGGCGGCGTATGCAGCGCTGCTCGAGCGCCGGGCCCAGCTGGACGGCGCGTCCGGCTTCGATCCGCTGTGGCTGCCTGACTTCCTGTTCGGCTTCCAGGCCCATCTGACGGAGTGGGCGATCCGGCAGGGCCGCGGAGCCCTGCTGGTGGACTGCGGGCTCGGCAAGGGACCGATGGCGCTCACCTGGGCGCAGAACGTCTACAAGCACACCGGGAAGCCGGTGCTGCTGCTCACGCGGCTCGGCGTCACCGGGCAGATGGAAACCGAGGCCGCGAAGTTCGGGATCGATGCGGAGATCTCCCGTGATGGGACGATCCCGGCCGGGATCACGATCACCAACTACGAGCGGCTGGAGCGCTTCGACCGGGCCGCGTTCGGCGGCGTGGTCTGCGACGAGTCATCCTCGATCAAGGCTTTCGACGGCAAGCGCCGGGCTGAGGTGACCGAGTTCCTCCGCAAGATGCCCTGCCGCCTCCTGGCCACAGCCACGGCCGCCCCGAACGACTACGCCGAACTGGGCACCTCCAGCGAGGCACTGGGCTACCTCGGGCACTCCGACATGCTGTCCCGGTTCTTCATCGCCGACCCCCAGTGGCGCGTGCAGGGCCACGGGGCACCGTGGCGGTTCAAGGGCCACGGCCAGGAGCCGTTCTGGCGCTGGGTCGCATCATGGGCGCGGGCCGCGCGGCGCCCGTCTGATCTCGGGTTCGCCGATGACGGGTTCATCCTGCCGTCCCTGCGGGTCCGCGAGCACGGCGTGGAAGCCCGGGCACCGAAAGAGGGAACCCTGTTCGACGTTCCCGCCACCGGGCTGCACGAGGTGCGGGAAGAGTCCCGGCGCACAATCGCCGAGCGGTGCGAGAAGGCCGCGGAACTGCTTGCGGACGCCTCGCCCGGCATCGCCTGGTGCCACCTAAACGACGAGGGGAAGCTGCTCGCCCGCCTCATCGACGGCGCTGTGGAAGTCGCCGGGTCTGACCCGGCGGAGGCCAAAGAGGAACGGCTGGCCGCGTTCGGCCGGGGCGAGATCCGGATTCTGGTCACGAAGCCGAAAATCGCATCCTGGGGCCTGAATTACCAGAACTGCAACCGGATGACTTACTTCACTGATTACTCATTCGAGGCGTGGTATCAGGCGGTGCGGCGGTGCTGGAGATTCGGCCAGCAGCGCCCGGTGACAGTGGACGTGATTACCACCCCCGGCGGGTCCGGGGTACTGGGCAGCCTGCAGCGCAAAGGTGCCCAGGCAGACACGATGTTTGACTCTCTGACCGCCTGCATGCAGGACGCGCTGGCCGTCCGCCGCGCCGAGACCTACGACACCGACGTGGAGGTGCCGCCATGGGCGGCGTGAAAGACCAGCAGGTCACGGACCGCTGGGCGCTATACAACGGTGACGCGATGGAGGTCTTGCCGTCGCTGGCGGACGGGTCGGTGCACCTGGCTGTCTACTCGCCGCCGTTCGCCTACGGCGACGAGGGAACCGGTGGTGCCGGGCTGTACAAGTACTCCTCCAGCGAGCGGGACCTGTCAAACGCTGGCGGCCTCGCCGAGTTCCTGGAAATGTACGCCTACTTTGTCACCGAATTGCACCGGGTGACAATGCCGGGACGCATAAACGCCGTTCACTGCATGGACACGCCGATGGGCAATTCCGGCGGTGACGCACTCCATGACTTCCCCGGTGACATCATCCGGCTGCACCAGCGGCTCGGCTTCGACTACATCGCCCGCCACGTCATCTGGAAAGAACCGCTGGCGGTCCGCAACCGGACGATGACCAAGGACCTGACCCACAAGACGATCGTCGAGGACGCCACATCCGCCGGGGTCGCGTCCGCCGACCAGCTGCTGATCTTCCGCAAGCACGGCCGCGGCATCCCGGTCACTCACCCGCACGGTTTCACCGCCTACCACGGCGCCGCGATGCCGCCAGCCGGTGTCCTGCGCTATCGGGCCTGGGCGGGCAGCCAGATCGAGAACAAGTACTCGCAGTGGGTGTGGCGGCAGTACGCCTCATGCGTCTGGGACGACATCCGCGGCAACCTCGGCCAGTGGGACCGCCGGGATCACATGGCGGTGCTGCCCTACCGGGAAGCCCGCGACGAGGAAGACGAGAAGCATGTCCACCCGCTCCAGCTCGACGTGCCACGACGCGTGGTGGATATGCGGACCAACCCGGGGGAGACGGTGCTGACACCGTTCCTGGGCGTCGGCACGGAGGCGTACGCGGCCTGCGAGCTCGGCCGCCGTGCGATCGGCGCCGACCTGAAGCCCTCGTACTACCGGCAGGCGCTGAAGAACCTGGCCGCCCTGGACACCGAGGACGCCGAGCAGCCCGGCCTGTTCGATGACCTCGCTGAGGTGACTTCATGACCCCCCCTCTCATCCCCCCGTAGGGAAACCAGGGAGAGACGTGCATACGGCGCACAGGACAGATCAGCGACGAGGAGACGGGCAGGGGGCGGGGCAAGGTGGGATCAGGAACCGGGGTCAGTCGTCCAGTGACTGGCCGGGGTGATCACGGACCCAGTCGCGGTATGCCTGCCGGTAACGGCGGACCTGCTCAGACGAAACCTCAAGGCCGTCGGCGATGGCTTCGAGCGTGGACCCCTTGGCCACCTGCTCGATCACGGCGAGGCCGAGTTTCGCGCGGGCACGCCAGCGCATGGCTAGCGCATCGAGGTCGGTTTGCTTGTACGCGCGGTGCGCTTCGAGGACTTCTGGCATATCGCTGGGCACCTCCTCATGATGTCACGTCGTGTGGTGACCACACCATGATGCCTGAGCGATTCCACTTACGCAAGTGATAGCGTCGCCACGCGTACGCGTGTATTGTTGTGGACCGCAGCAGTGAAACCAGGATGACGCGCGAGGGCGGCGCGAAAACGGGATCACCAACAGCAGAAAGGGGGGCCGCGGCGACTTGGCGGTCAGCGAGATCTACATCAAGCTCGTCGTCGGCTTCGCGAACGACCAGAAGGTGCGGGCGCTCGCCCGTTTCGGCGCGCCCGATGCCGGGCTGGCCCGGGATCTCTACGTGCAGATGTGCCTGCACTGCAAGGACAACCTCACCGACGGATTTGTGCCTGCCGAGCAGATCGGATTGCTCGTGTATCCGCTGGACGCGGAACACGGTAACCAACTTGCTAAGCAACTTGCTTCCGTGGGGCTTACCAAAGAGGCAAGCAACGGTGAAGCACAAGGTTGGCATGTGCTTGCCTACCTGAAGCGAAACCCCTCTCGCAAGCAGGTAGATGACCTGTCAAAAGTGCGTGCGGAGGCGGGCCGGGAGGGGGGTCAGAAGAGTCGCAAACCTCCAGGTCAGCGCACATCTAAAGCAACACGTAAGCAAGTTGCTAACCAAGATGCCAGCAAAATGCCCCCCAGAGACAGAGACAGAGACAGAGACATAGATGCTTCTAACGAAGCATCTAATTCCGCCGAGTCCGGCGGCCGTCACGCTGTCGCCGATGAACTAGCTGCTGCGTTCTGGGACCGGCACAAGGCATCCACGGCCCAGCCATTCCTCGGCGTCCGTCAGGTGATCCGGACCGCCATCGCCAACGGGCTCACCCGCAACGACGTAGCCCGCGCCCTGGACCACCTCGCCAAGGGCGGCGTGGCGATCTCCGGCGGGTCGGTCACCAATGCCATCCGGGATCTGCGCGGTAACGGGCAGCGCCCGCAACGCGGCGGCGCCACCGATGACCTGTCTAGCGAGGTCTACGGCCAAGGGAAGACGAGGATATGACCGGCCCCGACACCGAACTGTGGCTCGCCGACCGGCGCGTGCGCCTGGTAGCGAACCTGCTGGCGCAGCGTCCGCCCGCCTTCGATGCCGATGGTGTGCTCGACACCCGGCTGGGCAACTGGGCTATCGACCTGGCCGAGGGCAAGCCGCGGAATCTGATCATCACCGGGCCCGTGGGCACTGGCAAAACATGGTCGGTGTGGCACGCCGCCGAGTTCGCGGTCCGCTGCGGTTACGAGGGCCTGGTCGCGGTCTGCCCGGCGGCGCGGCTGCGCCGCATCATCGCCCCGGCGACCGCTGACCCGGGCGAGTTCACCCGCCTCGCCGCTGCCGGGGTCCTGGCACTTGACGACCTCGGTTCCATCCGCCTGTCGGAATGGGACATCGACCATCTCGCCGAGATCGCGGACACCCGCTGGTCGCAGCGTCTGCCGACCGTGGTCACGTCGAACGTGACCGACCTCGCCGCGCTGCTCGGCCCCCGCATTTCAAGCCGGCTCGCCGACAACGCGCTCGTGGTCGAACTGGCCGGCCCGGACCGCCGGAGGCAGTCATGACCGTCACCGCCAGGGGCAACGGGCAGGTTCTGTCCGCTCCCGGCCAGACGCCGGATGTCATCCTCGCCGAGAAGGCCATTCTCGGTGCGATGCTCGGCGGAAACGCGAGCGCCGTGATCGACGGACGGCGAGCCGCCGAGGCCATCATCGAGATTCTCCCGGCCGAGGATTTCTTCGCCGACACGATGCATCAGGCGGTCTACGGGGCGGTGCGTTACCTCGCCGAGGAAGGCGAGGCACTGACACCGCAAGCGGTCCTGGCCCGGTTGGTCGCGACCGAACGCGGGCAGTGGCAGACCGGGCAGGCCGGGGTCATCCTGGCCGACCTGATGCACCATGCCACCCCGTCCTACGAGGCCGACGCCCGCCGTGTCCTGAGAGCCGCCGTCCGCCGCCGCGGGCTGCTTGCGCTGACCCGGGCGAGCCAGATGCTCGCCGAGCGGTCCGACTTCGACTTTGACCCCGCCGAGACGGCGGACGACATCCGCGCGCTAATCGACGAGGCATTCGCCGTGGACACCGGCACTGAACCCGCGTCCGTCGCTGACTTGTTCATCCCGGCGCTGGACAGGATCGAGTCCGGCAGGCCGCCCGGGGTCATCCAGTTTCCGTGGGAAGACCTGCGGGACGTGGTCCCGTGGCTGCGGCCCGGCCAGCTCGTCACGATCGCCGCGCGGCCGTCGCTCGGCAAGTCGCTGCTGGGTTTGGGTGTCGCCCGTTACGTGGCGATCCACCAGAAGATCGCCGCGATCCTCTTCACGATGGAACAGGACCGCGACGAGGTCATGGACCGGCTCATCTCAGCCGAGGCCGGCATCCCGCTCGGCCACATCACCACCCCGGCGATGGAATCTGCCGACTGGGACGCCATCGCGGGCGTGACGGACAAGTTCGCCGACGGCAAACTCATCATCGACGACATGCCCCGGGTGACCTTGTCCCACATCCGGGCCCGGCTGCGCGGCATGGCGCGGCGCGAACCCGCGCAGGTCGCGATCATCGACTACCTGCAACTGATGGATGGCGCGGCCGGGGAGAACCGGCAGCGCGAGGTTTCCGCGCTTGTCGGCGGACTCAAGGCCATCGCCCGGGAATTCCGCATCCCGGTGATCATGCTCTGCCAGCTGAACCGCGGCCCTGAGTCACGTCACGACAAGCGCCCCTACCTGTCGGATGCCCGCGAGTCCGGCGCCGTCGAAAACGACTCCGACGTGGCCATCCTGATCCACCGGCCCGACCACTACGAGCCGGAGTCACCCCGCGCGGGCGAGGCCGACCTGATCGTCGACAAGAACCGCAACGGGCCGCGGGCCACGGTGACGGTCGGGTTCCACGGCCACTATGCCCGGTTCGTCAACCTCGCGTGGTCGCCGTCGCGGATGGCGGAATCGTGAACGCCCTCACCGACAACTGCCCCGGGTGTATCACCCCCGAGCATTCAGTACCTGTCCTGCCGCACCGCGTGTACGAGGACGGGGACAGCACCGTCGGCCTCTACGAGTGCCGGTGCGGGCATTCGTGGCAGACCAGCCGGCTCACCGCAGCCATGGCAGAACCTGACGCCGCTGACCCGGCGGCGTAACCACCACCCACCCCAGAAGGGAACCAGATGGCACAGCAAGAACCAGGATCCGCCCAGACGTTCATCGCGGCACTGACCGGGATCGAACACGGAGCCGTGGCCACCAAAGCCGACGACTTGCTCATGGGCCTGGTCAAGTCCGTGAACGAGCTCGGCCGGAAAGGGTCGGTGACGGTGACGGTCGAGGTCCGGCCGGCGAAGGGCAACTCGGCGAATGTTCAGGTCGCGGCGACAGCGACAGCGAAGATGCCGCAGCCGGACGCGCCGTGGGGCCTGTTCTTCTTCACCGACGACGGGGCACTGACCCGCGACGACCCGCGGTACGCCGAGGCCCTGTTCGAGGTTGACAGGGGGCCGGCGCAATGAGCGGCACCGAGGCGGAGGTCGTCAAGGACCTCGCGTTCCAGGCGGCTGAGCCGGCCCAGTTGCAGCCGGGATCCCGCTACGCGTGGTTCGGCCCGGCCGGCGAACTGCGGGAGATCGACCTGACCGACAAGATGCCCGCCCGCAAAACCGGGCGCGTCACCGTCACCGACGTGGCCAGCTTCGCCGAGTACTACCGGCGTCACGCCGACGACGACTCCGAAATGTTCGCTGACCTGGACAACGGGACCGTGACCGCGGTCCTCGACGCCCACTACAACGCCGCGGCTGACCAGATGGAGTTCGGCGGGGCACGCTGGCAGCAGCACCGCCTCGTTCTCGCCTTGAAGCTCACCGAGGAGTGGAAGACGTGGCTGGAGTTCGACCGGAAGTTCCAGTCGCAGCAGGCTTTCGCTGAGTTCCTGGAAGACAACTACCGGGACTTGTCCCCGGGCGGCCCCGTGGCGGCGGCGGACCTGCTGACCGCGGCCCAGGTGTTCGAGGCCACCCAGAAGGTCGAGTACGGGGCCGGGATACGGCTGACGTCCGGTGACGTCAAGATCCACAGGATCGAGACCACCGAGCAGGGATCCGGCAGAACCGGGCACATCCAGTTCCCCCAGGAGATGGATCTGCGGATCCGGCCGTACACGGACTGCGACGACATGGTGATCGCCGCCCGGCTGCGGTACCGGGCCGAGGCTACCGTGCTCAAGCTCGGCTACTTCCTGAACGCGCCGGAGAGGGTGCGCCGGGAAGCCGTCGAAGCCGTCACCGCCAAGGCCGCTGAGGCGATCGGCGCATCCATCATGCAGGGCCAGTCGGCCTGACCCGCCTGTAGTTGCCCCGGGCCTGGATATGCGGGCCCGGGGCAGGCGACGAGAGGAAGAACGAGCACCGATGAGTGACGAAGAGACCGGGTTCGCACCGGACCCGGGGGCAGAACTGGACCTGGGACTACCGCCACACGAGAAGCCGGGCACCGTCTGGCGCACGGGCCGCCATGTTGGGCGCACGATCTACGCCCAGTCCGGCCCGGAGCCTTCAGACGAGGACGTGCTGATCGGGGTCATGGACACCCGGGAACTGGCAGCGGAAGCGTGCGAGGGCCGGAACATGGCGCTGCGCCTTGAGCCCGCGGATCCGGTAGCGGTCCTGCGCGACATCGCCCGTAACACCATCGGCGGCAACAACCCGGCACTCGCCGACTTGGTCAAAGCAGTCGCGTGCTACCTCGAGGAGGACATGGCCGGGCCGGAGCATCCGCTGCCGGAACTGGGGCTTGCACGACTAGACGATCTGCGGGCAGTGCTGGACATCACGTTCGGCACCGCATGGCTGCCCGGCACGCAGCACGAGCCGGCTATTGCGGCGAAGGAGCGCCTGCGCGTTGTCGCGGGAGTGCGCCCCGCCACCGCCCAGGCAGCGCCTGCGGGCCACGGAGAGGTCAGCCCGGTAGCGGAGGACGCCGGAGCCGCAGAATCGACTACAGCGCCGCGTACGGGTGAGCCGTCATGACCGCTGTCCAGGACACGCTTCCCCCGGTCGCACCCGAGCCGGGCACAGGCGAGAAGACCCCGCAGATGAGCACCAGCGGCCTGCTCACCGCACTGAAAACCCACTACCGCAAGCCAGGCACCGCCCGTGACGGCTGCATCCTCATCACCGAACCCGAGTCACCCGGCCCGCAACGCCGCCGCTGCGACCTCATCCACATTGGCGTGGCATCCCGGGGCCGGGGCATCGACGCCCACGAACTCAAGGTCTCCCGCTCGGACTGGCTGCGCGAGCTTGACGACCCGGCCAAGGCCGACGCGTGGTGGCCGTACTGCTCACGCTGGTGGGTCGTCGCCCCGCCCGGCATTATCCGTGGCGGCGAACTGCCCGCCGGGTGGGGGCTGATGGAACCGCAGTCACGGAGCCGCCGGTTCCGGGTCGTCGCCGAGGCGGCCGTCAAGGAACCGCAGCTGACCCTCGGCCTGCTCGCTGACCTGCTAGCCCGCGCCGACAACGAGCGTCTCGCCGAGATAGAGGCGCTGCGCCAGGAGCACCGCGACGACCTGTACCAGCAGGCGCAGAAGATCCGCGCCGAGCAGGAGGTTCGCGGCTTGTCCTCGCACACCCGCGACCGGCTTGACGCCCTCAAAGTCATCGAGGAAGCGGCCGGGGTCAAGGTCGACCAGTACGCGTGGCATGGCGAGACACCGGTCACCGCCGTGCGCCCGGAGGAGTTCGCCGCCGCGCTTCCCGGTGTCGCCGGCCATGTCGCTGCGCAGCGGTTGCTCGCCGATGCCCGCAGGATTCGTGACGCGCTGGCCAAGGCAGCACAGCGCGCCCTCACCCAGTTGGAGGCTGCACCGTGAGCGCCGACGACCGTTACGTGGACGGCTACTGCCCGATGGGCTGCGGCCGGACCCTCTTCCTCGGCGATGGGGGCGACGTCACGTGCTCTTACCTGCACTGCCCTAACCGTGGCGCGGTAGCCGAGATCCTGGCCGACCAGATCACCGAGCACATCGTCTGGTTTGGCGCGGACTCGTTCACGACCCGTCACCCGCTGCGGGAACGACTCGGAGACCAGTTGCTGACCTGCTCGCTGCACGTGTACCTCACGAGCCTGGCCGGGCCGCCGGTTCAGCCGGGCAAGTACCGGGCCCGCGCGGTCACCGGTCCCGGGTGGGCATGGGAGGCGATGCCGTCATGAGCTGGCGTCCCTGGTGGAACCTCTCACCCTGCGGTACGGACGGCGGCTACGAGCGGCACAAGGCCCATGGCCAGAAGGCTGACCCGGCATGCCTGGCAGCCCACGCCGCTGCCGAGGACTGGCGGCAGAAACGGCGCCGCGGCGAAGTGCTCACCACTGCCGAGGCCCGTGCCGCCCGTCTGCGCCGGATGCACGCCGACTGCACCGCGCTGCGCAAAGCCGGCGTCGCCTTCGCTGACATGCCGCTGGCCGTGCAGCAGGGCGAGCGGGCCTACCAGGCGCAAGCCCAGCGGCGGCGGCGGGCGGAACGGGTGGCCGGGGCACCGATCCTGGTCCGGCTGCTCTACGACGAGAGGCAACGCGGGAACGGGGTGGCTGCCTGATGCCCCGCCGCCACCCGGCCCGTCCCGCAGCCCGGCCCAACGAAGCCCCCGGCTCCAGTCTCAGGCCGCCGTGCGTGTTCTGCGGCGACCCTGTGAGCCGTTCGCGTGTGACGCCTTTCGCTGGACTGGAGGGTTCCGGATGAGTCGTGAACAACTCAAGCGATGCAAGGCGTGCGGCAGGGATCTCCCAAGGGAGCAATTCGGGCGCTGCAAGGACAACCGAGACGGCCTTCAAACTAAGTGCCGTGAGTGCATGACAGCCCGTGCTCGCGCCCGGAGGGCAAGCCCTGAAGTGAAGGCTGTCACCAGGGCGACGCGCCAGCGGGCGGCGGCAAAGCGGAATGCGGCGATCATTGCCGGCATCTACAAGGAATGCTCACAACCACGTTGCGACAAGCCGGTATATCGCAGGGATCTCTGCCGTAAGCACTACCGCCGCTTCCGCATGTATGGCGACCCGGCCAAGATCCTCAAGATGCCGCCCGGGATGCGCCGGGAGGCTATAGAGCGTTTTTGGTCGCAAATCGTCATCGGGCCGACTGTACCGGATGCCGTGGACGATGCACCTTGCTGGTTGTGGAACGGTCAGCTCGTCAGGAACGGCTACGGCTATACCCAACTTGAAGGCAGGCGGGTATACGTCCACCGCTTGGCGTGGGAGTTGTTGCGGGCCCCGATTCCAGATGAACTGAAGCTCGACCATGTGTGCCACAACAAGGACACCGGTTGTCATGCCCGCGGCAGATGCCCGCATCGGCGCTGCTGTAATCCGGCACATCTGGATCCCGTGACCGTCAAGGAAAACAACGCCCGCATGCATGGTCGCAGGACCCACTGCGTAAACGGGCACGAGTACACACCTGCGAACACCTATCGCCACCCGGACGGCTCAAGGGCTTGCCGCATCTGCAAGCGCGAGACCTGGCGTCGGTGGAAAGAACGCTCGCGCTCAACTGCGGCGCTCAAGGAGGCGTCATGATCCCCGGGGGACTGGCACCGGCTGCCTCAGCACCTCCGGAACGCATGGAACGCAGCCCGCGCCGAAAAGGACGCCGCCGCGATCGAGCGCGTACGGGCCGCCATCCAGAGCTACGCCCGCTCGGAGGTGAATGCCCGATGATCGGCAAGCCGAGCCCGCGCTGGGCGTTCATGCAGGGCTATCAGATCGTCAAGGATGGCCGGCCCTACCTGGACCGCCTCCGCGTCGTTCAGACCCCGTGGTTCGCCGTGATGCTGCACCGGATTCACGGCCCGGACATGGACCGCGATCCGCACGATCATCCCTGGCCTTTCGTGAGCTTGATCCTGTCGGGCAGCTACGAGGAGCGGATCTGGGATGACCCGGACTCGCTGATCTGGCCCCGCAACCGCAAGCGTCCCCGCTTCTCGCTGAGGGCCATCAAGTTCAGCGAGGCGCACAGGATCACATCGGTGGACGGCCTGCTGTGGACGCTGGTGTTCACCGGGCGCCGTCGCCGGGAGTTCCGGTTCTGGACTGAGACCGGCCCGGTCGACTGGCGCGAGTACCTGAACGCAGGGGAGGGCACCGATGCAGACCCATGGTGACGTGATCACCGGCCCGTCGGCCGGTGTCACCGGAGGCGAGAGCCAGCACACCTGGTCCCGCGCCTTCCTCGACGGCAGCCCCGGCCTCGCCAAGGCGCTCATCCAGTCCGGCCGCCGCCCGCGAGCCGGCCACGACCGCGAACGCTGGAAGACGGTCAGCTGGGACGATTACCGGGCACATGTCGGTATTTGCGGCCGGCGCGGCCCGTGGCGTGTCGAGATGGTCGAGGACAAGACTGGCGAGCCGTCGCAGTGGGTGGCGGAGGCCGATGGCCTGCCGTGGGAACCGGGCTGGTACACCGCCCTTGTCCACGACGAGCGCGGCCTGGTCATGTCGGATCTCCCCGCCGAGATAGCCGGATGCCTGCCGTTCCTGGACCGGGTGCAGTCTGAGGGCACCGCGAACATTCTGGTCAGCGGCCTCGGGCTGGGCATCGTCCCGGCGTGGCTGCTCGCGAACTGCCCCGTCGAGCACATCGACGTGATCGAGATCGACCCCGATGTCATCGAGTTGACCGCCCGCGACGAGGCGGCCCGGGATGCCTGGGCGGCCGACCCGAGGCTGCACGTTCATCTCGGTGACGCTCTCACGCTGAGGCTCGGGACCCGCGAAGGATGCGCCCTGCACGACGACTGCGTGCCGCCGGCCTGGTACGGCGCGGCCTGGCACGACATCTGGGACTCGCCGACTGAACTCAACCTCCCGTCGATGCGCCGTCTGCACCGCCGGTTCGGCCACCGCGCCAGATGGCAGATGTCGTGGGAGCGGCCCGAGTGCGAGTACCGCTGCAAGCACCCTCGCTCCGGGAGCGCACTATGCACGATCTCCGAGGATCTCGGCTACCAGACGGAGGCTCACCGATGACCAGGCGCACCCGCGTCATTGACCTCCGGGCAGGCAACTGCAAGCCCGCTGGCACCGTCGAGATGCCCACCTTCTCGATCCCCCCGGACTGCGCATGCTCGTGGACTGTGGTCCGGGCCGGGGTCGGGATGGCCTGTGTCTCGCGGCTGACGCACATCTCGGCTCTGTGCCCGGCTCAGCGGCAGCACCAGCCACCGGAGGTGACCGGGTGACCGAGATGCCAGCCGAGGGGGCGTGATGGACCTCAACGAGGGCATCCAGTGGCAGCAGGTCACCTGCCGTCGCTGCAATCGCACCTACCAGTGCACACCCGAAGACGACTACTACGGCGCGGGTGCCGAGCAGCCCGGCCCGGACGAGGGCGTCTGCTTCGCCTGCCTCCTGGTCCTCAACGGCTACGACCCGGACACAACGCAAGTGCTCGTCATCGGCGAGGGCGGCCAGGAACTGGACCCGACGGACCTGGCCGTCCGCGAGAACTTCGAGGCCCGGCCGTGACCCGGGCCGAGTTCCGCTCCTCCCTCCAGCGCCGTCTCAGGGACGCAGCCACACGAGGCAAGGTCACCGGGGCAGACCTGGACCTCATCACCGAAGACGCCGACGAGTACGCCGCCCGTGTCGCCGAGGAGACTGCCCGGCCCTGGCCGTGGCCACCCCGGCACCCTGAGCGCCGCGGCGGAGGCTACCGGGAGGCAGCATCATGACCGCCGCCGTGTTCGCTGCCGTCTTCGCCGCGATGGCCGCGGGCCACCAGGTCGGCGATTACTGGGTGCAGACCAGCGCCCAGGCAGCAGCGAAGGGGAAGCCGGGCTGGGCCGGCCGGAGAGCGTGTGCCGCGCACGTGGCCACGTACACGCTCACCCTCGCCGCGTGCCTGGCGCTGGCCGGGTGGTGGCTTGCGCTCCCGTTGCACGCCGGACGGGTCGCGGCCGGGCTCGGCGCCAGCGCGGTCACGCACTACTTCGCTGACCGGCGGACGCCGCTGCGGAAGCTGGCCGCCCGGACCGGCAGCGGCGGGTTCTACCGGGCAGGTGAAGGGCTCGCCACCGGAGCCGCGCTGCTGGACCAGGCGTGGCACTGGGCGTGGCTGTTCGCCACAGCACTGGTGATCTCCGGAGGTGCCCGGTGAGGCGCCCGGTGCAGCCCTGCCAGACCTGCTATCCGGGCACATGGGGGACCAATTGAGCCTGACCTACACGGACATCTTCTGCGGCGCGGGCGGCAGTTCGATCGGGATGAGCGCGGCCGGCCTTGAGCTGAAGTTGGCGGCGAACCACTGGCCGCGGGCGATCGAGACCCACTCGGCGAACTTCGACGCCGAGCACCTCTGCGCTGACATCAACAACTACGACATGCGGCGCCTGCCGCACACCGACGTGCTGTGGGCCAGCCCGATCTGCACCGAGAACTCGCCCGCGGGCGGGCGCAAGCGGCGCCCCAAGGGCCAGATGGACCTGTTCGAGGAGGGCGGCCATGTCCCCGGGGCTGGCTTTGAGCGCACCCGGGCGACCTTCCACGACGTGATCCGGGCGGCCGAGGTCCACCGGTACAAGGCCGTGATCGTGGAGAACGTCACCGAGGCCGCGGACTGGGAACTGTGGGACTGGTGGCTGTCGGGCATGGTGCTGCTGGGCTACAACTACCAGCTCGTCAGCGTGTCGTCGGCGCACATCGGCGGCGAAGGCAACCCGTACGCCCCGCAGTGGCGCGACCGGCTGTACATCGTGTTCACGCGCACGGGCATCCCGCTGCCCGACGTTGACCCGAAGCCGCTGGCCTGGTGCCCGGTGTGCGAGACGGCCGTCGCGGCATTCCAGTCGTGGAAGCGGCCGGGGCGGCCGAGGATCGGGAAGTACCGGCGTCAGTACGTCTACCGGTGCCCGAGCCTGGATTGCCGCCACGCGGTCGCCGAGCCGTTCGTGCTGCCCGCGGCGGCGGCGATCGACTGGGCCGACCTCGGGACGAGGATCGGGGACCGCAAGCGCCCGCTCGCAGCGAACACGATCCGCCGGATCCGCGCGGGCCTGGCGATGTTCGCCCAGCCGGTCACCGTGGCCGTGGGCGGCAACACCTACGAGCGGCCTGGGTCCGGGTACGTGCGGGCGTGGCCGGTCAATGACGCGCCGATGGGCACCCGCAACTGCACCAGCGAGCAGGCGCTTGCCACGCCGCCATTCATCACGATGCTCCGCGGCCCGAACAATGCACCGCGCAGCATCGATGAGCCTCTGGCGACGATAACCACTGGCCGCAACCACGGCTTGGTCCTGCCGCTCGGCGGCTACAACCGCACCTCGGACCCGACGACCACGGGTGAGCCGCTGCGGACCCGGGTGGTGCGGGACACCGATGCGCTGGTGACCCAGCCGTTCCTTACGGTCCTGCGAAACAACCAGACGGCCATGGGGACCGATGAGCCGGTGTCGAGCATCGCGACCTACTGTCACCACTGGCTGACCACGCCGCCGTTCGTCATCAAGAACTACGGCGGCTACTGCTCACCCGAGCGGAA